ACCCCATGCGCTCGCCTAGTTTCTCAATGAACGCGGTTTTACCTGCGCCAGGCCGCCCGATCAGACCGACGGGCATACCGGGTGTGGTGATGTTATCCTGTGTGGCGGGAAACGCGATTATTTCAATGAGTGACATGAGGTCACTTAGCGGTAAAGCAGAGATCATAAAATATTTTTCCTTAGGAGTGGCAATGAGCCAGAACAGTGGTTTGCTGCTGGCTCATATTGTTTTGAGAATATATAGGTGTTTATTTTTATGATTCTTCGGGCTCTGCTACTTCCTTCTCCTCATTATCTAGGTCTTCAGCGTCGTACCCGTCATCAAGAGCTTCTTCTAGCTTCTTGACAATCTCCTGGTAGATAGCTTCGTACAGTGCTGGGGTCTCCCGGATTGTTGCGATAGCAGCCTTACGGCCTTGGGTTGTAACATCCTTGCCACGGAATTTATAGGTCTTGATGGTGGCTGCCTCAATAATCCCAAGCTGTACACCAACACCGAACGCCTCAACTGCCGGGTCCAAGCCACGTCGGAAGTTCACCACAGTCTCAGCTTCACGATCCGGGGCGGCAGTCTTGTTCTTCTCCACCTTGATACTCAAGGTGACACCAACAGTCTTGCCGTCCTCAACAATCTGACCCTTCTTACCCTGACGACTCACACGTAGACGCAAAGAAGCAGCATACGGTACTGCCTTACCGCCGCGGGTTGTTTCTGACGCCCCGTACCCGGTCAGGTTCGCACGCAACTGGTTAATGAATACGACAGTTGTTTGTGTCTTTTTGGCTTTCTGAGCAATAGTTGGTACGACGCTAGAGAGCATCCTCGCAACTTCACCCATGCCTGAGTGGTCGGTACCGTCCGTGTACACACCATCAGCAACCAAACCACCAATAGAGTCAAAAACAATGATGTCAAAGGCTTTCATGGCGACAGCCTTACTGAGCAGGTCAAGTGATTCACTGCCCAGGTCTGGGCTGACCACAATAAGAGACTCCAAATCCACACCAAGACGTTTCGCCCATCGTGGGTCTAGTGAGGATTCCAGGTCAATGAAGAGCGCGGAGCCGCCTTGCTTTTGTACGTTAGCGATACTGGTGAGCGCGAATGTTGTTTTACCGCTAGAGTACGGACCGAAAATCTCGGTAATACGGCCTGCTGGTAGGCCGCCGCCGATAATAGAGTCAACCACGATGGAACCGGTAGAAATTCTGGGAATGTCTAATGTTTCGTCAGACCCAATACGGATGTCTGTATCAGGGAACAGTTTAGCCAGGGCTGCTTTCTTCTTTTCGACCTCTGACATGTCTACTTTTGCTTTTGCGGCTGCTGCGGTGCGGGCGGATACTTTACTCAAATCATTCTCCTAGTGCGAGTGGTACATAATCTTATCAACTGCAATCCAGTATGTGTGCCAGCTGGTGAAGATCTTTTGGTACCGCCTTATAAGCGGAAGCATTCGTGATCAGTATCACCGGCGTGTACTTGTGCGGCTTCTGTAATTCTTCTCGAACAGGTCGCCACGGGATAAAACCGTCAGTTGCCAGCACGAACAGGTCGGGTTCAGGTTCGTCACGGCTCTTACTTGCACCCAGTTCACGCACATACGTGAAAGCTGGCCCCATATCGGTGCCGCCGCCACCAGAAAATTTGAAATCCTGTACACTCGAAACTCGTTGCGGTTTCCCTGCGATCATCGTATCGACAGGAAACATGGTGACACCCTGCCGCTCGGTCGGGAGCATTTTTAGTGCTGCCTCCACCTCACTAGCAAAAATAGTGAAGTCTCGGGTGTTCATAGACCCGGAGGTATCTACCGCGAACATCGCGGTCGGGGACATTGCATAAGTCGTTGGTAGCAGTATCCCCTGGTTGGAGACTGCTTCGGTTCGGCGTGACGGGGTGCGGTATGACCTATAACTGTGCCCACGACGAGAACTAACCTTTGTGGCAGCCACAATTTTCCTGAGGATGCTCCGCCAATCAGATTTTGGTGGCCGCATGTTTTGAAGTGTGACCTGTAGCGCCCTCCCCAGAGGCGTGTTACCATAGGTGGTATTTTCATTTTTTATGAATTCTTCTACCCTGATTTGTGCGTCTTCTTGGGCGAGTTTGACATCTATGTCTTCGGCGCGGGGACAACCGGCGGCGTCAAAGTCTGCTATTGTGTCGTCGTCGGTTGGGGCACATGGGGAATGCTGCGCGGCTTCTTTAGCATCTTTGGCTTTCTTATTGCCAACACCTGGGCCAGCATACATAGTGGTGTAGTATTCTTCCATGACCTGGTTTTCATCTAACCCGAATTGTTCCGGAAGCAACCCGTGGGGTATTTCTACACCTACCGTATCGGTGCGGGAACCTGATAGGGCGATAATAAGCTGGTTAATTTCTAGGTCTCCAGCAATATTGGATAGCTCGTGGTCATCATGCCCTGCTCGGGAAGACCGGTCGAAATGGTTATTGATAAGGTGTAACGCCTCATGGAGCACCCACCCAACCCTATTACCGGGTGTGAGTGTAAAGAACCTGGTTGATACACCCACCCTGCTGTAGGGGTCGGTGTATATGGTGGCGGTTTCGGTGTCCACCATTGGCCGCAGGAGCCACAGTGTTTTGACGTAGTATGGGCAGATTTGGGTACAGGTGTTGATGGTGTCAACCCATATGCTGTGTTCTTCGGGGGTGAGCGGGCGTAAACTCATGTTCGTGCTTTATCTTGATGGTTTGTGATTTGATTGAACTAAATAATGGGGTATGCCTTAATAATCTATTTTTTTTGGCATACCCCATATTTTCTATTCTGTTTTAGATTTTCTTTTTATGTACAGACCGTTCATTGGCTTTACGGACTGCCTTACCTAATTTGGAATAATCTTCCCGACCCGGATGAGTAGGCTTTTCTATGGTCTTCATGTTATAAAGTGCGTTATCAACCCGCTTACGGTCACGCAACCTCGATTTACGATCAACATACATGATTATTTTCCTTTCTGCCAACCAGGAATGTTGGCCGGATCCGGGATACTCACCATATCATACATGTGAACAAGTTGGGTTGTTTTCACAACCTTACCTTTATATATTTTGCCATATTCCGGTTGGTACTTCCTGCGGTTATACAGTAGAAGGGTCTGCTGTGCGAGGCGAGCCGAACTATACATTTCAATCATAGTTGACTCGCCGTCAGTATCAGTCTCAAAATCACGCATAGTATAGGTGTGCTCTTCAACCACACCAACTGACTCAGCGATACGCGCCACCACCGACACCAACTGATCCGAAGGCGTGACTGTGAGCAAATCCAAGAACTCGGCCAGAGACATCACGTTTTCCTGAGGCTCTTCAGCCAGCGCCTCTAACGCAGCAACCGTATCCACAGATAAAACCTTCCGTAGAGTACGGCGGCTTAGGCGGCGCCGACGGGCAAAATCATGAACATCAGAGTCATGCTCCACATACCACAGATGGTTACCAGATACATTCAGAACTGTGTCGTCTTCAAACACTATCTCAAACATTCTCTCGGGCATATGAGCGTCAAAAGTCTCAATAACAACAGGTTTACCATCAGGTGTGAAAACCTTGTCCCCTGGTTGGAGGTCGCCAAACCTCACAAGTTCTGTGTTCAAATCTTGAATATTCACTAGTATTTAGTCCAATCCTGAAAGGAAATCATCGTATGCTGCTGTGTTGACTGCCCGCACTTGCCGAGTCACGTTTTCTGTACCCGATTTGGTTTGCCGAGAATAGATAGTGTCAAGCACAATCTCTTGACGTCTCTCATCCCAATACGGCTCGTACCCAAGCGGAGCATTATTCTCTGGCCACGACATTACACGCGCACCCGCGAACCGGGCGCGAATATACGCCATATTAGGGCGGCCAAAGAAAACCATCCTATTCATCTTATCAACAAAACTTTCACATTCTTTAGGGTCGCCATCAATGAGGAAAATCATGGGAACATGATAGATACCTGATTTTTCAAGAAGGTAATCAAAATCCCCATCATCACGTGTCGCTAACTGCTCGGCGTTGCTCGTGCTAAGCGGCATCACCATAATGTCGTACCCGCGGGCAGGCGGCTGTGAGAACCCGTATCGGCGGCATTGTTCCTCTAGTGACCGTACAGAATCCGCAATAGACTGTATAGCGCCTGATACATCATCACGGGCGTCTGCGTGGTACCAGGTGAGCTGGTTAGGCGCTAGGTCAAGTAATGGTTCATCCGCAGCATCCACCAGACGTAAAGATACAAAGTTTTTGATGTTACGGCCATGTATTTTACGAATCTTCTCAACAATTTTCGGTAACATTTCACGAGGGTAGAACACACCCAAGTGGTTATCAGTCTTACGCATGATAGTACCTCCGCGGGTACGGGAATCAAAGAACCGGATCGCCCACGGAGACGAGACCCTACCAGTGTCAATAACATCTGGTATAGCTAAAGCATCACCTAACATGCCGGGGCGGCCTCCTCTCTGAATTGCCGTATCGCCAACACGAGCGTATTCACATCAATAGCCTTACCGCCACCTGTTTTACCGGTCACGAGCACGTGTGGGGCTGACGCTATCGGCTCCATGATAAGACCTGCTTTTTCTGCGTATTTCTCTTGGTCACCATCAAGGTCCACCCCGATAAGGTGTACAGTTTCGCCTTCGTTGATGGGGTCTGGGAATTCGATACCGCCATTGTTGGAGAGCGCGAGTGGGAAGAACGACGGAGAAATGCCTTCGTGGAAGAGGTAGTTTTCGTGGAACAAGGCCATGCTGGGGATAGGTGGGGTCATACGCACATCCAAAGTGTGGGTTGAGGTGTCCCAACCATTGCCTGTTTTGGTGTCTTTGATCCAGTCGCGTGTCTTACCGAATCTTTCAGTGAGTTGCTCCAGGAACCCTTTCAGGTGCTCTTCTTTTGCTAATGGTGGTATGTTGACTTGGATTCGGGTAGGCGTCATGAGGTCAATGTCGTATTGTTTGAACTGGACTTCTACGTTTTCTCGTACACCCATCAGGAACTTGACGACGAAGTCTGTGACGGCTTCCTTATTGTTTTCGCGTTCTTGCACAATTTTTTTGGGAGATTTCAGGAGCGCAATCATCAGAATAACGTAGGTAATGAAGGCAGCGCGCCAAAAATCCGCCCCACTAGTGTTGTATCCGAGTAAGACACAACCTACGCCAATAAGCAATAGTACAGCTAACGTGATGCGTCGTTGAACAGGTATACTGAACTTTGAAAGACTGGTATCACGAGTGTCTATAAAATCCACCATGAAACGTTTCTTGATGGTAGGTACATAGGATGGCGGCAGCAACGATCGAAGAGCATCCCGTGAGATGTTACGACTCTTACGTTTCTTGATTCTTTGACGCCACCACAGATCCCGGCCAACAGCCCAAGCGAGTGGTGTCAGGAATGGTGCCGCCATGTATGCTATGGCAATAATGATGTTTCCCATGTTACCTCTTTGTTGTACTGTCGGTTTATATCAAAAAAAATATAGGTGACACCATGTATTCTGGTGTCACCTATATTTTTGTTATTATGGGCGAGGGCTAAAATTGGAAGCTGTTAGGATCCCAAGTCCCGGCGGCTGGTTCTGCCGGGTGGTCGTTATTTGGTGCCGCCTCAGACCCCCAGTTAGAATCTGGAGCGTTATACGACACGGCGGGAGCTTGCGCAGGCTGAGCATTGTAGCCGCCAGCGTTATTGTAGCTATTATTACTAGCAGCATTATTGGTACGATCAACGAAGCCAAAGCCATCAACATTCATGTTGATACCAACCTTCTCGCCATCCTGAGAGTTGTAAGCGTTACCGCGTAAGCTGCCTGTGACTAGTACCAGGTCACCCTTCTGGAGATGCGGTGCGATAAACTCAGCTCTCTTACCCCAGAGAGCGCAATTGACCCAAAGCGTGTCAGAGTCAATATAATGGTTTCCATTTGGTGATTTAGCTGAGATTGAGAAAGGTACTGAGAAGTTCAGAACCGACTTTCCATTTGCTTTCGTAAGTGGCTGCACATTTGAGACAACCGATTCCAAAGTAATATTTTTGACAGAAGCCAATGATTCTCCTAATACGTATTAGCGCTATTGCTGATAATTATAACAGGTGGTTTATGTGGTAGCAAACCCGTGCCGGATCGACTCAAACAAGCTTTTGTCGAGTGAACTACCGAGTGATACTAGGGTGTTCGGTTCCGGCGGCGCTTCACCATTGTGTGTGAGGTTTTCTATATGCTGGTTGACTGCTTGCCTCATCAGTGAGAGAGCTTCGGTAGGTGTCTCTGCGGCCTGTTTGAGGTTCGGAAATTCGTCACAGGTGGCCACAAATTTTTGGCTATTCCCAGTGAATGAAATATGGTATGAGTATAGGTCTGCGAGAGTGGATCCGCTTTGTTCTCGTTTGTGGTGTTTGTGTGTTTGTGCGACTTCTTCTACGAGTGATTCTACGGATTTTTTGGTGTATCCTACAGTTTCTCCGGTACTGTTTTTGAGTTCTTCTAATTCTGTTGTGTAGCCCAAGTGTTCACTTTCTTTATTTGTGATTATTATTGTGTTGCCGATGTAGTATTCTTGTGGCGTCTCTTGTGTCTCAGTGTAGTCTTCAATACTATGGAGGTTATTTGATTCAGAGTCATTGTCTGATTCCTTATCTGTGTCGAATGCCACTTCCTCTAATTCACTATACACTTCAACATTGTCGTTTTCAAGTATTTCTGGTTCTTCGACAGGTTCCGGGTCACGATACCCATTCTCAACCCACGCCTGAAAATCATCATCACGAGAAGCATCACTAGAAGAAACATCCACCACAGGAGCGTTATCAAAGATGACAAGTTGCCGCCCTTTCGGGGTATCCCAACCAGGGACAGCAACCTTACGTTCCACCGGTTTACCCTTTTTACTACCTTCATCATCCGTAACGGGTTCAGGTTCTAAAGACAATTCAGGGTGCGGATCCCAATCAGTAGTAGTTTTACCAATAGTCTCTTCCCCATAACCAGCAGGGTACAAAACTTTTGCGATCTTTGAAAAACGTCCAAACTTCAATTAACGACCTTCTTTAACATACTCTAAACTTCGGGCATCTGAGAACTGAATATTCACACCCTGCGCCTCAAAATGCTTCTTCAACGCAACAATCATAGCCATCGTCACATAATCATAATTCTGAGTCTTCCACGCCTGAGCCACCATACTAGCATCAATATACGGTTCCAGTTCAGACGGAACAGACACAACAACGGGCCGGGCAGACGTAGAATTCAGTTTAGCCTCAGAGATGTCCTCACGAACATCAGCTAATGCCTGAACGTAATCATGGTTATAATCGTCCATGTCCTTCTTGACCGTTTCACGAGTGTATTCATCCGTGGTGTACTGATCACGTACCTGCTTCAACCCGGAACCCGTGTTCGTCAAAGATGACTTCACAATTCTCGGTTGAACCGCGACTGGGGCCTCAGTAACGTCTGTAACATCCACAACCTCAGCACCAGGGTCAGCCTTACCATCGTCATAACACGTATCACAATAGTATTCCCCATTAGGACCAATATAGACCGCGCGGGAACCATCCAACAGGATCGTGTCATAACAAGAAGAACACACCACAGACTGAGCTTCCGAAGCAACCGAGATACCTTGACGCGTGTACCGAGCGATCTTATCGTTGCGAACCCCAAGGTCAGCCCCACGTTTACCAGAAGCATAGAGTCGGTACGATTCACGACCAGCATTAGAACGACGTGATAAATCACGTGCACGATTCTTCGCGCCCTCAAAAGCGCCCCGTGTGAACGACCCACCGTCACGCTTAGCAGCCACACCACTAATAGTACCCGAAGTCGCAGTTTTACCAGCAGCTTTAGCAACATTAGCACCGGAGCGAATAAGATCCATCGGACGGGTCACCAAATCGTAACCAACAGACACCATCCTACGCAGTGTGTTACCCAAATACTTGTGCGACTTCCAAATAGCGAAACTCAACAACACAAACATGAGAGTAGACTGCCACCAACCCAAGGTGCGCATAGAATCCAGAATATACCAGATCACCATGATTGAGAACATCATCGACAGGCGGGCGGAAACGTTTGTGGCCCACATACTGGTAATGATACCCATAAAGCCCTTGAACCATTCAAACATGGTGTCGTTACCGAAAGCAAACAGGAATGCTACAGGGGTGACAAGTACACTAATTTCTAGCGCAATCGTCAAAGCCCCAACGAGTAACGCCAGAATACCTGGCACTGTCAAAGCACCCAAAGCAATAAACATAGACAGGAATGAAGAAGCAAGACGCGCTCCTGGGGAAGTACCATTCCAGGTATCCCACATCTCCAAGGGTTTCTTCTCCTGGTCTGGTGAGCCGCGGGTAATTTCTTTAGAACCACCAGCGGGGCCTGCCTGTACCTGCTGTGACACATCAGTCTCATTATAGTTGGAGACAGCATCAACGACACGCCACCAGTCATGGGACACACCAGAAGAAACTTTCGACTTCTCGTCACCCTTCTTAGCTCCCTCTGGGATGTGTGCGTTTGTTTGGGTGCTCACCTGGAAGATAGCCCAATTGTTCAAATACTGGCCGCCACCCATCGGTACGGATGCTTCCCCAACCTGCTTACCGTTCTCGTTCTTCAAATACCCAGGGTTAGTAGCCCATGAGGGGGCTTTACCTTCCACCCACAAATCATTATAGTTCTTCCCGAACTGACCTTGAGTCCACGGGTCAAACACGAAGATTTTTACGAAAGCACAGTTCAGTTCCGAAGCGGTTTTGCGGGCAAGTTCAGATGTAGCAGCCCAGTATTCACCAGTAACTTCTTCCTGAGTTTTTTTGCTATCTTTGTCGAATTGTTTCGGTTGAGCCACCTGTGTGCCTTCAGTAGAGCACAACCCAGTGTCGAAAGAAACAGTATGAGACGCCGCCTCCAGGGTCGCTGACTGGATCAGAATAGCCAGATTCAATGGTAGCGAAGCGACCACACCCGGCATTGTCATGAAAATAACCAGAAATAAGAAGCAGAGTACGTAGCGGATAGCCAGCACGCCAAGCCTCACAGGTCGCGCAAAGTTTATAAACAACTGGATGATGAACATCAGACCAGCCAAGGACAGCAACGGCCAGAAGGTATTATCAAGAATATTGGAAACAAACCCATCATTCCCATGCTCACCAAAAAGTAAGGTAGGTATACCCATAATTTGGCCGACATCTTGGAATGAAAAAGACAGAAGTGAGAGCATCAAAACAACAATGAGCTTACTCACAAACAGGAACACATTCGAGACGAAGTTAACAACGGCAGCAACATACCTATCTTGCTGACCACGCCCAAAGAGTTGTGTGCGCACGTCTTTAGAATTAGTGATGTCATCCCATGTGGATTGTGGGTCTTGCCGGGTGTCGTAGAAGTGGTTGGCTTTAGGGTCTTGTGGTTTCGGGTCCTGATCACACGCCTTGATCACAACGTGTTTCCATTCCCCTAAATATGATGAATAACTGATACCGGCAACCCCGAAGCGTTGGAAGAAATTATACTTATTTCCTTCATTGAACTTGTGAAGTTCTTTACCGTTTTCGTCCACGCCGCGGATGTCGTCGTTCACATTCTCAAAATTGTTACCTGTTGCGACGAGTAACGAGTTCAGGCCACCATTAACTTCATCCAACCCGAAAGAAACAGCGCTCTTCGAAAACACTTCAAATTGGAGGTCTGATGTTTGCGTCCAACCATACGCTTTAGCTGGCAGAGAATCGTCTCCCCAGGAACAGAAAACAAACTTCGTTGCGTCAAATGCCTCAACCTTCTGTGTTGTAGCAGAAGCGATACCCGTCAGTACAGACAATACTGTCATAATGGCAGCAACAACAGCTGTCAACACCATTTTTGGTATTCGGGCAAAAATATTGGAGGTGCCACGATAAGACTTTTGAGCACTGCCCGCCAGCGCTGATTCCATCAAATTCTAGGCACCTCCAAAATCACAAACCGTCCTTTAGGTTTGGTTATTTAGTCTCTTCTTCAAAGCGATAACTTCCCTCACCTCAGCGATCAGGTTCTCGTCCTTATTCTCCGCGGCTAGAAGCTCTTGAAGCATATCTTCCAGCTCGGCAATACTCATACCAAGCAGACCAGAAGCCGACAGATCATAATCTGCCGCAATATTAGCAATACTATCCTGATGTTCAGGAGCCATCTTACCGCCCTCTGACACAACTTTAGCAACACCTTGTAAGAAGTCACTATTGATAGCTTCCTTCTGGGTCTCGTATTCGTCACGAGTCTCCTCAAACTGGTCTGAATCCTCCCGGACACTAAGCATGTCTGGGTTCTCCAGCCGTTCGGTGTCACCATCACCAGGACGGTATTGCTTCTTCAAATCGTCTAGACGGTTTTGGCGCTGCTGCTCTAGCGCCCCAACCTTCTTACCTTGACGACGGCCTTTCGCGGTTTCTTTACTGCGAACGGCGTCATCTACCGGCTGACCAGCTGCCATGTTGCTAGAGTGCTGTGCCACACGATCCATTGTGTTTTGAACGTTTTGGGTGTACCCGCCCTCACGCACCTGCTTAGCAGCTGTACTCCTACCAGACTGGATAGCGGCACGGGTTGACGCCACCACACCAACATTGGTTTTGAAGATCATGTTGTTCTTACCAGCCTTGTAACCAGTGCGGGCACCTTCCATAGCGCCACGAATACCATCGTGACGTAGACCGGCAATCATACCCGCCGCCGCAGACTTCATACCCCAACGGGTACGTTGGTAAGAAGTCTTCACTGACGGCGGTAGGTACTCTTCACCGAGACGACGAACATCCGCGTAGTTCAATGAACCAGCTATGCTGCTACCAGCAAGGATGTACCCCATGATCTTCTTACGGAACATCATAAAAATCCCGGCAACAATAGAGGTGCCCAACATAACAGGCATGTACCCTGTGGTGCTGTTTGCTACTGCCATAATAAGGTACATCATCAACGCCAGCAGAACCGTCAATGCTACCCCCTGGAACACGAGCCCAGCAAAGGTGAGACCCCATTCCCGAAGAGACATCATACCTCGGCCGCCAGCAAGAGCAGCAAGTAGAACAATCGGCAGGATAGTGAAGTAGAACATCCACACGATTGTAATCACAATCTTACTAATAGAGTAGCTACTCACGGTCACCGCCAGAACGATAGATGCAATGGGAGCGGTCAGAGCAACAAACATGCGGTTGCTCCAATTTTTGTTAGACCAGTTCTGGAAGAACCTGCTGTCTGTCCCTTGGCCGTTGTTGATACCGGCTTGAGCATCAACAATACGATACATGTCTGAGCTAGTGACACCAATGCCTTTAGTGTCCTTCTCTGTAGAAGTACCAGCAGACATGGTGTGAAGCTGGTATACAGCCCAGTTGTGCATGGTGTTACCGCCACCCATCTGAACAGCTGCGTCACCCACTAAAGAAGTGTTAGAGTTCCTGAGTGTTTCACCACCGTCTTCTTTATGATCTACAGCGTACAAGTCACCAAGACCGGTACCCCACTGGCCGTAAACCCACGGATTGAATAATCCGAGACGCCAGTTTTCACACATGAGCATACGGTTACCTTGTGCCACTCCGTGAATTTTACCCTCAGTGGTAGTGGGCTGGAACTGGAAATGCGCGTCCTCATCAGTTTGGCATAGACTATCTGGTGAGCTTCCACCCACAAGAGCACCCGCGAGAGACGAAGCTATAGTGGACGGCAAAGAATCCACAATATGAATAACTTGCTCTGGGCGCATCAAAAGCATAGTACCAAAAATGAGGATACCAATAATCAAGAGCACTCGCCCAAGACCCAGAAGTGTGCTACGGAACATAGTCACAAAGTAGTAGAACACACCAAGCATACCGATAAGACCCGCCAACGGGAAGAACAGACTCTCACGAAGACCAGTCAGGATCGTTACAATAATCTTGTCGACACCGAAGGTCTCTAGGATAGGTGAGAAGGACAGGTTTAGGAACATGTTTGAGACACGAGTCGCTAAACCACTAATACCGAGTGAGAAATTCGCTATAGCGTTACTACCTGCGGACGCATCAAAGAATACACGAGTGATGGATTCGTCGTATGCGGCGCGGCGAGTATCTACCGGGACCGGATTATCATAACCGTTGCCATAAATACCATTCTGGATGGGCGCGCGAATAGGGCCACAAGCACCAGAGTATGAACCATCATCGTTGAACACCTTAGTAGTCTTATCAGCGGTCATCATGTCTTTACCCTGGGAATCCAAGCAAACATAAGAGCGCGCAGGGTTATTGAGGCCGCCAACATCTTTGATAGCTGCTTGTACTATCTGTGCTTTAGTGGCATCTTTAATAAGGTTTTCGATGCTCTTATCGTCAGCTTTTTGTGTTTCGGCGGCAACGACTTCCTTGTATTTGTTGGGGTAGCATGAGTAGAAGTCAGCGATGGTTTTCTCACGCTTACTTTCGTCTTCATCTACCTCACATTTGATGCCGATCTTGTCTGCGGTCTCGAAAAATTCTTTATTCTTCTCTTTCCATTCCTTGATGGTCTCTTTCTCGTTACCTTCTTTCGGGCGGTCGGGCGGGTCTTTTACTTTAACAAACTCTTCTGGAAGATCACCGGTAGCGACACTGACTTGTGCGAACATGGCTGTCATGATGCGCAGCATCTCGGCTTCACGTTCTGAGTCTGAAAGTTCGCGGGCACCATACACGGTTTTCCCGAAACCGACACGTGACCACCCTCTGGTGGCAAAAACATTAGCGTCCGATGTGTCAAGGATGGTGTTGATACTCGCGGCGGCGCCACCTTCAAAGAACCCACCAATACCAGCGAAGAGGGCACCAACATAGTTTCCCTTATTCCACTCTTCGCTGGTGCGCTGCCCAGCGCGCTCGAACCCGCCAGCAATACCGTTGATAATGGTTTGGGCACCGAGAGCGAATGATTCAGATAAACCGAAGTTCGCCATCATCCTGGCTTGGGTATCCACACGAATAGAATCGTATTCGCCCGCGTAGGTAGTGTATTTGAGGTTGTACCCGAAAAGCTCTAGACCAGTGTATTTTTCTTGACGTGACCCTGGGTCCGCGGGCGCGTTATTGCCAGGGATTTGTGTTGGTAACCCGAACCACCGATTCTCAATCACTGATGACTCACGGGTAGCATTGGTGACACCTGAGGGTACAAAGATGTCGTAGAGCTTCTGGTAGAGCTCAGCTGTCAGATTAGGGATGTCACAGTTGTGGTACATGACGGTACCATTTTGTGGGTCGTCATATTTACAGTTGTTGACCTTATCCCCTTTATATTGGCCATCTACCGCAGATTTCGGGGTGCGCCCCATATACCTCGGAGTAATGATCCTGTTCAGGACATACCCATAGGAGTTTTCATTATTGTCGGTTTTAGCTTTCTCTAGCGATTGGCCGAACCCGTTATCTCCTTTTTCGGTGACACCAAAGTTCTTCTGCGCTTCTTCAAGCTTCTTTTTGGCGTCATCATCTTCTGATGCTACAGCAATAGTAGCACCAGTTTGAAGCATAACAGTACCTATGGTAAGGATAGAAAGTACCGCTGCGATTACTATTTTGAGTATTCGCAGGCGTGATACATGTGTTGTTGGTGCTGCTGAATGCAAGTTTTCTCACCTTACCTGAAAGGGGTTATGCCGTGGAGTTGCTGCTCTGTTGGGTGTGCGCCTCATATCTTTACAGGAATGGGTTGTATTGGGTGATTGTAGGCGCTTGTTCTTGGGTTGTTTCTTCTACCGGCTCTGGTGTTGACTGATCGTGAGACGGCACATGTGTTACCGGTGTTTCCTCCTGGGTAGCGCTCTTAGGTAGTAGCTTCTCCAAATTTTCTTCAGTAATAGGGATACGGTATGTTTTACCGTCTTTACTGTACTGTGTCAGTGAATGGATGTTCTTCCAGTTCCCGGCCGTAATTTCAATGTCAGGTCTCATACTCTTGAGTTTGACAATTTCTTTCACACCTTTACTGACCGTACTGCGCACGATCTTACGGTCACCCCAACTGTAAGTTTTATACCCGCCAGTGCGGATGCCACCCTTTTTCATAGTAGTCCAGAATGTAATCAGCCGCGGCAGTCGCACCCTGTACCCGTTGGCAAGTTCAGCGATGATGACGTTCACCAGCTCAACAATAACCTTTTCGATTACTTCGTAACTGTACCCGGTGCGACGCGCCACCTTTTGAACGAGCTCTTGCTGCCCAACAAAGTATTCATCTTTACCTGTGCTGTTTTTGGGTCGACTAGTTTTTCCTCTTACCATTTTTTCTGATCCATCCTCACGTCTACAACACTGCGCACCCCAAAAGTTACGGCATTATCTAACCATTTTTTATATCTTTGGGCTAGTTGGGTGACAAAACTGGTGATTTTGATGTCGCGGTCTTTATTTTTTTCAGTGACGAGGGTGACACCGCTACTAGATAAGGTGGCCCACACATTGGTTCCCAAGATGTCTGGTAGGTCTTTGAGAGGGATGATAGCGCCTTCAGTGTACTCTGGGTGATCTTGTAACTTATGGGTGAGCTCTTCGGAGAGCTCCGCTGACAGTACCATAGTCCTATCGTCTAATTCGACAGGCATTTGGAGCATGTGCTCTAATTTGCATTTGAGCTGGATTTCAGTATTCTTTTTGATGATGTTGGCGTATTCGCCTAAGTCGATGTTGTAGTCGTTTGCTTTAGTTGTGATCAGCTGATCGATACGTTTCGTGTAGATGTCAGAGAACAGCTCTTTGTTCTGGAATGCGATTTGTATGTTCACGGGTTTCTCTCTAATCATGTCAATACATGTTATAGCAAACTGTGTTGATACTTTTCTTGCACAACGAACAGGGCAGGTTCCTCAAAGAAGAACCTGCCCTGATTGGGTTCGATTTATTTATTAAGTAATGCCTTGAACCTACTAGATGCTTTGAGCCTTGGACGGTTCTTGGACGGTATTTCTACAGGTTTACCAGTAGACGGGATGTAACCTTTACGGGCGGCTGTTTTCTGGGAAGCAATGGAACCAATAACTCCGAGAGTGACAACGCACCCGGCCTTCACTCGGTCAGCAATAATTCGGAATATCTCGTCATAGAGTTTATTAGTGTCCGCACGGGACACATTGATGCCCTGTTTCCGAAGGTAAACGAATAGTTCGTCTACCATGTCGCGTTTACCGAAGGTCTTTTTCTTAGGTTTAGTCATAACATTCCTAAAAGTATAACAAACAAAATATAAAATTGTTTTTACTATATCTGAATAAACGGTAAGAATGAAGTTCTATACGTCTATATTCTGATAGTTTATACTTCGTCACTATCTAAAGTCACAATGTTATCGACAATAGCCTCAATATTGTCATTATGAGCAATCAGGATCACCTGGCCACCATCGCAAACGTCCTTAATAGTTGAAAGTATCGAATCCACACGCGCGGCATCCTGTGATACGAATGCTTCATCAAAAATGATAGTGTTCAAACCGCCAGTATGAGCAAGCATCATCGACACAGCAATAGCTAAAGCCATTGATACCGCCGATAGCTCGCCACCGGAAAGTAACGCAACATTCACAGTAGTACCGTCATCACGAGTAACCGTAATAGCAAAATCTGAGCTGATGTTCACCTTCATAAACCTACCAGACGTGAACCTCCCTAACAGTGACGAAGCATAAGCCTCCATCACAGGAACCGACTCGTCCACAACCTTCTGTCGGAATGCTGCTAGAGTAGTCAACGAATGATTCAAAGTCTCCTGGAGTTTCAAAAGGTTCTCGTACTTCTCTAGGTTCTCTTCATCACGTTGAATGTCGGTCCGGGCCGCAGCCATCGTTTCCTGTAACCCGGCCATAACGTTAGAACCTTCACGTACCCGATTCGTCAAATCAGCAGACATACCCCTACCCTTTTCAATACGGGCCGCGAGCGCGTCCAGCCCTTCCTGAGTGACTGTCGGCATGGTGCGTAGTTGCTTCCTAAGGTTGCTGATCTTCTCTTCTAGGGTTACTTTGGTTTCTAGAGCAGTTTGGTATTGTTGTGAGATACGCTGTATTTCTGTTTTGAGATCTGCCGTGTTTTTGGAGTCTGCGTAGATGTCGCGGTAGGTGTCGTATTCGAGTTGTGCGTTTTTGAGGGTTTCGGTTTGCTCCTGGTGTTGTGTGTGCAGGGTTTGTAGCTGGGTGTTGATTTCTTCTAACCGGGTGATGGTGTTTTTGAGGTGTTCTAGTGTATCTTGTTGGGTAGTGAGGTTGTGGATAGTGTTTTCTAGGGTTGTGATTTTTTCTTGGGTCGCGGCAGCTTCGGTTTCAGCTTGTTGTTTTTGGACCGCGAGGGCTTCTAATACTGTGTCTTTGTTGGCGACTTCTTGGCGGCAGGTTGGGCATGTTTGACCGAGCCCTGCGATGCTTTCGTAGGCTTTTTGGGTGGTGTTGATGGTTGCTTGGTGGGTGTGTAGGTTTTGTTGTTCTTCCTGTAGTTCTTTCTGGGTTTTGTTGAGTTGTTGGGTTACGGATTGTTGTTGCTCTTCAACTTGTGTGAGGGTTTGTCCTTGGGTTTGAGCGCTGAGCTCAGTTTTTTCTTGTTCTAGGGTGTTAATGCGTTGGGTTGTTGCCTCTAGTGTGCTGGTCGCTGTTGTGAGGGCTTGAGTGAGTTGGTTGTATTTGTGTGCGATCGCTTCGTGGTTGCCGGTGTTGCCAAGTTTTTTGAGTTTTTCTTTTGCGGTGGTGTGTCGGGTTTCGAGGTCTTGGATGGTTGTGTCAAGGTTTCCTGATTCTTGGGTTGCGGTGGTGAGTTGGCTTTCTAATCCTACGCGGGTGTTGTAGGTTTTGCTTTTGGTGGTGTGTTCGGTGAATAGTTCGTTCAGTAGTTTGTTTACTTTGGTGAGGCGGTCTTCGAGGGTGGTTAGTTTTTGGTTTCCGGCGGTGAGGCGGTCTTCGAGGGCGGCGTATTTGGTTTTCTTTTCGTCGAGTGTGGTTTTATTGACGGACATGCCGCGGATTTGGGCGTTGACTTCCCTGAGGTTGGCTTTGTTTTCTTCTAGGGCTAGTGATACTCCGGAGATGCCGGTTATTTTTTCGACGATGGTGCGGCGTTCGTTTGGTTTTGAGGCGACGAAGGCGTCTCCTTGTTTTTGGGCGAAGTATACTGCTGTTTCGAATCCTGATTCGTCCATGCCGAGCAGCCGTTGGACGTGTTCGGTGGTGTCGCGGGCGGCGGGGCCTGCGACATGTTTCTGTTCATGGGTTTCTGTGTCTGCCCAGATGTCTGCTTCGGTGGCACCTGTGTTTTTCATGCGCCGTTGAATAGTGTAGGTTTCGTCCCCAATAAGTAGGGTGACGGTGACAGAGGTTTTGTCGTCCTTCTGGGCGTCTTTTCGGCGTAGGTCTAGGTTCTTGCTCACGCCTGATGGTTTCGTGCCATATAGTGCCCATGCGACGGCTGACACGATGGATGTTTTACCGGAACCGTTACGGCCGCGGAGCGCGGTCACTCCTTCAACCTTAGGGGTGAACACGAAATGTTCGTGTGACCTAAAGTTGTTGAGTTCTACCTGCTTGATACGAAAACCCATGAAGTACCCTTCCGGAATTGTTTGTTTGTATGTGAATATAGCAAAGCGGCAGCACACGTAAGATAGTTTGTGCTGCCGCTGGGTGCCTGTAAGGTTGTATTATTTCTGTTGTTGGGTGTTCGTTGCCTGCTGGGCAGAAGCCGCAGACTGTAGAATGTCCTGAACCAGGTTGAATGGGTCAAGAACCCAACGGCCGTCAACATACACCATGTCGAAGCTCATCGGGACATCAGAACCCAAAAACACGGAACCTGGAATGTGCGCCACGCCTGCTTCCTGGTTCACCACCACATGGTTGAGTGCCGAGTCAGAAACAGGTTTCAACTCGCCATTGTTTTTGAAAAACTCTTTCATGTTAGCGTTCAACACGATTAGGGCCTCCCAAGCTGATGCCTTATCCTGATCGGTAGGGGCTGAAACCTTATCCTTCCATCCCTCAGGTAATGACGAATAGTCACCGGATTCTATCTGCCTGGCCCTATCCTGATAGTTACCCTCATTGGTGGATGCCTCATTGAGAAGACGTGTCAATGAGTCTAAAGCGTCCTTCTTATCATCTTCAACGCTCTTGCCTGTAAGGCTACGGTTCACTTTCTCCTGTGTGATCGTGGCGCTACCATTTGGTTTACCTTGAGAGTTTGAATACGCATAGAAACCCAGCAAACCTAAGATCGCTAAGAAAACCACAACCGCACAAACAATACCCCACGGGAACGGGCGTTTAGATTTCAGAGCCTTCAACTCCTCCACCTTACCCCCAACAACGTTCTCACTCTTCTTCTTCACGTTTCATCTCCTCATCAATAAGATCATCAATCGCCTGGTTGTACACGCGAACGTTCTTCGAATACCAGACAAACAAAGCTGCTGCTATGCCACCGAACACCACAACCGCTGCCAAGATAAGCAGCACAATATTATCGTGAACCCACAACGCCGCAGGCAACCAATCAGCACCCACCTCAGCGGAAGCTTTCTCAACACCGCCACTCTGGTTAGCGAACTCCATAAACCCTGCTGACAGAATCACATCAGTACGAGAATGGAAGTACAACAAAATCAGGACCGCTGTCACCAACAAACCAACCACCAAAATACCCAAATATAAGGGGTACCGGCGCAGCTTCGGGAAATCCGGAATATCTGACGGATCCGGGACATCATCAACCACGGCACCCCGTGTACGAGACTTACCTGTGGTGTTGTTCTTCATGAAATTCTCAAAAAAACTCTTATCAGTATTATCCACTCTTACGCTCCTCATACCTCACCGCGAACCGCTCCAAAAAATCCTGTGATAACACAGACACGTCAGCCTGCGAATCATCCGAAGCGATCTTCGCAAAATAGTACAAATCATTTAAACTCACTGTATCATCAGCCGCCGATAGAGCCGCAAAAAACACGTCTGTAGCAGCCTGATAATCACGCGACGGAGCTGAATCTAAAGAAAACACGGTATCCGCCCGCCTCTCCTCAGATGTGTCCTCACCCCGAGTAATAGACTCCATATTCCGCTGCTTGAACCAGGTGTCATTCTGCTCTTTGAGAACCATGAACCGTTCATACGGGATACCCATCTGCTCCGCAATCTCATGATAACTGAACTCATGTGACACCGGAACCTGACGGGCCTTCCGAATAGCCTTCACTGCCTTAGAACGCTTATTCTGAAACTCAGCCAGCTCCTTACCAATGAACTGCTGCGGCAGATCATGAGCCCAATACGGAACCGAATTCTCCAGATACCCACTCAACGGAACAGAAGCCATCTCGTCATACTTCTCTACAGCCTCAATCACCCATTCTGTCAGCTGCGCGGTCTGCTCCTCCTCCAGCGGGAGGAAAACCGTGATGATTTCCATCTGCTTCTTGAGGCGCGACCGAATAAACATCAGGTAGAATTCCATCATCTCCGAAAAGAACCGCGGATCCAAATCGTCCACCAGGCGCCGGGCGGCAACCTTAGAAATACTCAACCTCCCCTTATGTGACTCAGGGAAACGATCTAGTGTCTGCCGCAGAATAGTGCGGGCAGGTTCCACAGCCAGCGTCTTCACATATACACGGCCTGCCTTACCACGCCGAACCGTACCAACACCAGCCATAGCCTGACGGACAGCATAGAATACCTCAGAAGAATAATCTTTAAACGAGATAGAGGTACACTCACGAAGCGGCGCGTTCAAAAACCCCTCAATCTCCGTGACGCCGCCAAAAATACGTACCGGGAAATTAGAAGCAACCAAACGTTGCCCCAAATCCACGCCATTACGGCGATACCAAGCGAGCACAGACTCTAACGGCATACGATACGATTTCGCACCAGTCTTGGCACGAACAATGGTCTTATTCTCTGTGAGACGCCGTAACACGGCGGCCACATCGCGTTCTGCTTGCGCTCGCGGTACCTTACCCGGAATCTTACCGACGTCTAACATGCGCAGTAGTTTCTCTAGTGACCACCACTGCCCATCTGAGAGGAACACAATAACGCGGTCCTCAATAGATAGGTTACGGAACTCGGTTTTAGACCATAAACACTGGCCTGGTTTCTTCGGTCTAAATAATGTTGGCATCACTAATCTCCTCAAAAAACTTTTCTGGTACCTCCTGATGGAAATGTGGCCTGAACTCCTCAAGTTCAGAACACACTGTCAACAATAGTTCTAGACAGAACCTTTTATCCTCGTGTTCTTCCTGCGTGGGTAAACCAACTTTGAGGATAGCAACACCTGACCCGTCAGCCCCATTATCATCATGCGCGATCTGTAGATCTAGGTTCCTGCCTGTGAGAAAGTCTTGAACGGTTTCTACTACCGTTTTAGCGACTTCTTGTGAAGACAGGCTGCTAATACCTGATGTGCTCGGGGCAATAAACCCAATATAAATGTATTTTGTCAAACTACCATCACCGCTAAAGAGAAAAAGTGTCCTGTGTGCGCGTATAATCTTCCGCAGATTCTACGCCAACTGAGACGAGTGCGTCTTGAAGACCACCCATAACATTTATAGCAATAGCTTCTTCATCACGAACAGAAACGTTGAAGCGCTTCCGAACATCACTACGTGACGCGACCGTCCCATCACTCATGGGGAACCCGAACCGGTATGACATAACAGCCCGCTCATGGTCTTTCAGCTGTGATAGACGATCAGCAATCGTGGTGTTCACACGGTTGTTATACATGTGCTCGTGTACCCCGCCGACTTGTTGCGCCATATTATCTGACACGTAAATACTTAATGGGTCTTGTCCGTCTTCTAGTGGTACAGCTGGGCCAGCCCAGTTTAGTGAGTACCCGTCGCTCACACCGTTACGGACACTACGTACAATGTCTTTCGTGATTTTTCGTTTACTGTTCAGAGATAGTATTTCGGCGATTTCTTCGTCCACATCCCGGTGGGGTTTTCCATCAGTCTTGAATTCTTCTTCAAGTTTGAAGATTTTAGCTGCCATCGTGATCTTATCTTCAGGTACCATAACAGGTGTAGCAATACGGTTAGTGTTGCGCCGTGCATCCAAAGCCACCCAACGGTACGCCATTGTCACAAACTTAGTGCCACGCGACGGGTCATACTTGTCGATAGCTTTGACCAGACCCATAAGGCTGGATTGAATAATGTCTTCAAGGTCTACCTTCGCGCAGGTGCTCTCTTTGAACTTTTGTGCAATATTTACAGCTAATGCTAAGTTGTGGTATAATAGTTTATCGCGGGCAACTTTAGCAGCCTTAATAACATTGCGAAGGTCATCTTCGGTCCAGCCTGGTAATTCTACTTCTCCGTTGAGACACCTCTCTGCGGCGAATCCGGATTGTACCAGCATTCCGCAGCGGCTTTCTTCTTCCTTACTCAATGGTGGTCGTACATACTTCAAGATCTCTACTTGGTTATTCAACAACGCTCTCTTTGTGTAATAATCCCTGGATATGATAATACACCCTCGTTTTGTGTATGTCAAGTCACAAAACGAGGGTGCTCTGTTGTTTATTTCATCACTAGTTAGTGAGAAGAGAGTATATACAGAAGAGAACAATGATACCAACAAAAACGCTGAAGACAGGGTGCTCTTGAATCTTGTCGATAGCATCCGAAGCAACCCGTGAAAACCACTCACCTGAGAACGGCTTCTCGGTGTGTCGCACATCAACACCACGATACGCACCATCAACAGCTTTCATATGGAAAAGTAAACTGTCAGCAATCTCCTTGTTGACCCGCATCGAAAAGAACTGGATTTCGTCGTCCTCTTTTTTGCCGACACGCAGCACGGGAGGGTTCTTCTCCAAGGCGGATACTGAATACAACTCGTCATTACCATCATACAAGCCTTCAATAGTGTAGGACATTTCCCCGTTCGCCAACTTGAACCAGGCGAAATCCTCACCAGAGTCTTGTTTTTGCGACTCATACTCTGTAAACAGGTCGTCATCGGCGAAATAGGCTTCAGATCGTTCGTTAGTATCTTCATTCGTCACAATTATTCATCCTCTACTCAGGTACAACATATTTTAGCATTCTATTTAGCTGGTGATGGTGTAGCAGTGAACCGTGGAGCAGGAGCAGACGCCTGCTGTGTTGGTGATGCGCTCGCCTCAGGAGATGCTGCCTCAGGGCTCGGAGAAGCGGTGGGTGTTTCTCCCGTAGGAGGGGAAGCTTTACCCATGTCAGGTTCTTCTTCCTTCTGCTCGTCCTTCTTATCCTGTCCGGTAGCGATCTTCGGGTGTAACGACAGGCCCGTGTCCTCAAAATCTTCTAACTGAGTAAAATAGTATGATTCGTAATCAGCAACACCGAACGGAACCAACAAGAATTTGTTATCACCCTCCATAGAGTGAACCTTCCAGTTTCCTTCGCTGTCACGCACGAAATAAATGGTGGCTTTATTGTTTTTGAAGGTTTTTTCAAAGATGCCGAAACTGCCATCGGAGGCAACATCTGTTCCGCGCATCACACGGATGGTCTCGGTAGAATCATAAGTAACTTCAACTCCGACACGTTCAACATTCTGCCCATTGATAGAAATATACCGGCTCTCTGATGGAACATTAATCCTAATATTGGACACTTCAAAGGACGGCAGATAATTATCTACCACCGATGAGTCGCGTTCCCATGTACGTAGAGTGGTTTCTGAGAAATCCACTGACGATTTCGGGTACACCATGTTCTTGACCTGCTCGTAAGCCGCCACGCGAGAAATTGTGAAATTCTGGTATCCTTTCGCACGTGTAGATACAAGGTAAGCGATCTCACGCACATTATCATCCGTCACTTTAGAAGAGTCGATACCCCACTTGCCGGAGACAGACACGAATTCTTTCGTCTGCTGCTCCAAAACAGTCTTATCTTCTTTAGTAACCTGGAAAGAAGGTATACCAGTGTTCGTATCATCATGTCCCTTAGGCAGGAAAATAATGAGACCCAGGGCAAGCGCAGTAACTAGCACAATACCAATCATGATTTGCTTACTATACCTACGCCACACGATAGCGGCAGTCGAGTCGTCATCCTCTGTATGATTCTGCCGCCACTTCTGCGTCTCCTCCTTCTTCTCGGAAAGATACGCTTGCGCTCTCTCTAAGAAATTCTGCTTCATACTACCATCCTACCAAAAATAAACCTTATTTGCCTTTAGCGTCCTGAGCGGCACCTTTCAAAGCACCTGAATTCGGGCCAACATACCGGAAAGCCTTATATTTACGCCCTAGTTTATCGACCAGATCGTCGTTAAAGAACCACTCGAAGGGATACATTGAACCAACTTCCATCTGGTTAGATGCCTGAGCTACGTGAGGTTTGCCTTCATGGTCACCGATGAAAAGCACAATGTGTCCTGTTGCGCCACCCACAACCATGACGTCACCAGGTTGTAGTTCACTAGCTTTTTGTGGTAGCTCCTGCCAGTCCGAAGACCCCTCGAAGTAATGCTGCTGCTCAGCGGTCGCACCCCACGGTACGTTTGGGTCTACCGTATTTTTCAGGACAGTCGCAACGAACCGATCACATGAAGCGTAGAGTGATTCACCACCATAAGAGAATGTGTCCTTACCACCCTTCTCTTCAGCTTTCTTCTTCGCGTCCTTATATTCTGCTTTAGCGTTTTGTACACCATCAGGATCAGAAGGTGCTACAGGAACTTTAGCAAACTCATCTGGCTTATTCTTATCCCACGCCATAGACTTCGCTAAAGCAACCACAGAAGACATGTCAGCTGATGATGAACCAGACCGGCAGGAAGCACCCTTACCGGAAGATGAAGAGGACCCAGAAGTAGTAGCGCCGCCGCCGTTGAATTCTTTCATAAATTCTTGCGCGAATTTATAGCGGTTCTCCATTGCGGGGTGACCTGCGCGCTCGAAGCGTTCCATAAAGATCATAGTCAAATCGTCAACGCTCTTGCCAGGTTCAGTGAAACCGCCAGCAACCAGGTTGTCACCTTCACCAGTTTCCAGCTCGTGTTTCAAATAGTCCATTTGGATACCAAGATCGCTCCAGTGCCCATTTTTGGACTTAGCGAACTCGGCCAGTTTTTTACGGCGGGCACCGTCCCACTGTGCGAACCCGATAGCTTTACCTGAGCTGCCGTCGCCGAGCGCAATAATCTCGTCGTTTGACATGTCTTTGTTCAAACCAGAACCGTACTGTACCAGTTCACTATTGAACCCTGACTCCTGACCGAAGTTACCGATCACACCGGCAGCCATTTCTTTAGTGAACGGTTTATTCCCGAATGGTCCACCAAAGTTTGTTGTTGTCAGGTAAGCGCCCACGTTATGGGAGTTCACTTTAGCGTCTGGGTCATGTTTCAGACCAGAAGAGCCACCGGTGTCTTTGTTCTCGCCAATACCGTAACACCCGTCCGCAGCTTCGTTCCGACCGTAGGTTTGTATCGGCGGGATGACAAGCACCAGGATCAAGATAATAGCCAGAATAATACCAATAGCAGCCAGCACATAAGGGTTAGTAAAGAAAGAGAACGCGCTTTGGGCTGCGTTAGCTGACGCCTTCGCAGTATTAACCGCTTTCTGTGCTTTCTGTACTGTCTCTTTTGTTTTTTGTACAGCGCTTTTGTTCTCTTGATTATCTTCTCCAGCCACGTGTCACCACCTCAAAATTGTTGTTCATGAAATAAGGCCGGTGAGATACCTATGTTGGCATTCTCACCGGCCATCGGTTGTGCCCCAGATAGTAGGGTTTATATCAGTTCCCGCTTAGAATGGGTTCTCTGTTGGGTCGTAATCATCACGCGGAGGATGCTCTTGTAAGCGTTGACGGTTCCGCATACGCGCTAATATATTTTGAGCCGGGTCCGTCGGATCAGTCTTCCGCGGTCCAGTTTGCGCAGCCGCAAGATTCCGTGGTGGAACACTCGGTGCGGGCGGCTCCAGATCGAACGAGATTTGTGACTCTTCCTTCACTGGCTCAGACCATGTGTTACTACGCGGTTGAGGCTGTTTCGGTTGCTCAACCTTCGGGGCAGCAGGTTTTTGTTGCTCAGGTTGCGGCTGCGGTTTCGGTTCCTCTCGAACGGGTGGAACCGGTTGTGCCTTATTCTCCTGCTGTGGAACATTATCATAAACACTCTGGTCAGCGGCATGAGAATTACTGGGTGCCGTGTTGCTCACGTTTGGCTCCGGGTGGGTATCTTTGATAGGTTCCTGAGTCGCAACCTGTTGAACTGGTGGTGCCGGGTCAGGAACCATCTCAGCCACAGGGCTGGCGGAACTACCAGTATTGCCGCCGCCATCAGTTGGGGGCTTAGGATCATTATCCCACGAAAGACCACCAGAACCAGTATCCGGGTCATCACCATTACCGTCACCATTATTACTATCAGGCATACTATCCTGAACGATTTCGCCCAAAGTTGAAGGGGTATACCGCAAATCTTCCTTATGCGGGATAGCCTCATAATTCAACGATGATTCCTCAGCAGCCGCGTCAGCATCAGCAATAGCCGCTTGAGCCTTAGACTCACTGAACTTCTCACCAGCACGAACACCATTACGGGCATCCGCCAGTGATTGAGCACGCAGACGTTCAGCATCAGCTTGCGGTTTCTTCTCGTTGAGCTCGTCAACATTCCTGTTGTATTGCTTCAAGCCTTCACGGTAAGAATGAGCCGCTGATTCAGCCATCACATCAGCCTCATATGCTTCTTGTACCATCAAGTTGGAATCCTTATCCAAATGTACACCATCATCAGCCAACGAATCATTGACAGCACGACGGTACTTCGCTTCACCACGACGCAGGGTGCCAGCACCATACTCATCCTGTAGTTCACTGATACGGGATGAGTATTCATCACGTTGAGCGTCGTACGCAGCCACAGCATCAGTATCCCCAGCGTAAGCAGCCAACCCGCGGGCGTAGGTTGCGTCACGCAAACCGTTACGGGCAGCCACATAATCAGAGACACCCTCATCCAGTTGCAGACTCAACCGGATACGCTCTTCGTGTTCACGAACAGAAGCCACGGTTGGGGCCATAGAATCAGCCTTCGCACGGTTGGAAGCATAGTTGCTTGCGTGGTCGTTCAACACAGCATCAGCTGTTGCCTGTGTCCGCTCTAGAGACATGATCTCATTGTCAGCCGACTCAGCCAACGTGGTGGAAGCCCTAATCTGACTTTCCACATCTTGACGGGCGTAGGTGGATAGACGGTCGCCAGTACGGATAATCTTCTTAGCGAAATCACTACCATGACGTTTAGCATCATCATGGAGACCGTGACGGGCACCACGAATAGCACCCTTACTAAGTGCGCTACCAGCATTGGCAACGTTCTTGAAGAACCCATCACCCTTCTGCACAGAGTCAGAAACACCAGAGTTGATAACACCTGCAGTTATACCGGCACCCAGTGCGCGGGCACGGTGGCCTTCACGTTCCTTGAGTCGTGCGCCGAGCTGGCTCAGACGGTTTGTCATTGCTTCGCCACCCAAATCTACTGTTCCGAGAGTGTCCATCATCTGTGCCCGGTACAGGAACAGGGCGAAGGTGATAAGAATAATGAACAAGCTGCTTAGTGCTGGGTTATCAACCGAGTCGAGAACACCTGAGAACAGTGAAGTTGCCAGCACAATAATAAGGGCAGCAATAGCGAACTTCACCACATAAGAAATCAGGGAACCACCCCAACCCTTGAAAAGTCTCCAACCACGGCCGGGGATCAACGCGAACAATGCGAAGACCGGCAGCATCACCATCAGGATAGCCGAAATAAACTCATAAACCATAGCCAGTAGTGACACTACCGTCAAAAGTGCTACAGCAGGCAGAAGAGCCATCAGTGATGAAATCACTGAGAATGACCGGTTCATAGCTGAACCAACCGAGAAAGACCAATTATTCCAGAGCGAATCGTCATTAGCTGTGAGCAGAATTATCTTGTACCAGCGCTGATCAACTGGGTTCTTGTCACGTTTGTCAGTAGTTGATTCCACATCAGTACGCAGGAAGAGCTGGTAGGCCACAACGTTACAGGTTTTGTGATCTGTACCACCATCAAGGACGAGTGTTTTGTCAAAGTAATCTTGCGCTGAACCAGACGATTTCAAAGGCACACAGAAGTCATCACCAGACAGACCGGTAGCCTCAATTGCTTTTTTGATTTTCTCATCTTCAACATCCATCTTAGAGAAGGAACGCCCAAATGAGCCGCGAGAATAAGCATCCAGCTGGAAGTTACGCCAGACAGAGCACATCATACCATTCACTGATAACGCTAGTTTATCGTCAGCGGTTGCTCCGTCTACTGCGGATTGACAGATAACGTTAGCTTTTGAGGTGTTACCGCCAGAGGTGTATTGTGTACTTGGTTGGGTGCCGCTACAACCGCTGCCACCCATGACACCCATAATACAGCCACCTAATGTTTGTGCTAGAGATACTGGGAATCTAGCTATTCGTGAAGGCCAGTTCATCACCATAGCAAACATCATGAGCGCCAGGGTGATAACAATAACCTTTAGAATGCTGCGAATAGGTGATTTATGCCATTGCGCAATAATCGTGATAAGCGCCCACAAAATCATCAACCCAGACAGCGGGAAGAACAAGCTATCACGCAGACCACCAATAAGGCCGCCCTCACGGTCAGTCTTACCACCAATAATACCCACAATATTCAAAACACAGTTAGGATTATTAGGATCATCACAAATGAAGGATGGGCTAAAAGCTGTTGTTGTTGTCAGATGGGCTATCGAGTAGACAATACCGGAGACACCCGACAGTATGTCAGTACCCGCAGCAGAAAGCCCACCCATAAGAATGGTACCTGTTGAACGTAGCTTTTTAAGTTTCTCATTATCAAGACCTTTATAGTGTACATCACGGTACCGGTTCTCGTCAGTAGTGACAGATAGTGTATCCCCTTCACCTTCGCCATGATAGTTTACGAAAGACATGCCGTTGCCGACAACTTCTTGAAGTGTCCATGTCCTCCCCTGTTTCTCAGCAACAGGTACGTTCGTGAATGACCCCTGCCAAGAAGAGTAATCATCCATACCATGCCCAAGAGAGTTAGCACCGCCAACCCAACCCAAGGAGCCAGCGTGCGCAACATTATCGTTGAGTCCGCCACCTTGCCGGAGAGACGCAACGGTATGAGCAAAACCGCTACCAGCACCAGTAAACAGAATGGTGAAGGCAGCCAATAATGCTGAAATAATAATAGCTATACGTGATCGAGGCACACGTGTTAAACGGTTGTGCTGTGGTTGAGGTAGCGCGGTTATACTCACCAAAATATTGTGCCTCTCATCGTCTAAAATTTACTGGGGATACGAGAAACTATATCTGACTAAAAAGAATGAGGGCACCAACGTATGTGGTGTCCTCATAGGTTTATTTGGTGTATTCTTTAGCAGGTCGCTAAACCAGATTTCAAAGCTTCCTTGTCCTTAGTGCTCACGCCTAGCCCAGGATACTTTTCGATAGTGTCTACCCATTTTTTAGAGTACTCACACTTGTATGAATCCTCAGGCATCCACTCACCAGGCCCTTTATCTGATTTCGCGCGGTTTGATTCACGGGAAACCGCCACTAACTGGCTAGTATCGTTAGCGAAAGCCTGCTTTGTAGCTGCGTCCCAGCTTCCACCACCGTGACGGGCCGCGTACCCCAGTGGGATAACATGGTCGATGTCGATCATTTTCGATTGGGTAACAACCTTATTATCATAGAGGCTATGCCAGGTACCGCCAGTGATTTTACAACCATTCAACGTAACATTTTCACCTTGTGTACGAAGGACTTCAACCCTTGTGTCACATTGCCCTTGGCTAATCCAGTGTTTCCAATCTGAACGACTGTATGCTGCGTCTTGTTTCTCAATAGTAGGGATACGATCTACTTTCGCAGTATATACAGATTTAGTGTCGTTCTTTTTAGCGGCTGGGTTATCAGAATTCACTGATGGGTTATCGCCGCCACTAAAACTATCTTTCAAATCCTGACAAGCAGAATCGTTACCATTGGAGCAGTCCAAATCCTTCTGGGCGTTATCACGTGAACCACTCACCAGGAAGTGAATGGCGGTACGCCAGTCCGTAGGATTGATGTTGTTTGATGTGGTGTAGGCTATCCAAACACCGCCAACAATAACAACAAGTACTACAAGGAGGAAGACGCTTTTAACTCCACCGAATAAACCGCCACTACTTTGACGTGCCATAATGTTTTTCTCCCCTAATTCTAGTTGGATTTCGAAATTGGACTCTTATATTGTTTCACATAATTGTTGAGAGGTTCAATTCGATCTCCAACTTCATTAACGAAGTTCGCTCCAGTAGCAGCCAACATCGGTAGTGTCGCTGTTTGCTCGGCGCCCCAGAAACGTTTCCTATCCCCCAGCATACCCTCAAGGAATAGCGCGGCCTGTTCGTCTCGACGGCACATAGTAACCACAGCATTCTTACCGAACAGCTCTGAGAGAGCTTTCACCTGTGACCGTACACCGTCTTTAGTGGTGTCTGTCACAACAACATGGAAACTGCCTTCAAACCACGGGGCAGGGTGGTACGTAACATACTGTTCAGCACGATCTGCTTCCTTCATGTGTTCTAGCAGCTTCTCCTCGAAACCTTCCACATTCTGATCGTAGTCGTCAGTAGAGGCAGCCATCGCAGCGTTCTTCACCTGGTCTTTAGTGCGTTTCTTTTCAGCCTGGAGCGCTTTCTGAACATCCTCAACCGGGTACAGTGTGAAGCGTGAGAAGAAGGAAGCATTAGAGTCTACTGAATCAAGTAACTGAATATAGGTCATTGACTCTGGTAGGCTCATGCCTTTAGATGTTTTCAGTAGCGTCATAGTGCTGCGCCAGCCCTCACGTACCTGGTTGTCAATAATTTGTTCAAACCGTAGGCAGTCGCGGGCGGTGTTATCAATCACATGGGAGAATTCCTCCACCAAATCAGCAGCAGTCATACGGTTACCATGATCCACAGTCAAGGCTGGTACCGGCATAGCTGGGTAGAACATGCTCTTCTGAACATACAGAAGCTCTGCTGGGGAGACACGTTCCGCCGCTAAAGCACTCCTGCTGATGGTGTCAAAAATAGCTCTCTCACGCTCGTGGGCTAGGTTATCTTCTTCTTCGGTAAGTACAATGTCACGGGAACGTGAGAGCTTGTTAACAACCGCTTTGAAACCGGCGATCACGTTCTTCACCCAGACCCTAATCTCGCTGCCGTCAAGATCAACATCGACTTCATGACGGTTACCAATTTTCACACCAAAATAGGTGTGGCGTGTATTGAAATCAGCGTCCTTGAGCATCTGCGCCTGAGCCGTCATCCATTCACGATAACTCTTCTTATTATTGGATTTGACAAACGATTGCCGCAGCCACGCTTGAACATCAAAAGGCTGCGGATGCGAAAGAATCATACATTCCAACGGCTTAGTACGCGCACCCATTAGTGTTGAATAGGCAGTTGTGATAGTATTGACAACATTGAGTTTACCGCCGTCTTCCAGCCAATCATAGGCTTGAGGGCCGAGGCGGTACCAGGCTATTTGCTCCTCGTCATTAAAAAAAATGTTATCGGATACATCACGTAAAAGCACGTTTAAACGGCGGCCTTTAACGGTGGGCGTCCGTAGTTTATCTGTAGTTTTCCGAAGGCTCACGCTTCTCCAATCCAAAAATACTTACCGTTGATGTACTTATATCGCCTACGAAAAACGGGTTAGACCAGAATGTAGAGTTTGGTCTAACCCGTTTTTATGATTTATTGTTTATACATGTATTGGACTGTGAGCAATTGGGACAGCATCAAGTATTTGATCCGGTTGTATCACTGAGAAGTTGATCTCACCAGAAAGGTTGTCACCAGCTTGTTTAGCCTTCGCAGCGTTATTCGCTGTGAATGAAAGCATCCAGCCAGCAACCGCTAGGAAGAGAACACCAGCAACAAGATAGATAATACCTGAAATTGGGGATTTGCTCACAAATTTATACATAGCGTATCCAAGCGCGGCAAGACCGAATAAGACCATGAAGGTAATAGTCCAGCCGTTCACAAACTTGGATAGGTCCATTGCCGCTAGGGAAATTGAACCTTTCGGCAGAATGTTTGAAAGCATGATTAGAAACTCCTAGAGAGAAGGGTAGAGAAATAAACAATCAATATATCTACTTCTTTACATATTAATTATTTGTTTTTATAGTCATTCAAAGCGTCAGCATCCGGGGTGTAAACCTCTGGTGTCATCTTAGAAACCTGGTACTTCCCATCAGCTTGTTTCACCATTGTCAGAATGTAGGTAGATTGATACGTAATACGAGGTTGTGTTGCTTGATCCGAAGTAGCAGCCTCGATAGCGTCCACCCAATCAACAGTCGTTTTGACAATCAAAACATCATCATTGTTACTACCCTCAGGGATGTATGCTTCAATATTGATACCACCTTTATTAGAAGCAGTGTTACCGAAAGTAAACTTGCCCCGCATACCAGTTTTCAAGCTGGCGTCAGCATTAGCAGTAATGTACTGTTGTAGACCCGTGCTATCCTCAGGTGACGCAGCAGCGTAAGCCTTCATGAAGCTAGTAACAGTACCTTGTACCTTATTAGTGGCAGTGTTATCGAGTGTACCCAACTCTTTAGCTTTAGGAACATCGTTGGAAGGGATCACATTGGTTGCTGGCATGAGTGTTGGTGTCCCAGCAATAGCGAAACCGTTAGTTTTCTCATCCCAGAAAACGTTCACACGGAATGAAACCCATTTACCTTCATCCATTTTTTCCGATGCGGTTTTCTCCTTGAGAGTGTTAGCATCTTGATTAGTTACAGTGGGGCGAACATAAGCAGTCACCAGGAATGAGCCAGAGTTATCGCCAAGAGATACACCATCGTCAGCTTTAGCGCTTACAATATCGTACTGTGTGATCTGTCCCGAGTATGATCGGCCAGTAGAGTTGACTGAGTTTTTCTCGTCACTACCAGTTGTGTAGTAGTTCAGCAACTTATTAGAATCTTCGTCCGCGTTAATACGAACATAGGCAGAAACATAATTCTCAGCGAAGATTTTCGCGCGAGAAGCCGGGAACTTAGTCTTGTTCACAGCTTGCTGAGCTATTGCCTTAATTTCTGCCTTATCAGGAATGTGTTTCGGCACAACTGTTTGGTATATGGCCAACCCTAGCAGAATGACCATAATAATAACTACAGCTGTTCTGATGCGGTTCTCACGTTTCGCTAAGTTACGGCGGGCATCAAAGTCCTTAGTGCTGACAGTTTTCTTCCGCTTCGATTTACGGTCAGAATCAAAAGGCTTGAGTGTGCCTTTTTCAACATCAATCTCATATGAATAAGATGGGTCTTCACCTGGGGCACGGTACGCAGCATAAGGGTCGTCAAAACTCCCGTCTGCGTCGTCAGATGTTTCTTTAGTGAGACTGGCAACATAGTCGTCATTATTATATTGTGCTTGCAACGCCCGCTCGGCGTCAGTTAGATTATCAGAATTTTTACTTTTCTTTGGAATTGCCATTGTGCCTCACTTACTGTTCTTTCCTTGGCCCCAGGTTGTTTTGAGACCATATATCGGAGATACTGCCAGAACGTTTTACGGATTTTTTAGGTGCGCGCTGAGGTGTTTTAGGTGACTCCGACGATAGGTGCGTTTTCTTTTTATGCGGCCCGTCAAATTGTGCGTACAATTTTGAGACAGCCTCCCCAAGCCGGTTATCCCCATCAGTCTCGAAGAAAACCTGCTCTTGAACCTCTTTTGCCTGTGTCTGCGGCGCAGTTTTACTCATGTCGAGTAGTGACCGGCGTTTCACCTGGATTGGTGAAGCCGCAGGACTCTTTTGGGTATCATGTTCGTCAACCGTAGGAACAGTTGGAGAGGATACCGGCTCAGCATTAGCAGAACCTTCAAAGGAGTCTAACGGCTCAACTGTAGGTACCGGGGCGGTACCGGTCTTCTCCAGCCAAGGCTTCTGTACTCCTACAGGTTCTTTACTGGTATGGTACTTATCGAGAACATCTTGCGGAACTACAACCTGTACCCTGGTCACTTGCGCAGCAGGCTTACCCTTTTGACGGTTCTCGCCGCTCTTTTTGATCACAACAGCAGTAGAACGCCAATTATTGTACGGCGCAGGCGACTCAAGATTCATGAACTCCTGTGGAGCAATCACCGGTTTCTCAACTACCTTCTGAGTAATACGCGAGTTACGGCGGTCATCCCAGTTGATACTAAACCAGATACGGTGGCCTTCCTTCGTATTGTAGTACTCTACCGCCTCTTGAGTGCCCACAAGCCGAGACAACGTTTCAGCTGTTGTTTGTGAAGAACCTGAGAAGATCACAAAGTTACCGAGCGTATCCAGTAACGAGTCAAGAGCAGCTTCACCGTTACGGTCAGCTGAAGTAACCACCTGCTGGATAGATTGCTGACTCAGGGTGATAGCAATGTTAGAGGCGCGCGCCTTCTCTACGAGTCCACGAATCGTTTCCGGTGGGAGCACCTGGAACTCATCAACATACAAGGACACCTGGTTTTCCATTGCGTCTTCACGTCGCTGAGCAGACAAGGCTGTAATATTACCCATAATAAGGGAACCAAAATATTTAGCGAACTCACGCTCAGAATCAGAGTTCAACCCGAAAAGAACTACCGGCGGGTTTTCTTCATCACGAGTGAGCTCAAATAGGTCAATAAACCTTTCAGAAGGGTCTTTAGGTTTCTTGATCCACTGCCCAAACTCAGAAATAAGGATAGTGTTCAAGTCAGATTTCAGGTTTTCTAAAGCATGGCCTTTAATAGAAGACCGTGTTTTGCTCTCCTCATTGATCCGCTTGACTGATTGATAGATTTCCGTACCTTCACAAGCGTTCTCTAGAATAATCATGTTATCGAGCGCATCATAGATTTTACGGATTTCTCCCTCATCAGTAGTGATTCCTTTAGCCCGGTCAGGATTCATGTTCTCTAATGCCTGGAGTACCACCATCAGGATTTCACGGGCAGCGTTCTTATAGACTTCTGAGGCTACATCATAGCTACGCATGTTCAGGATCATGTCTGCTTTCTCTGTGATACCAAGACCATAGAGAGGATCAAAATATGCGTGCCCAGCAGGATTGTTTTGTATATTGTATTTTTCGTCAGTACCATGCTCGAAATGGTAGAACTTCCTGCCGTTCTCATGAGCCCACTTCGCCAGGTGCTCGGCGAGCTCTTTTGTTGATTTGAAGTCAATAAAAATCGCAGGAACCTTATTGATCGTATCCAATAGTACCATGAACATGAGTAGGATACTTTTACCTGTGCCAGGGGCACCAGTTACCAGAGTGTGCTTGTTCGCCTCAGCGTAAGTACGCATCACTGGTTTACCTGTCTCCTCGTCAACACCCAACATAACTTCATCAGTTGGGGCAGTGAAGAAAGAGCCGTTCTTGATACGTCGGATAAGGCTCTTGTTTTTGAAATACGTGACCGGAGAATTAGCGAACTTAAACTTGTACGACCACATCTCTGGATCATTAACCATCCACGGGCTTTTCGTGAACTTAATGGAAGTATCCAGCGCGAAGAGCCAACCTACGATACCACCCATAGCAATACCTGGAACTACCAGCGCCTTATTGAGGTCTCCCCATGCGGTGGCAGGGTTAGACCAGAATGTACGAATAAAGGTGTCCCACGCTTCTGGAACCAGATTCATGCTCCATATACCAAAAACAGCGACGAGAGGTAACACCATACAGAAAATAACCCTGGGCCGCTGCCGGAATTTACGTAACATAACCTGGTACACCACAATAGTAACGATAGTCACCGTAACACCAAAACCAAAGAACGCTAGGAGCACCAAAACTAGGGCAGCAATCAGATTTTTCTTACTCCGAGATTTACTTCTAGTTTTTGGTAGAGTCGGTTCTTCACCTTCGGTATGGTTCTCTTCCAGATAGCTCAAATGGTTTCACCTTCTTCAACGTGTTTTGCCTGCTTTTTTGACCTGCGCTGTAATTTAGCGGACGGTTCCGGCTCAGGGGACGGTTCGGGTTCGGAAAGGTCAAACACCAAATCATCACTACTGGATTCCTGAATTGTAGAATCTTCACTACCCGGAAACGTTTCCTTTTGTTGCGCCCACGGCGACGGCGGATAGATAGGCACATCCACGGGTTTCGATACCGTCTGCCCCACAAAGAGGTGCTGAAACGGTATTGTAGGGGAAGGTATTTTGTGTATGTTGTTTATCCAGGTGAAGAATGAAGTTAGCACAGTGTTACCTCACGGGTAGTTTTATTCTGTAATAGTTATATCCTGTGGTTATTATTCTTTGATGCTGGTACGGATTTTTGTGCCAATATGGCAGAAAAAAGTACCTTACCTAACGCACAACGTACCAGGTAAGGCACTTATAAGTAAATTTACTAGTGGGCTACCTTCTCTAACGCGCTCAGTGATGAATCCATCTTAAGAACAGCCACATTATGGTTGATTTCTCGTTGCTTCACCCGGCGAGCTAACAAAGACTGTAGTCTCTGACGAAGATACACGGCCCGCGACCGCACATCATCCACATCCTGCCCTGGAGGTGTTGGACGGAACACGGCACCACCAGAACCATATATTATGTTCGCGGTCAACGGCAGCTGTGATTTCTCTGGTAACAACACACCAGATGTTGACGAGATTTCCTCCACTAGTACCCGCAAATCCTCAGGAACATCATCAGGTGACACCTCAGAACGCAGCTCAGGAACAGAACTGAGTATCCTCAAATATGATGCTGCTGTCTTATACAGTGGGTCACGAGCGATCTTATCAGCCAACACTTTATCGGTTTCGCTACCTGCTTCCGGGGCAACCGTGCGACCCGAAGGCTTGGGCGCAGGCTTAGAATTATTATGTTTGAGTGAGCGAGCGGCATCACACACTTGCTTCACCACATCAACATCAACCCGCCCCATGAGCGCTATCTCAGCAACAGCGCCACGATACGCCACCATTGACGTAATGTTTTTAATCGCCTGGGCACACTGGGACACAAAACTTTCTTGACCAGCAACCGTAGACACATCATGCTGCTCCACGATCTTACCAATCACAAAAGACACTAATGGAACCTGTCGAGAAGAAACATACTCTTTCAACACGGTTGGTCCGTACTGGACAAACATGTCTGACGGGTCATTACCTTCCGGCAATTCCACCACATAAGATGAGGCAATGTTCCCGAAACCTGCCTCCAACACATGCTGGGCAGCTTTCACTCCTGCACTATCACTATCGAAGCAGAAAACAATCTTGCCCGCGTCAGTAACATAGCGCCGTAGCAAATCCCCCTGCTCCCTTGTAAAAGCGGTACCAGACGGTGCGAACGTATTCATGAGCCCGGCCGAACACAACGACACCACATCAAACTGCCCTTCAACCACATAAGCAGTCTGTGTTTCTTGCGCCTTCGCCCGCGCCAGTGCTACATCACCCGTGTACAAGTTACGACGCTTATCAAACACCGGTGTGGCACGAGAGTTCACATACTTACCTCCGTGATCATTCTCGTCCAGTTTCCGACCAGAGAAACCAGTAACCGCACCAGAAGCCGAAAAAATGGTAAACATGAGCCTATTCCGCCAAAACCCATACACCCTACCATCTTTGGTTCGGCCGCACACACCCGAGTCCAGGATGTTCTTCTCGCTATGCCCACGGGAACGTAACGCATCCCATAGCGTGGTGAACCCTGCGGGGGCGTACCCAAACACAGGTGCCTTTTGAAGTTTCCGGGCGGCCACCATACGTTTCGCTGGGTGTGTTTCGTCAAGCTGCCGGTACGAGTACTGAAAAAACTTATGGGTGTCCTCTAGGACAGCGCGGACACCATGATAATCAAAACTATCATGTTCGTCGTCTTCTTCTTTGAGAGTGACGTTGTATTGTCCCGCGATCATGCACACTGCTTCAACCACGTCTGGGGCGGCACCCATTTTTTGGGCGAAGGTGATAATGTCTCCGGATTCTTGGCAACCGAAACAGTAGTAGGTTTGAGAGGATGGGTACACGGCAAACGACGGTGTTGAGTCCTGGTGGAATGGGCAGGAGCCCATGAGTGGGTTACCAGGTTTTAGGGGCACCCCAAAAGAGTCAATGTAGTCGGCGATGTCTGCTGACTCTTTGACAGCAATAATGTTTTCTTTTAGGGTGCCCATCTAATTTTCCTTACCTATTGTGGTATTTGTTACCTTTTATGCTTCCTGGTGTGCCTTCACAAGCTGGGCGATAGCATCAGGATTCAGACCCGCCCAAGCGACACCATCTTCACCGAATTCCTTGACACCAGCACCAGCCACCACAGGCTGATCAACCACGACCACCGGCGCTGACATGAACCCATGTTCGAGGAACTTCTGACGCTCCTCATCCCCAATCGGCGCTTCCTGGTATGCCACATTATCACGGTCCAGCAGGCGCTTCGTCTGAACACACTGCGGGCAATTTGGTTTAGTATAAACGGTCACGTCCATATTTAGTTATTTTCTACCTTCCTAGTATATTGTTAAAAATTATTGTTCTCAACCTCTAAGAACCTGCGGTATTGATCCCACAGTTCCCCGAAGTTGCCTCCAAGCGGGCGGCCAAGGTTGTTGGAGATGTAAGCGACGTGCTCAAACGGCGACATGTGCCCCGCCTCCAATAACCGTTCACCCAGACGGATAGAAGCCTGAGTATCCGCAGCATCCCGGTACGAAATGTTAGCAGCAACCGACGAAGACTTCATCAGTAACCCCTGATCGGCAACCATGTTACCAGTAAGCTGGTCCTTCTCCTCACTTGTAAGGAACGGTGTATGATACTCAGAAACTTCTGGTGTTGAAACCCGTAAAGCTTCACGAACCAGAACCGCGAACGCATAAAACGGAATATACGTATGCTCAAAATCGCACCGTAGAGCGAAAAAGTTCTCCCAATGCGCCGCCGTGAACACTACCTCATGCCACATGAACGGCTCCAGAAGACGATTCACGTCCTGCTTATGAACACCACCAGAAGTAACATCAGGATTCTTATAAATATTCTCGTAATAATAATCCAGGTTCTCCCCCGGCGACAAGTCAGGATTATACTCCACACCCATCAGCACCCGTAAGAAAGACTCAACCGCGCTATCACGTGCCGCCAACCAATCTTCACGTGCCTGCCGGACAACGTTACCGTCCTGAATAAAACGCCCAGACATACCCGGCCTGTTCTCCGTAAACAACGGCACATAAGGATCCTGGAGAACACTTTCCACAACAGATTTCACCGAACGCGCCCGTGACGAAGCCGAGTTCCTAGAAAACACGCGGTGCGTATTGAACTCAGCCAGCACACTACGCGGGAACCGGCCCACCAGTGTCACCAGGCGGTCAGCATCAATCTTATCAACCTGCGGGTGCTTCGTATCAGCAACCACAGCCGCATAATAACCAGCCAATGATGGGTCCGCAAAACCAACCTTAACGAACTCTTGACCAGCAATCAACGACTTCTCATACGTGAACGTATCAAAATCGGGGTCTAATCCAACAAACAAACTAATGTCCCTTTTACCTTCCTATGTGAGCGATACACCCAACGCGAGCGCCGCATCCGTGATCTTCGCTAATGAAGCAGCAAAGAGTGGCACCCCAAAGATGAGTGTGTACATCATTCTATTATACATCATCATAGCTTCGAGTTTGGTCATGACTGAACCCTTCGCTTCTGATGCACGTTTTTTGTTTCCAACAAGTTTTTCTTTGGTGAGTGCGCCTGCGAAATCATGCCAGTTTCGGTATTTCTGGGTGAGGGCGCGCATCATGGTGACATCGTTTTCAGCGGCATCGGATTTTTGGAGTACATCACATCGGTATTCGTGGGTGCTCGTGGTACGGATCGCGTCGGAGGCGCAGAACCGGACGGCGCACCAGAGACCGATTAGGGTGCGGTTGCCGTGAATGCCGTTGAGGTTTACATCGTCGATAATGTTTTCCCAGGTACCGTCAACATAGGGTAGGGTGACGGTGCGGGTTTCCCTGTCAAAGTATGCGCATACTGGTACGTTACCTTGAGCGTGGGCGGAGCGGGCTTGAGCGAGGTCTGCGGCAGCTTGGTGGTCGCAAAGGGAACGGTTAATGGTGACGAGGGCGCAGGAACCATTGTGTGGGTCGCGTACAACGGTGATGATGTGTGCGGCAAGAAGTATTTGTTTAGCGGCCAGGATTTGTTTACGGGTGAGGCCGGTACATTCCATGATGTGCGGGTAGGAGAACATGACTGGTTCGTTGCTGTTTTGTGAAGACCCGTCAAGCGCCCAGAGGATGTGTAGAGCGTTCTGGTATTTTTTGGTTCCTTCACGTACTTGGGTGAGGAGACGTTCTTTGACGAGGTTGTCATCGTAGACGACACCGAATTCTTGAGTAGGTACGGTGATGATCGGGTGATGCCCGCGCAGGCGACGATACCCGGACATGTTGAGGGCACCACCGTAGGATGCGTCGCCGTGCCCGTCACGGCGGCCACTGATTTGCAGGTTGTGTTTATCGAAGCTACAAACTTCTGGTGGGGTGTGGATGCCGAGGGGTCGCCCGGTTTCGAGGGTGTCGCAGAGTTTTTTGTCGAACATTGCTTGCTTGGTACCGAGTTTACTCACGGCGACACTGTACTGGTCTGCCCCGGTGCGGACGTGTCGGGCGCACTCCCCAACTTTAGTGTAGATGTTCACCATGTCACGTAGGAGCACCTTGTAGGGTAGGCGCGCGGCGGTGGTAGTGTCATAGTCCAGGCCCAGGGTCATAATAAGGGCGAGGAATTCGGAGAGCCGCAAATATTTTGCCATGTACTGGCCGAGAATGTAGCGGGCGTTGGAGTAGGTGGCCGGGGTGTTGTTGGGTCCCAGAGTTGCTGGCCTGTCACTGGTGGGGATGTACCGGTGCGATTTTGCCCGGAATTTTACGTCACGGACTGCGCGGTCAATGTTTTTACGGGTTTTTACTACCGCAGGGACGGTTTCATGACGTATGTAAGAGTTGCTGAGGAAATCTGCTACACCTGACTCTGTGAGTGCCTGCTCAAGGTGAGTGTCAGCGAGGTATGATCCGTCAACACCACGTACCGGTGTGTAGCTGTAGTGTACTTTGATGTGGGTGGTGGTTCGTTGCCTCATGGTGGGTACGGCGAGGCAGGAGGAGTGCGGGTAGTTCTGGTTGCTGCGTTCAGCAACGAGCGGGTGGTGACGGTACTCCGGTAGGGTTATAGTGCGGTGGTTTTGGCCAGAGTTTTTGACGCGCTGGTTGTATTGCGCGACTTCTTGGGTGTCTCCGCTACAATCCACGAGTAAGGGCAGGTAGGTGCCGCAGACTTCTCCACGAACTTCTTTGCCTTTGTGTGTTTTTACGATGGGTGCCACACCATAGACGGTGAAGTTTTTCCGCTGGTAGGTGCGGTAACAGTTAGTGCTTTGGAAGTTCGCAGTCATGGAGCGGAAGATGTTTCCCCAGTGGGTTTCTCCGCGACGGTGCTTGTAGGTGAAGGATTGGTTACGGTTTTGGATTTTTCCAGCGGTGCTGTCTTGGTTGAACCCGGAAGTGTACCCGAACCTGAGGGATTGCCACGCAAGGACAGGATTCTTGATACCGTAGAGAGTTTCAGTGCGTTCAATTTCTTCCAGAAGCATGTCGTGAGCATCTTGACCGAACTCGTTGAAGGTTGCGGTAAGAATGTCGTTCTCGAATACGGTACGGGTGTTGGTGCCGTAGGTGGCTTCGTATTTCGCGGCAGCATCATAACGGACATCCGTGCCAGTAGCAGGAATGTGAGCCAGAATACTTTCTAACTCGTCATCCTGGGCGGTTATTTTCTTGTGTTTGCGTGGCCCGCGGGTTGGTTTTTTCTCACTGTGGCAGATGGTGCCGGACTTCTCCCCCGTATTCACCAGGTGTTCAATCGCTGAGGTGGTGTATTCGATGGATTCCCACAGTTTACGTTGGTGGGCAGTCATGTTTTCGGTGGTGCCGCCGAGCCAGACCGTGGCAAAAAGTTTTAGGTTATCACGCTTGATAGTGGGGAACACGATGTCTTCTAAGGGGACCATGTTGGTGGCTGTGTGTGGGGCGCGGTAGGTGATGGTGTAGTGTCCGTCTTTTTCCGGCTCAGCGTTTTTAAGTTCGTTGATGCGGGCACGTGCGTGCTGTTTCTTGGTTTCTGTGGCGTCAGGATGGTTGTATTCTGCTGAGTATTTTTTGATGTTGGCGCGCTGGTTGTTGATGGTTGACCCGGCGATCACAGCGTAGTTGAGGGTAGAGCCGTTACGAATGTCGAAGTTCAGGTGAAAATCATCGGCGCAAACTCGCTGGTATTCCTCGGGTGCCAGTTCACCGGTAGTAGTGAAGTGTTCAAGGACTTTGAGGTAGGCTTCTTTGTGGGCGTCTGCTTTTCCGGCGCGGATGAAAGCGTTGATGGTGGTATCTTCGGGGTTGATGTTGAGAATGAGGTGCCCGCCGCCGGAAGGTGTTTTGACGGTTGGTGTGGTGTCAAGGTTGTGTCCGAGGATCAGAGCGAGAGTTTTGTTGCGGAGGCGGTAGTCTGCTTCGGTCATGTTCTTACGGTCAAAGTCGATGATGAGAAGCCGGAAGGTGGGGATACCACCGAACCCATTACAACCGAACTGTAATTCTGGTTGCTCAGTGATGACGGTGGTGTTCTGGGTATAGCTACGAGCCGGGAATTTACTGTCTTTTTTGAGCGGGATGTAGTACATCTTACCAAAGGTGTTCTTCGTATACGTTGTGCGATGCGCAACAGGTTTCATAGTACTAGATCTTTCTCCTTCCCGAGCTTTTCGTGTGGTTCCTTAACCATCATAGCATACACAAGTTTTAATATAGAGTTAAAAGTTTTGCATAGGTCCCCTTACTACCGCTCAACCAATAAAACTACTAGTCAGGACGTTATAAGTTTTTTCATGGATAACTAGGCTAATTCCCTAAAAAGCACCCTAGAGTGGACGTCACCACCATAAGAAATCTTCTTCTCGTAGTAATACCGGCCTCAGATGTGCGCGACCGCGAGCGCCACATCTAAGAAACTGTACCAAGTGAGTGACCGCAGTTTTCGGTGGACCACACGCTCTCAGTCGACATGATAGCTCGCCAAGACCCGCACAGGGCATCACTCAGAGTCGCACACGCCCTTCCGGCACCATCTCGTTAGGTATAGGAAAAAGCGTCTCACAGGGCTATATAAGCCCCATGAGACGCTTCCTATACTACACCTCAACTTATGACACTACTCAGCGTCGTCAACATCCACAAAATCTTGATCCACCATACCAGCATCAATAAGCCACTGTTTACGCTGATCTGCCTGCTTATCACTAAACAGCTTATCTATTGTCTCAAGAATTTTCTGTGAGTCACCATACTCAATCTGGATAACATTCCGTGTCCGTCGATCCATTGACGTCACTGACATGTCATCAGGATTCATCTCACCCAGACCCTTCATCCTGGAGATAGTGTACTTGCGCTTCTCGGACTTGAACTTCTTCACCAGCTCATCCTTCTCCGTTTCGTTCAACGCATACACGCGCTCGTCTTTATTGACACCAGAGATGTTACTAAACACGAATAATGGGGTTTGGAGCATAAACAACCTGTTATCCTCCAGTGCGGGCCTAAATAGGTGCCAGAATAGCACATATAGCAGGCACGCAATATTGTTTCCGTCCTCATCCGCATCCACCGCAATAAAAACTCGGTCATACCGCATCTTATTCACATCAAAGTTGTCACCAAACCCGGCACCCAGCGTATTGATAATACCCTGAACCTCCGCGTTACTCATGAGTTTCTTCAACGTATAATTGTTCGCGTTCATTGTTTTACCACGTACCGGCAAAACAGCCTGATACTCACTGAACCTGGCTGACATGAGCGTGGATAACGCCGAGTCACCCTCACAAATATAAAGCTCCAAACCGCCGCCCGAAGAGCGCTCGCAATCCTTCAACTTCTCCGGCAGCGGCGAACCAGATAGTTCATTAGCTACCTTCTTCAAATCCTGGGCGTCCTGATCCTTCTGACGCCGCACCGCAGTATCCACAACCTTCTTACAGAACAGCTCTACTGTCTTCGTGTTAGCCTTGCCAGCTACCCAACGCTTCAAGTGAGTAGCAAAATCAGCCAACAACGTATTCTGAACCTTAGAACCAGTCAGCTTATCCTTCGACTGACCCGTAAAACCAGGCTCCTGCAAAGTCACCGCGACCGTCAGATTCAACCCCTCACGGTAATCATTGAGCGACGGCAACTCATACCCCTTAGGGATCAGGCGGCTACGTCGAATCTTCTCATTCAAAACCTCCATCAGCGCCCGCTCAAACGCCGTCACATGAATACCATTATCCTGCGTAAAAATAGTGTTCACATACGACTTGACGACACTCTCACGTTTCGTATATGTGAAACCCACCTGGTAGGTCACCTCACGATCCAGAGTCTTCGTCTCAACCTTTCCACCATCACTAACAACAGTGGCCCGGTCTGTATATGTCGTCTCCCCGGTGAACGCCACCACATCAGCCAACGGAGCAGACTTCAGATTACTAGCAGTCAGCTCTTTTACGCCACCATCATGAGAGAAAACGAAAGTTTCCGTATCGCCCTCAGTATGGTTGGTGACTTGGATAGTGACACCAGGGACAAGGTATGCGGTGGCGCGCAGCCGCTCAATAATCTCTGCCCGATCATAACTATAAGGGACTGAGAACACATCATCATTGAGCCACACCCTAATCCGTGTCCCTGTAGGAAAAAGTTTCTTCTCCTCGGCGCTGCGGGTATCTTTACTAGTCTGTAGGTATGCGACATCCTCTAGGGGTGTGAATGCGCTCGCAGGATTATTGTCTTCTGCGAAGAAACCAGGTTTACCGTTTTTGAAGCTGAGCCGGTATTGTTTCTTATTACGGTATACGATCACATCTAGACGGTTTGAGAACACAGCGACAGCGGACGCGCCGAGCCCGTTCGTTCCTGTAGATTTGCGGTTAGTGTATGAGTCAAAGTTACGGCCAGACCTTAGAGTGCCAATCGTCGCCATGATGCCGCTCTTCCCGGTCTTCTTGTTGATGTCTACTGGGATGCCGCGGCCGTTATCGTACACTTCAAAGGAACCATCCGGGTAGAAGGTGACGTTGATACGGGTGGCGTACCCTTGCAGACCTTCATCTACCGAGTTTTCGTAGATTTCACGGACACAGGTTCTTTTCTGGGTAGAGTACGGGTTGTTTTCGTGCCCAGCCTCTTCACCGAGGATCAGTGAGGGACGTTTGAGGATGTGCTGATGCTCGTCCAGCTCTTGGACGCTGTTCGCAGTGTATTCTTCGGGCTTTGATGTTCGTGCCACGAGGTTGTCACCTTCCAGTTGTCTTATCTTGCCGTGTTAAAAACACAGGTGTTAGTGATTCTAGCAGTAACATATTCGTGTGGGCACAAAAATAGATAAGAACACCAATCATCCTAGTGTAGGCGACTGTTGCCGCTTTTATTGATATTGCGTGTTTAACATGGGCAATATTAGATACATTAGCTATAATCTAGGATACCGGGCGGGAGGGCGTGTTGGCTAAGAATCAGACTTATAAGGCTTTTACCGCGCAACCGACACATGTCTTGGATTTGAACGGCGTACTGTTGAATAGCACCCCTGTTTTGGGTCAGCTTGCCGCTGAAATTTAGGGTATCTCAGGTTACGCCACTTTCGTTGTTCGTAACGATACTATGCTTGGGGATGAGCTTTCGCAGGTTACCGCCACCCAGCCTGCGACGGCGGGTCGCCGAGCGGGCGTGACCATGCCTGATTTTCTTGCGGCTGGTAAGTCTGGTAGGTCACGTAAAGAGTTTCTGGTTCAGCATCGTGTAGTCACTGAGTATCGCTCCTGGCAGGAGCGTATCAGCGCCGCTAATGGCACCTCGTCTAAGTATGTTTCGCAGGGCTGGAAGCGCACGGTAAATGCTTCCCCGCCGGCGTATGGTGAAGATACGTTAATCTTGGTGCCGTAGATAATCATTATGCTGTGATTGAGAATGACCCTGTTGTTGATGGGGAAATCGTTCTTAAGATGGTTATCCGAGGTGAATGGTGTCGGCTTATTTTTGGCTTCGATAATACACGCTTCCCCGACGGCAAAGTAACCTTACCCCTCATTAAGATTGAGAACAACCAACCTGTTTTTATTTTCACGGTCGTGACTGATAACCCTGTCGTCCAGTTTTCTGGTGATTACGTTATCGGCGTGGACGTGGGTATTAATAACTATGCTACCGTTGTGGTACGGAGTATCAAATCAGGGCAGGTAGTTTATGAAAGCACGCTTTCTCAGCGGGTTCATTCGCTGTGGAACTCGATTCGTGCGTCCGGGTGGCAGGTGAAACAGCTCCGTAAGAAAGCGAAGTCGCTCCTGTATGACCGTCAAGCTAGGATGTCCGCGCTGGATGAGGCGCAGTTTCACCGTGAGGCGGCATCTAGGAAGAAGCGTGAGTTGGCGATTCTTGCCGCTCAGGAAATCGCCTACCTGTCACACCTTTATGATAACGCTGTGGTTGCTGTAGAAGATTTGGGCTGGATCAGTAATACGATGCAGAACGGTAGGTGGAATCGCGGTGAGCTTATACAGTGGGTGACCCACTATGTCACTCAAAATGGCGGCTGGGTCGTGTCCGTGAACTCTGCTAACACGTCCCAGGTGTGCCATATTTGTGATTCCAAGGTGAGCCACCCTGCTCACGAAATCTCGGTTTGCCCGGAGCACGGCGTGTTAGATAGAGATGTTAATGCCGCTGCGAATATTGCCGCCCGAGCCGTGCCCAGAGTGGAGAAAGCCAGGAAAACCCGTGCGAAGAACCGCAAGCTCCAACCACAGGTTGCCTTAAAAACCCCGCTTTTTCGGGCTTCTCTGAAATATCCCGGGCGGGATAGGACTAAGAGTGTTGCGACACCAAAAAGGAAGAATCACCACCGAATCTCTAAGGGGGTGATTCTTCCTTCTAGCCCCGCTAGGGTCAATATGATCACGGTACTAGCGGACCAGGATGTATCCGGCATCTTGGGGACCAGCAAGGCGGCACTCAAACAAGGAAACGTAGCTTACAAATGTAGGCTATGCAGCCTTAATTGATACTGTTCTCACCTATTAGTGGTACGGAGGATCGTTTAGGCGGGCAGAGTAATAACCTGGCCTGGGAAAATCAGGTTCGGGTTACTGATAGTGCCCTGATTAGCCTGATAGATAGCTTTCCAACCACCGGATACACCCTGATGCTTAGCAATTAGAGCCAGTGTGTCGCCAGCCTTCACAGTGTAAGAAGTGCCAGCGGCAGGGGTAGCTGGAGTAGAAGAGGCCACCGGGGCAGCTTGTACAGTTTCAGTATGCTGAGCAACAGGGGCAGAAGCTACTGGCTGCTGTACAGCAGGTGCACTTTCCTGTGCCGGAGTGTAAACCGGTGTCTGTACCTGAGGCTGCTCCTGTACAACAGGGGTTACTGGTTGAGCAGCAGGTGCTTGATGCTGCGCCTGCGGTTGTGCTACTGGCGCGGGTGTGGATTGTACCTGTGACTGCGGCTGAGTATAAGTAGGGGTTGCCTGGCCAGACAGACCCAGCTTAGAAGAGCACGCGGGCCATGCGCCCCAACCCTGTTGTGCTAGAAGACGTTCAGCAGCTTCAATCTGTTCTGCTTTAGAAGCGGAAGCGGGTGAACCGGACATGCCGACACCGTTCCAAGACTGTTGAGTGAATTGTACACCACCGTAGAAACCGTTACCGGTGTTGATGTTCCAGTTTCCGCCAGATTCGCATTGTGCCAGTGAGTCCCAGGTTGCGGTGTCTACAGCGTGCGCGCCGGGGGTGATCATGGCGAGTGCGCCAGCGGTTACGGATGCGGTGATGATTGCCTTTTTGATGTTCATTAAGAAGTTTCTCCCTCAAAATTTATTTTCGTGTCTGACAACACAGCACTGGTTTGTGTTGTGTTAGCGTTTCGTAAATTTTGGTGTATCCTTACCCGTTCAACTCTCATTGATGCGCAAGAAACCACCAAGGACAACACTTTTATGGTGTGGCCCGGTTGGGTCTTGTTTTTCTCTGGTTTGTTGCTCTAGGCTAGGGGCCTCTTAGTGGAGGTTAAGCAAAGAACCCAACCCCTATAATGGGGTTGGCCAGGATCATGTTTTTTCACCGTTGGGTGTGTAGTCTACCTGGTGGCTACTGTAGAGATGGGAGGTGACACATGGGTGTCTCCTCTACCCGAAGTGAACCTATATCGGTATTCCGGGTAGCCCGTTCCCTTTGGCATGTTTTCTGCCAAAAGTTATTCTAGTGTACCGCACCTTTGCCTGGTTGTCAAACCCGGCACGTGGGGTACACTAGAAAACATATCTTTTACATATCAAATTTTTAGAAGAGCTTGACTAAACAGTCAGGTTCCGATAGAAACCCTGGCGGGTATTGTAATTTCGCTTCAATACTACGCAAGAGTTTAGCTGGAGCGTTTTTGATAATATGCGCGCACTTGTTTTTATTGCTTGAGGTGACGGATTCTTGGAACTCTTGAGCCAGCTCGGCAGCCCTACCCTCTAAGGTGGTGACCCTAACATCACTGTTCTTGCCGCGACCCTTAAGTGTTTTCTCATAATCGTAATCGAAAAGATGCCCAGCTGATTGAAGTAGCTCCAACGTACGACGTAGATCCCACAGGTAGGCTTCAGTTTTACCACCGGCTGTTGATGCGGTCACTACCTCAGCAAGTTTCGTTTTGATAGACTCACGGGTAGGTTTGCCGTTGCGCTGCTGTATGCCTTCTTCACGGAGCCACTGCCCTATCTTCTTGCCGGAGACATTGAAATATGTCCCAATAGTGCTGGCTGATGTAAAATGCCCTTCTTCAACATTAGGTAGCTCCTGGTTCATGGGTACACGTCCCGCGCCAGGGATACTAGGAGTGATAGCGTCCAGGACGGCCTGAATATTCCACAGCACATGCCCTTGATGTCGGTCAAGAACACCAGCTTCTAATGCTGCCTTAGTGGGTTTGCCGTGGTGAACGAAACCTAACGCATCTAAGACGGTTTCTGTTGTCTGCGCTGGAAGGTTGAAAGCCTCCGTGAGTTGTTGAGTTCCACAATGGGACGGGTAGCATCCTCGCACGTATTTCGCTAACGGCTGGTCAAGTACACGCATCATGTTTTCCTTAGGGTTTCTTGTTAAACCAAAATATCCAGGATTATCTACTGCCCGTAGATAATCCTGGATACTGACTCCTGTGATTGCCAAGATTATTGATCAAGGTATGAGAAAATATTGATAATGTTCTTGAAGAGTCCCCAAAAATCAATAAATACACTCAAGGCCATCATGGACGCAGGAATAGCACCATACCCCTTATTCTTGATGATTTGAAAATCGTAGGCAGTGTAGAACATAAACACGAGAGCTGTCACACAAGACACAATGAACGCCAACATGGATAGGTGAAGGAACAAGGTATTAATAATGGACACCACAATAAGCACGAGAAGCGAAACCATCGCCATCACACCGAACCGCGACAAATCTAGACGGGTAACCCAACCCAGAATAGCCATCACCACAAACACAGCCGCCGTAACCGCGAGCGCCGCAATCACCACGGCACCATAGCGGGGGTTGCGTAGGGCGGCAACAATGATGAAGTATAGGTCTATACCGGTGGCGGTGGCAAAGAGCAGGAGCGTCAGCGGTGCGAGCCAATATGCTTTGCTGTTTCGCACCCATATACTGGCAATCAGTAAAATGAGTACTAGTATAGTGGTGACGACCCATGCTGCGGTCAGCAGTGTTGCGGGGATGTGTGGTGCGATAAGGAATGTTGTGATGGCAGTGATGCCGAGAGCTGCGGCAAGCCAGGTGAGTACTTTGGTGAGGTAGGTTGTTTTCCCGGTGTCGTATTCTGCGTTGTGTATGGTTGTTTTGAGGTTAGTGTTCATGAGTTTACATGTCCTTTGTGTGTTGAGTGTTTGTTTAGCGGTATTTGGTTCTTTGTTGGTCAGTAACCACTATCCTTATGATCCCAATTATGGTGGTGACAATGAGGATGAAGAACATCGGTATTGACCAGGCGGCGGCAAGGATAGTTGGTATGATGAGGTTGTAGAGGTATGAGGTTTTAGCGAGCTCTTCGCTGGGTTGTTTGTGTTTATTACGGTAGATGAGCTGCCCTACGGCTGTGAGGTAGAAGGTGATGAGCGCGATTAGGGCGATGATGATGGGGGTTGTTTGGGTGATGGTAATGAGGTTGGGTGTGAGGTATTGGTCGAGTTGTGCGGTGCTAATGATTAGGGTGATAGCAGCAGGTATGAGGGTGACAATGAGTGTCGCAGCGATCAGTGTTCCTGCCAGCAAGGTAAGCAGTCTGGGGGCTTTTGTGTATTGGGTCCAGATCGGTAGGAATGGTTGTGGTGTTTCTGCTTCGATGGCGCGGTAGGCGAGGTTTGGTTTCCCTCCTTTGATGAGTGCTGTTAGGGGTGGGCGTTGGATGGTGTTTCCGGTGGTGGTGTCGATGACGGTGTATTTGTTTTTGTAGAGTGGTTTCTCTGGTGGGTTTAGTATGGCGCTGGGTGTGGGTTTGGTTTGTTTTGTGCCTGTTTTTGGGTGTGTTGGGGCGGGGCGGGTAGGTTTTTGGGCCGCTCTGGCGGGTTGTGTTGGTTTAGTGTTGGTTTGGGTTGCTGTAGATTTTGGGTTGTGTGGCTTGTTTTTGGGTTTGGTACTAACTCTGCGTGCTGGTTTACGTACGGCGGTGTCAGTGTTGAAGTCAAGATTCGGTAAAGATGATTGTTCAACCTTTTTCTCTAATTTCGGCGCGAAAACATCCAACTCTTCACGGTCAGCAATCAGGGGGCACCACGGGCAGGATGCGCCCACGAACCAATGGTACGGTTTGACGGCGCACTGCTGTAGGTCACCCACAATACCAGTGATCACAGGGATAATGGTTGTGAAGGTAGGGCGAATATTGGGTGCGGTACTATACGCATCCACCATGAGTTTCTTGAGACTATCTGGGATGCCCGCAACGATGACGTCGGGGGCCTTGTATCCAGTTGGGATAGAAGCAGGGTTCAATGTGGGGATGATGCTGGCCCGAATCTTATCCACAGTATCTAGAGGCTCCCCAGAACCAGTGTAGATCGCACGTGTAGGGTGTGAACCACCAGTGAGCATCTGGTAGGCCAGAACCATGAACGCGAACATTTCGGTTGCTGATGTGCGGCGCTGTTCCCGTAAAGAACCGTGCGATATTTCTGGTGCCGTATATTCGGGTTTACCCACAGCGCACGGATACACGGTTTCACCATCACTAATTTGTGCCGAGTCAGTATCAACAATCATAACGGTAGCATCTTGAGCCACAAGAATATTTGACTCGTTGAGATCACCAAGCATATGCCCAGCCTGGTGTACAGAGTCAATAGCGACAGCAAGGTTAGCAATCGTGGTAAAAGCATACCGCAGATCAAAGGTAGGTGCGACCCGGCGGCGGGACATGACCGCCGAGAGCTCGCTAAAGGTCTGATAATTCTCCAACGGGAGACGCTTCATCAAATACCCAACGAACTTGTTATCCTCATAGAGGGACGCGACAGGCCACGCAACAGCATCCGTAGCAGGCGGGTGGGACAACATGGCACCTATTTTCTGTTCCCGCTGCTCCTGCTCCGGTTTATGGTAAATCTTTGCTACCCACTCCCCCGGCGCGCCCATGTTAAGGTTTTTGGTGAGGTTCGTGATCGCATAGACGGAGCCTTCACCGCCGCGGCCGAGCACATTATCATCTAACGCTACTTGACCGGTGACGGTTGCGGTTTTTGCAGTTAGAATACGTGTCATGCCGGGCGACCTGCTTTCGCGCACACAATAGTAGTGTCATCCGTGAGCCGGTATTGCTCTCGCATCTGCTCAAAGAGCTGTTCTAGTTGCTCGGAGTCGTTCATTTTTCTGATACCCTCCCAAAACCCAAGATAAGGTGTACCGTTCTCTACGGATACGTTTTTGAGGCCGTCAGTGGCAGCCGCTACGAACCTGGGGCTATTACCGTTTTTGATAGTGGGGTTGAGAGTGGGTGCGGACAAGAACACGGTCTCATTAACATACTCACCGCTATCATCAGAAACATAGAAATATTCGAGACTATCATCAACCACAATGAAAGAGTCACCGACAGCAGCCGCCACCCAACGTTTCGGTGTTACAATGGCGAGCGCGATAGTGGTGGCGTATTGTTTTACATTCGCGTTGTAGTTGTAGTGGAAGTTATCGTAAATATTCTGTAGGAGCGCGGTAATATTTTCGGTGGTTGCTCCGCCCTCGTGGTATGTGGTTTCAAAGAGTTTGAGTGCCTGCTCAACAGCGTATTGTGCTCCTTCTTTGGAGTTTGATTGTGAACCTGCTCCATCTGCTGCCACAATCAGGCATGTATCCCCAATGGTGGTGTGTCCGTAGTGGTCTTGGTTTTCTTCGGGTGTGGTTCGGCGTGGCGATGGGGTGGTTCCATTGATAATTTTCCACATAAGTTTTATTGCCCTTACTGTTGGGTTTTGGTGCTGTTCATATCCTGAGGTTAGGTTGATGGTTAGACCAATATTTATTTTGGCACAGGAAGCGGCCCCACCATTTACTATTTATGGTAGGGCCGCTTGAGACAATGTTGATTGGGTGTTATACGCCGATCGTCCATTCTGTTGGGGCAGGAATGGATACATTACCTTCGCCTGGGCGTGACTGAGACACTGATGACAGGGATGCGGAGAGCCAGGTGAAGAACTCCTCAAACTTGGTGCCATCCAACACTAGGGGCTTTTGTGTGGGTGACGATGTTGGGTAGGTTGCTAGTTGTTCGAGGTCTGCTCCTTCGATAGCGATGGTGTAGAAACTGGTTTTCTTCTCATCGATGGCGGCCTGTAGCTGCTGTACTGCTTCCGTGTGTTTTTCGGGGTCTGTGGGCAGCCCGTCGGTTAGTAGGAAGATGATAGGGCGGTAGTATTTGATACCGGCGGCCTTGTATTCTTCTTTGCGGGCTTCCACGAGATTTAGTGCGTCTATGATTGCCTGGTTGGTGGAGGTGAGCCCGTTTTTCTGTAGCTCAGGTAATGCGAAATGTTCGGCATCTACTGTGGCGAACGGTGTTGGGTCGTGAACTTCAGTACCGTAAACGAGGAAAGAGATGTCTGCGCGTTTACGTGCTAGAGGATCTGAGCTGATGCTAGATTGGATAACATCGAGAGCACCTTCTAGCGCCTCCATCGGCGACCGCTCCTGTCCCTTTCGGACGGTGAGCATAGAGTCTGAGGTGTCAGGGACAATCACAACTGGGATGCGGTCTTCTGTGTTTTCGGCGAATTCGATAGGTAACCTATCTTCCACTGGTTTATACCTTTCTGTGGGTTATGTGTGTGTCATATCTTTATGTTTTGCGGGTAAAGCAAAAATCGCCGGTCAAAGAAACACAAATTCCTTGACCGGCGATTAGGGGTGGGGTGTATGACCATTCTTTAGGATAGGCACAAATCATTCGGTCTATGTCTACCAGTTGGATAGTCGTGCGGCTGATTGTCTGACACCTTTTCAGGCCCCACAGCAGGAACACCCCGTGCCTGCCGCGCACTATGTATTTACTAATAATATATCAACAAAACGGCCGGTACATTATTCATCCCAATCTTCATCACTGAACGCGCTATCGTCATCTCCGCCGCCATGTTTGACAACATAGGAAGAGCCAGACCCGGAGAAGAAGTCGTGATTGTCCTCGGCGGCAGGGTTCATAGATGCCAAAATTTCTGGGCGCACCCGTGACTCTTCGGCAGTGAATACGGGATCGAAACCAAGATTCATGAGCGCCTTGTTAGCGTTATACCTCAAATATGGTTTCACTTCATCAGTGAGACCCACATTATTGTATAGTTCCTCTGTGTATCGAAGCTCGTTAAAGTACAGCTCATTCAAAATGTCATGAGTGAAATTCAAGAGCTCTTCTTGACGTTCCTTACTGGACTTCTCGTAAGCTAAGCGGAACTTATACCCAATGTAGAAGCCATGAAGTGCTTCATCACGAAGAATGAGCTTGATCAGGTCGCCAACATTGGTGAGCTTGCCGTGTGAGGAATACCAGAAGGGCGTGAAGAATCCGGAATAAAACAGGAACGATTCTAACAGTACGGAGATGATCTTTTTCTTTTCTGGGTCGTCCGCCTGGTAGTAGTTTTCAACGATTGCTGCTTTCCTGCGCAGGCATTCGTTAGTTGCAGTAAAATTGAACGCCTGCTCGTTCTCGATACTGTTGATGAAAGTAGCAAAAATAGAAGAGTACGATTTAGCATGTACAGCTTCCATAAAAGTGAAAGCATCATACACGGCCGCCTCATGGTCTGTCACAGCATCTTTAATAAGAGATGGGGCACCCATCTTACTCTGAATAGTATCCAGTAGGGTGAGACCGGCAAAAACCTTCACGATAGAATCACGTTCAACATGGGTGAGTTCACGCCACTGTGGAAGATCGTTGCTGAGCGGAACTTTCTCGGGTAACCAAAAGTTCATGGTCTGCCGGTTCCAAACGTCTAAATCAGTTTGGTCCTCGATACGGTTCCAGTTGATAGCTGTTGTTAGTTTAACATTGCTGATGTCAATGTTGTTGAGCTTTTCCCAAGCGGCCTTCTCGTCGCCGAATGTGGTCACGTTTCTCTACCTCACGTTCTCTCGTTTTCGGGAAGTATTATATCTTCTCATCATAAAAATAAGACCACCCCAAGGATGGTGTGAAATCTTGGGGTGGTAATAGTGGTGGTTTTATGAGGGGAGGTACGATAATCGTTCAGAACATGCCTTGAGATAGTCCTCGTTAGCGGTCTCTATAAACCTGTTGTAATCCTCAGCAGCAATATAGATTTCGGCGATTTCTGCTAGGTCTGCGATCCCATCGCATACCCTTAGCTCTAGGTTGTCAATTGCACGGATCAGGTCACGGTATACGGTTCCTGAGGGCGTGGCAGTATCGTTAGGTTTTACACTTCGGTGAAGGTAACGCAGAGATCCTGCTGGGGTGATGGTAAACGCGCCCTTTTCGGGTATAAATTCTATGTATTCTTCAACTATCGTTTGGGTTGTCGCATCTGTCTGAGGTTTATCTATGAGAGTTACCATATTTATACTGCCTTTGCTGGGAATCTTTCATCCCAAAATTCTTGTAGTATTTGGGCGCATGTTTCAGGTTCGCCAGGCAGACCGAATCCTTCAAATTTGAAGAGGGTTCGTGTTTCACGGTTTGGGTCTCGGCGCTGTTGGTCACGGGTCAGTTTTGCGGCCAGAATGTCCGCGGCATAACCATACGCGATACCATAATTGGTGTTCCCGCCGCCCACAGTTCCTACACAAAGGTCACGGTTTTCTTTGTTGGCAAGGAATTTGTACACCGGTACGGGTACTGCCCGGTCTCTCTTCCCGGCACCATACGAAGGAGTCACGAGAACATACGGACGCCCTGGAGATAAGGTGACTGCGTTCTGCGCGGTTATTTCTAACGTATCAACATTGATCAGGTCGGACACACGATTCACAAACTTTTTCGTTTGACCAGTCCGCCCATAAAATACGAGTAGGGGCCAACGAGCTTCTACGTCAACCTTCGACGCTGCGTCACCGACCATTGTTCCCGCTGCTGATTCCGTCACAATACCTTCCCTGTGCTTCCAAATGCTATGTTACTTGAAAAATTATATCCACTACTGCCAGTTCACCGGTTTAGCTTTAACCACAAGATTATATTCGTAATCAAACAACAATGTATTACCGTCACGAGTGCCATCATCACCCACCGATGTGCCGGAGCAGGTAATCAGGTAAAGCGCTTTATCTCCGTCACGTCGCCACAGGTCATCCATATTCTCTAACTCGTGCTGCGGCACCGTATATAGGTCTGTAACCACGAACTCATAGGTTTTACCTGTAGCATCTTTTTCGAAGACCCTCTCGCACGGCGAGAGCTTATGGAGGTAACCCCACGGTGAGAGCTGTTTACCGTCAGAATAGTTCACGTGCCCCGCCTGGATGATAGCTCCGGCAGTGTCTTGAAGTTGCGCACCAGGGGCATAGGTGATACCGTCAGGTGCCGCCGGAAGATTCACAGGGTCATTATCAAAACCAGAAAGTTGCGTAGTTGAAGTGATCGGCTCCAACTTATTATTGTGTACCTTCGGGATAACCCATGATGAAGCCCCAAGCGCATTCACTTCTGCTGGTGGCTGAAAGGTTGGCTTATAATCACATGTTGCGTCCCTAAATGATTGGGCAGGTTTCGGAGCAAACAGCAACCCGGTATCAGTAACACCCATAGAATGTTCATCCTCATACGCAACATGTGTTCCTTCTTCCTGGGTGGTTTTGACACCAAACATGTAATCAAAACCAGACGTAATAAACGAACCGAACCCACCCAAATATTTAGGCATCAATGACCGGTCAACACCATACGCGAACGCCGCAACAGCAAACAGGATCAACACTGTGCCAACAGAAATAATGGGCCACAAAAATTTCTTCATCAATAACCCCCGAGTCAAAACGTTTTAGAAACAAAAATAGATAGCAGGCCACTTTTTGGGAGTACGCCTACTATCTATTATATAGCATCTGTCAATTTTATCTAGTTTTTCTGAGAAGACCCCACCTTACAGGTAGAAGATGAAACATAGGATATAATAGGTATTATGAGTATCAAGCGTTATCGTTACCGCGCCTACCCGAAGAAAGGACAAAAACAGTCGATCGCTGCCCTGTTCGGGTGTGTCCGCGCAGTCTACAATGACGCTCTAGCCCACTCAGAAGAACAGTACCACCAGACAAAAAAGAAACCTTCTGGTAAAGAGCTTTCTGCCAGGCTCACACACCTGAAACACACCCCAGAAAAAGCGTGGCTGAAAGACGTTTCCGCTGTACCCTTACAGCAGTCCCTACGGGACCTGGATAAGGCGTACACCAACTTCTTCAACTCCATCACAGGAAAACGTAAAGGGGTCAGGGTTGGTGCCCCGAAGTTCAAGAAACGTTCGTCCAAACAATCGGCCAGGTTCACATCCCAAGTATTCAAGGTGAGACAAACCAGCCACGGGGTAGGTTTCGTGAAACTACCCAAGATCGGTGAAATCCGGTTCAACCTCTCACGTGATTTACCCACACCACCAACCTCCATGACACTAATCCGGGAACCAGACGGTAAATATTACGTGTCTTTCGTTGTCAAAACCACCCCCAAACCGGCACCAGAGCCTACCGCCTACGCGGTAGGCGTGGACATGGGGCTCAAAGACCTCGCTGTCGCGGTGAATAGTAACGGGGAGAGTACCGTCTTCCCCAACGTCAGACCCTTGAAACACGCTGAGAAGAAACTCGCCCGGCTACAGAAACAACTCTCGAAAAAGAGAAAAGGTAGTAACCGTTACACCAAGCAACGACTCAGGGTAGCTAAAGCCCACACAAAAGTCCGAAACGTACGAACCCACTACTTACACCAGGTAGCGAACCAGGTTGTTAACGAAAACCAAGTTATCGCCCTGGAAACCCTCATGGTTATGGGTCTAGCTAGAACCCGGTTGGGTAAGAGTGTGTTGGACGCTAGTTGGGGTCGCCTGACCTGGCTAATCGAAGAGAAAGCCGCCGAATATGGTAGAACCGTTATTCGTGTGGACAGGTTTGCACCCACCACCCAGACCTGCTCAATCTGCGGGGCACCTAACGGCAGAAAGCCGCTAAATGTCCGGGAATGGGTTTGTGCCGGGTGCGGGCACCGTGTGGATCGGGATCGGAATGCGGCGGTTAATATTATGCTCGCGGCAGGGCTTGCCGAGAGTCTAAACGAACATTGCGGAGACGACGTAAGACGTTCCCTTGTGGACGCTGTTGTTGTTTGACGCTGTTCACCCACCGAGAGCCACCAGGTTTTAGAACCTAGTGGCTGGTAGGAATCTACCCCACACGGGGTAGAGGAAGTCAAGAGCGTTGACGGCGGAACAATGTCACACCTGCCGCCGCTACAGCAGCCACAAGACCACTCAGCACGCCACCGGCAGCGAGCGTTTGAGGGTTTGTAGTAGCTGTTGCTACGCCTGCCTCACCAGTCTTAAGGCGCTGGCCCTTCACAGTTGAAGAAGTGTTAGCCTTCACACTGGATGCGTTCTTACCCTTACCATTATATGGTGCGGATGGGTTCGCGGATCCTGGTGTAGAGCTGCCGTTAGCTGCTACGTATTCAGTGCTGGTAACTTCGCCTTCATGGGTGGTAGCACCAGTATTTTCAACAGCCACGTTCTCACCATCAGGTGTTGTTTCTGATGCTGGTGTTGTGGACTGCTCCCCGGTTTGATTATCCGAGGGTTCAGTCACCTGCTGATCGCCAGTGTTGTCACTTGCAGGCTGGGTGTTATCCTGACTTGGTGTGTCCTCAGCGGGGGTTTGAGGCTGTTCTGCTGGGGTTTCATCCTTGGGTGCCTCAGGTGTTACTTCTGCCTTCTTATCAGGCTCAGGGGTGGGTGCCGGGGTCTCTGGTGCTGGTGTAGGTACCTTCGTCAGAGCTAGTGTGGCGTTCTGACCTGGTGTGAGTGAACCGATGTACCAGTAGAGGCCGTCAGGGTGAACCATCTGTGGTGTCACTACCTTAGCGTCAATAAGTGCTTGACCGGACGCTATTTCACCTTGTGAAGGTGACCCGAGGTTGTATCCTTCGGGAATGACATCCATTTGTGCCAGCCATGTGTATTTGCTGTGTGCTGACGAGATGTTGGTGATCGCAACATTGGCGTTGTCCCCGCCGTTGAATTCTACTTTGAATTCTGCGCCGACACTAGAGGTTCCAACACCGTTTTTGATGTCGATGGTAGAAACCCCGTTCTCAGTGTTTTGTTCTCCTGCTGCGGGTGCCGGGGTGTTAGGTTGCTCCTGGCCTGTAGCGTTATCCTCGGCAGTGGTGGTGGCTACAGGTTTAGGGGCCGCTGTTGCTGTTTCAGCTGTGGGTGCCGGTGTTTCGTTAGCGAAAGCTGCGGTGGTGCCGCCTGCCGCCAGTAACCCAGCCAGGCTGATTGTGGTAATTGTTTTTGAGACAGACATAATAGACCTCACAAAGTTTTTAGGGATAATGGATTCAAAGAATATTAGGTGTACTCTATATCTATATATTATATGCGTAAAACACTCTCGATAGATGTAAAGAGTACGCTTTCCGGGCTTTGGGATGTGATCTTCCCATCAGAAAGCGGAATATAGTAGACTCGCCCGCCCGAGATTTTAGTGATAAGCCCTAGAAAGCTGGTGCCTGTATCCACCATAATGTCGCCAGGAAATAACACGGCACCCATGAAACCAATATTCCGGTCAATAACAGCAATACTATGTTGATTGAATACTCCCGGTACCATTGACATAATAACTTCGTCAGGCAGTTGCGCTAAACCTTCAAACCAGGACCACTCAATGGTGAGCAGGTCATCCAGCCGCAACACAATACCGAGCCTCGTCAGCGCGTCTAAAACTCTAACAGACCCTATCAGGTCAGTGACATGCCTCAACGTCGCATACAGCAGAATAAAAGACATAAAATCCAAGGTCGGCATCAAAGACGCAGAGTGAGTCTGCTGATACTTCTTCGACACCAGGGCAGCAAGCGCCGCCTGCTCGTTCTCACTCGGGGCATTAGAATACAGCATATTCTCTAACCCGAGCAGAACATTAGTCGTATACACGACAGGTAACACATCAGTTGGCTCGATCATGGAGACAACAGAAAAACTGTCTAAAGCATCCACTGTAAATGTGAGCCCGATACTCTCCTGTAACTGTCGTGCAACACTAGAGATTTTCCGTAACTCCTGAGAAGTCGTCCCTAAGGCAGATAACGGGACAATAACCGTGTGTGACATTTTAGTATGGTTATGTGTTGCGGGTGGAATCAATGTAGGCAAAATAGGCTTCCTTTGTCATAATTGCGTCCTGGAGCGCGCGGTGAGCACCTTCATAAACGCCACCGAAATATTCTACAAAATCCTTGAGCCTATTCCCAGATGTGGGAACACCTAAAGCAGAAATAAACTTTGTGTCCTGGAAGGAACCCAAAACATTAGGATTCTTATTGAACGATTCCGAAAAAGGAGAACGCAAATCCCAGAAGTCTTTCGACAGGTTCATGAACCACTGGCCCTCAAAATTACTATTATGAGCAATCAAAACAGCCGAATGGTCGCAAATCAGTTCCAGCAGCTTCTTGTCAGTCACAATCTGGGCGTGAGTCTTTGGGTCACGGATAGCCACCGGAGGCTTGCCCACGATCTCTGACACCTTAATATTGTGTACATGGTTCAACGGTACACGGTTTGCTATGCGCGCAATATCGCACGACGTATCGTACAGCCCAATATACTCATCCAGGGTCTTACCTGCGGCATCAGTCACCGCGAAACCAACCTCGATGATTTCACCCTTGGACGGGTGAGTGCCGGTGGTCTCAACATCCACAAAGATGCGGTTACGACCCTGAGTCGCGTAGTTCTTCGCGGTGAAGAAGTTACGGGCAAGGTGGGTGAAGTTATACTCCTGCTGATACCAAGACATCACTTTACGGTAACATTCGCGAAACGGAATGTCTGAGAACGCCGACATTTCCTGCGCCAACACGACACACTTCATCGTCGGGAAAGTCATGTCACGAGTGAACTTCATGTTAGTCCATGCAGTAGAAAACTCCAGGCTGGCCGGGCAACCCATAAACGGGTTATCTGGGTTATTGATACGGGCAGGGAGCACGCTATTAGCGTCTGTACCTGCGGGAGCGTTGCGTAGCTGTTCGGCTTGGTACGTGGTCACATAAGCATGTGAAGCATTAACCCCGGCACGTAATGATTCAACCTCCTTATCTGGTACACATAGCTCAAGTGGAGTTCGCGCTTCCTTATTACGGATACGGTCTTTCATGTGTTTCGCTAGAACTTTTGCCTTCTCATAGGTATCAAGCATACTGTTATAATTATTCATACTAATAATAATAACGCCTTAGATTATGTTTCGTCAAATAATCTAAAGCGTTATCGGTATATTATGTTTTATTGGGTGATAGTTTTACTAAACTCTCGTGCTGTGGCCTGCAACTCGGCCGCGTCCTCAATCTCAAAAACAGTATCGAAGTCTTCCGGTAAGAGAGAGTTTTCGGAAGCATGGTTAGAGTTCCCATCCTCTTTACCAACCAGGGACGGGCGCACAATGTAAACACTCGTCCCGCCTGTTTCTTTCACAGCGGCCAGCTCGTTCGGGAAACGGATACCCGTGATCACAACATTCTTGCCTTCCGCCTGGATTTCCCGGACACGCTTCCACGTCAAGTCCACCCACACGTTCTCTCCGAAGAGTCCCCGACCCATTTCGGTTCCGAGTCGTTGAAGTAATTCTCTAACTTCTGTACATTCGTCTTTAGCTTTCGTCCAGTCTCCGCCGAGCTGTTCCAAATAATCAGCAACACGAGTGCCATCGGGTTTGATCATCGGATTAGCTCTCAAAAGTGCTTCACACAGCGTATCGGACATCCCAATTTTTACCCAGTCTTCGCCGAGACCTTCCGCCCACGTATCTTTACCGTGGCGTTTCTTGCCACCAACACCAATAACATGTGTCAAAACGTTTTACCTCCATGTATACAATTATCACTAGTATAAGGCATAACACGGAGTTTCCACAAACCGGTTATCAAAGCCCGGTAAAACCATCAAGTTTCAGAACATTATGGCTCGCGCCGAATGATTCCAAATCAACGTTCTTGTCTTCACGGTATGCCAAGGATTGTACCGCAAAACTCATTTTGTAACCTTGAACATAGTGGAGGCTAATAATGTTTTTAACATCCTCAAGGGTGAGTTTGGGAGGGTTAATGGCCGACACTTCAGTCAAAAAACTCATGGCCACTGGAAGCATGTCGTTACGGTAGGCATCCAGCAGGAACACAATCAAATCCTGGGCATCGAGCACACCGTCAAGTTCGATCACCAGCGACTCTAGAATAGAGTAACGCTCCTTCTGGAACTTCTTCACAAAATGCTTATCCTGGCTGAGAGCCTGCTCAATCCTTCTGAAATCATACTTGTTCTGGTAGATAATGCCAGCAGCACTCGTAATCGTGTTCGCTGGGGACCCCTCAAGATCATACACAATGATACGTTTGAGGGCTGCTAACACTTGGTCACGGTTGATACTTGAAAAGTTGTCAATACCTGAATGTTTCATAATTATTCACCTCGTCTTTAGTTATTGAGAACGTCAGCTAACGATGGTCCTTGGTTTGGGGTGGTATCACGTGCGGCGGCGTCTGAAAGCCCGGCTCGTAGGTGTTCACGTATGTTATCCTCTGCTACTACATGTTTTATCATATGGTAAGGGAACATACGCCGTACCAAAAGCGAAACAACCTTCTCTTTGCGGCGATCATAGGTTTTATAGTTTTGAACATGCTTGCTCTTAACGATAGATTGTGCTTCTTTCTGGATCGCGCGCTCTTCATCATAGGATGATAAAGCATCCTGAATGGTCTCAGGTGTATACCCAATCTTTTTAAGTTCATGTTTCACCTGCGCCGCAGATTTACCCGCATTGAGGTACTTACTCATTTTCAGGTTCAGAATAATACTGTCATGATTAGGAAGACCTTCTAATAAGGTATCAATGGCGGTACCTACAAAATCAATGACACCGTTCTCGCGCCCAGGGCGAACAAACATGTGGACCTGATCAGTGAAACCCTTATCATATAATTTTTCACGTATCTGCGCCGTAGTGTACTCGTTATCCGCATACCAGAAAGCAGACCTAATCGCGTGGATACGCAGCCGTTCGGCAGTGCGCGCCTCTAACACCCCGTCAGGTATCTGAACTTTCCTTGCCCGTTTCATAAACACCACAACTTATGCCTTGAGCAGAATAGTGCCGTCAAACTGATCAAAATCAGGTTGTTCATTCCTCGCCGACTCCTGCTTATCATTATACGGTGTGCGCGCTGACGGGCAGAACTTAGCCAATGGGCACCACGAACATAACACAGATGGGTTATAAGAGAACTCGTTACTTTCTTCCAGCTCATCCATCTTCTGATCAATCTCAACAACGTCAGCGACCACTGCTTCCTGGAACTTTGAGTCATCCACTGGAACTTGAGCGATACCACCAGCAACAGGGAACATGAGGCGAGCCCCGTCTACCTGGTAACCATTCTGACGTAACAAAGTGGTGTAAATCATCTGCTGACGTGCCTCAGCGTATCCGACCGCCTCACGAGTGTTATACGAGGTAGAGCCGTCCTTGTTCTTTACCAGCTCAGGGTACCCGCCTTCCCACTGCTTGAGTTTACCACCGGTCTTCCAGTCCTCAACCACAACACCGCCATTAGAGCTGGAGGATACACGGTCAACAAAACCAATCAGGTTCCGTGATACTCCCGGCAGTTTACCTTTGACGAAAACTTCCAGGCCGGTTTTTGAATTGATGTTAGCGATCTGAACGTCCTGCGGGTTCTCGCCGAGCTTGTAGTATCCGCGTAGTGCTTCTTGGAGCCAGTCGCGCACATCCATGTTGGTTTTGAATATTTCAAAGTCTGGTTCTTCCAGGGTCTTTTTGACACACTCTTTGAGTGAGTCACGGGTGCGTTCTTCGGCAGGCAGCCGGAAGAAGTGCTCCATGATGCGGTGGAAGAAACTACCACGAGTCATAGGGTTATCTGGTGGTGTTTCAATCACCTCAGGGACAACATAGGTTTTTGCTAACCATGCGGCTGGGCAGCCTTCACGAAGTTCTGTCACCAAAGACGCGGAGAGCTGTTTCTTCCGGAACTGTTCTGCTGTTTCTTCTGAGACGATGTGTAGCCCGACTTTATCCATCATGATAATAGGTGCACGGCCACCCTCATTAGTGTTATTATCCTGAGAAAAAATATTATTGTCTAATGTTGGTTGAATGAGGGCTTCTGGGAGGTTGCGTTCAGCGTCAGTGAGTTGATGCATCACCTGCTCAATGTGCTCCGGAATAAAAAAAGATACTGGTTTTTCATGTGACATTTCAACAACCTCTGGACTCAACGAAATATTAGACATACATTCTATGATAGCAGAACGGCCGCCTTATCTCAAGGTGGCCGTACATATTCAACAAATACTAATGATGATTTTTAGATGACTAACAGAAGGACAATGAGGTTATAGAGCGCATGACTCAACATCCCAGGTATGATACTACCCCATTTGAGACGCATCCAACACAACCCTACAGAAAGTGTTATAGTGGATAGGATAGTAGTTATACCACTCAGGAGTCCGCTTCCTGGTGAGAAATGCGCGAGACCAAACAAGATAGAAGTAATCAGAATGGAGAGTGCCGTGTATAGTCTCTGGTGTTTTTCACTATTCTTGGCGCCAATCATGAGCGTACCGAAAATATACCCGCGGAAGAACACTTCCTCCACCACGGGGGCAACCAAGACAGCGCCTAAGAACAGTACCCACGGATCATACAGTGCCGCCGCCGTTGAAGTAGCATTAGGTTGCGAAGTGTCCCCAAAGAGAGACACAATGAAAGCAACAACAAAAGACAGAAGCACTCCGGCAGCGCCGACACCCACACCCACCAGTATTGGTTTCCAGCCAGCTTTCACCAGCCCCAATAATTTGGTTAGAGTAGATAAGATGGCGTGACGGCTCCAATGTAGGAACATGAATGTTAGGGCGATAACACCCATAAAGACGAATCCGTTATACAATGCTCCGGCTAAGAAACCTAACGGTGTTTTTTCTGCCCACTGGTATACTGGTAAGAAAGCTACCATTGTGAGTAAAGTGAAGGGGAGAATGATGCCGACAAGGTTCCAGAGGCACCAATACCATGAGAGGGTTTCGATGCTGTCCTTGGTGTTTATCTTAGCTGCTGTTATGGTCTCTGACATGGCTTCTTCTAAACTAATATGCTCGGCTGCTGTTAATGATTTTCCAACGGAGACGCTGAAACATATTGGCCTTATCCTTACGTGTGGCACGGCCTAAAATGATCTTTGTCTCCAAATTGTCGATTTCTTCATTGAGACGAGGATCAACAACCTTTTCACCATAAGGACCGCTATTATCTCCACGGATCTCCTTGAGTTGAGCTAGTCGATCTTCCTCGTATGTGGGTGGCGGTAGCTGCTCGAATTCGAACTCTTTAGCTGCCTCATCCGCTATTTTTTGTTTTTGCCGTTCGTGTAATTCTTCGATCGTGTTTTGGTATACACGGCGCGCGTATTGAGCATCATAGTGTTCTCTTCCGGTTTCCATGATGCTCACATGAGGGAAGTTTGGGTTTTGAAATTTACAATTTTTTTCTGATTTCGCGGGACACCGCTCCATCCTGCCTTTGTCAGTATCATAATGATACCTTGTAAAAGTAGTCATAATAATCACTTAGTATTAGTTGAATGTTTTCTAATAAATTATATCCACTATACTATGATTGTACATCATATATTTCTTGCATGGTATCATCCCAATCATCTTCGGCGCGTCGACTACTGCGCTGCTGATTATTGAGTTCTAAAACACTCCCTTCAATAGCAGCAGATGTAACACCAATACCGTTGTTATTATCACTATTGTTTGGAGTGGAATTGCTGGATTCGGCAGTGCTATTCTTCTCTGCGGCCTCCTTCTTGATAGAAGCCATCATAGAATCACCACCACCAGACGCGGACGAATACGACGATTTCTGCTGCTTCTTCCACCATTGAGCGATAGCATCCGCATCCGCCGTGAAAATACCCTGAGCGTGACGGCCAACATCTCCAGTCTGAATAAAAACTCGACCCTTTGGTATACTCGGTACTTTGGTGCCTTGATTATTATCCAAAACCATTGTTGAAGCTGTTGAATTTACGTTTCCAGCCACGATACGGTGATCAAAGTTAGCCCTGATTTCACCACCAACAATACTAGCGTCCGGACGCTGAATAGCGGCAGCCAAGTGAACACCAGCTGCACGGCCAAGACGAGCAATATCACCAATAATAATATTACACTCATCAATCATCTCATTATCGAGTTTCGTCCTGTCCGCGTTACCCTTCTTGGGGATCATCAACTGGGCTAACTCGTCGATCATCACCATGATACGGCATATTTGCTGTCCGGTAGCCGCCCGCAACTCGCTTAACTTCCTCATGTAATTAAGCCCCATGCGGGAGTAACGGTCAAGCATTACCTGGTGCGCGAACCTCAAAACAGTTAAAGCGTCCTCTAGAGTTGTAGCGACACCAAGAACACTCGGCGCATACTTACGGTACTCTGCCAACTCAACAATCTTCAAGTCAATACCCAGGAACAACCATTCCTCAGGTCGCATAATACACCCAAAGATGAAGCACCGTTGAATAACCGAGTTATGGGTTACTACACTAGTACCATTCTCACCACCAACCATAAAAAGCTTCTCGGGGGTTTTCACTGAAATACACCGTGATTCAACCGGCGGTATCTCGGTTATTTTTTTGATACGCACAGTTCGCCTTCCACCATTTTTGAGGTAACATATCCCGATACTCAGGCTTCGCGTTTTTATGCCACAATGGCACAAAAATGGTCTGACCTTATATGTCAGACCATCCTCTACCATGAAAGATCAGAATTACTTCTAATAACCGGAAGTATACCCGCCCGTTGAAGAACCAGCAATACTCGCCAACTCCTCAGATACCAGCCGCACAGTATCACCAATCTTATAGTCCCGCAGACCCGCAACATCCACTAGATAGTACGTCCTCTCCGCACCATCTACTTGGAACACCTGAGCCTCAAAGAACCGATCCGGAATATTCTCCAGATAACCATTAGAATTTCCAGGGAACGCGAACCCCTCAACATGTACCAAGGAACCGTCATCAGAAACATACAGAGGTTTCTTCGAGCGGGCGTCTTCAAGATACAGTTCATCCGTGCCCGCACCATCTACAGCCTGTAAAATCTCCTCTCGGAAATCAAGGATGCTCTTCTCCTTGGTGAGCGCACGGATACTCTCGTCCAAGACCACAAGATCCTTAGGTAGAATGTCTACCCGGTTGTCTCGGACACGGACGTTCCGGTATGCATTTTCCATACGCTGAGCAATACCAAAAATTTCTGTATTCTTCGAGTTCAACAGCCCGCTATTATAAGCGCTCACAAAGCCAGTAGAGCTACCGAAGAGTTGGTGGTTCTCAGTGAGCCACTGCTCAAATTCTTCTGCTGCTGTTCCTCGGGCTAAAAGTTCTGTCATACGTAAAGTCCAATCATTCCTATTATTTGGTGTTTTATATCGTACTTAGAGTGATAGTTCGTTAAAACCGGAAGCATGGATAACCTGTTTCATCCGATCATACGGCGGGACACAACAGGCCACAATTTTTGATACCAGAGTGGTATCAATAAAGCTTTTATTATCATCCTTGATTTTATCCCATTTTAGGTTCAGAAACTTCTCAGCTTCACTCTTGGAGACAAGACGCCACGGCCCAGACTTATACCAGTGATCGTTGATTTGGACTGTTGCTTCATCATGGTTGATTAGAACCATACCGAGAATATTCTTGTAATCTTCAAGGTACTTGTACCATAACCAGACGGCACCACGCATCCGAACCTTCCCTCCCGGAAACTTTTTTCGCTGTTTTGTGCGTACCACTTCCCCACCGGCCATCACTGAGTAGAAGCCTTTCCGCCATGTCTTTGTATCCACTAGAATGATTTCGTGACCGATCACCAAAATGTGGTCTGTATCTTTTGTGTCTACAATACCTGATTCTTCATCAGCGACCTGATCGGAATTGTCCTGCTCCGCAATTTCTTCTGGCGTCATCACTCTCAGGCGCGCATCAGGTTTACCGTCCTCTCGCTTCCTGATACTCACAGAATCAATAAGGACAACATTCGGTTTATCGGCTGCCCATTCCCGTAAAAACCGGGTTGTCTCCCGCTCACCATCTAAACCAATCTTCGCGGACTTCTGGTCAATCTGAGAACCTTCCTGCGGGTTATACACCTGATGCGTCAAAGAAGCACCTGAGGAACCGAAATACCGCCGACCCTCACACAACTTCCTATACACAATGTCCTCTACCTTAGCATTGAACTTTCCGGTAGGTTCCGTAATCCTCACCATGCTGTTGGCGGCGCTCGCCATAGTCTCATTACTCATCGGCGGTCACCTGTGCGTCAAAACCAACACGGAAACCTGTCACCTGGCGGTCACAGTCTAACTCAATGTCTTGTGACTGGCCCGCCTCTAACGACTTCACTCCGCCACCACATTTAGCCTCATCCCGATTTGGTGAGAACCAGCTGATTGGGTTCATAATGTGTGCCGCTCCGCCGGTCACCGAGACGCTAATGTTGTGTTCGGTTCTGTCCCCACTATTTTCTACAGTGGCGTAAGTTTTGCTATCACGCCTAATAATGTTCGTGACCTTCACTTCACCAGAGTCGGGGAGCTCAACTGTGGCTGTGACCGGTGTCTTCCCCGTGTTTGATTCCAGCTTGGAAACTGCCGAGAAGATAGTCAAGATAAGTATGAGGATAATAGCGACCGTCGCCGCGCGCACAAACACCGAACCAACGGTGACAGCAGGCTTGATCTTTGAAAGACCAGGAAGAGTGAGAGCTTTCTTCGTGACCTGATCCACAGCGTTACCTGCTGTCCCCAAGATTTTATGTACATCAATGTTGGCGATCGGGTTACTCTTCTTGACGCCCTCATTGTTAGTTTGTGGGTCGTGTTCTGAGTTGCCGGTTTCGTACTCATCCAGACCGCCAGGGATACCATCGTCAGAATCAATAGGTTCACCAGTGTAGTGCGCCAACAACTCGTCACTTGACATGGAGTCAATCTGCTCAAGTGTCAAATCACCAAAAATCTCGTCCGGATCCTCCGTTGTAGTGTCCTCGGTGACACTCTCCACTGTCACAGGTTTACTCTGCTCCTGAGCAGTATCCAAGGAGGGCAGACTTGAAGAATACCCATTATCCGAAGACCCAAAAATGTCTTCAAAGGATGTCACCGCCGCGGGTTGATCGTCAAGTTCACCACGATACGACGGAACATACTCCTCAGACTCAGCAGCCTGTACGGTAGTTGTGTTACCGTCAGGTAATTCAACAGTAGGTTCCTCAGGTGTCGCGGGAGAACCTAAATCAAAAACCAGGTTCTCCCCTGGTGAAGAATCTTCATAACTCATGCTCATATACTTCTCTCACTCTATAGAAAAAATATATCTTACGCTACACAAAACCAAACCTACTGTGGCAGCTCACGGAAAACACCAAAATCATAATCCGCGAAGTCCACATACTCACCTAAAGCAACCTCAAAACTATTCGACACCGCCATCCTAGTATTAGCCTCACGGTACGTTAAAGTATCCACGAGCGCCGGGTAAGCCATCTGGTAAGCTTCAGGTTTCTGTGTCCTGGGTGGCGGCCAAGACCTCACCCCGTCCTTTGCTGGGGAGTCAAGATCATTGAGTGCGTCAATATAAACAGCAGGTGAGTCCACCCCAATACTAGTATCGTGGCTGTTGTAAATGGTGTACCAGATAGGTTTACCGTTTGGGGCTGCGAATTTCTCCTTGAGACTAGTCGCAATACTGCTCACGTATCCTTCAACATCCCTAATGCCAGCAACATCAAAACGTATCCTCACTGGCAGAGTCCCGTCAGCAGCCATTGGCACCCGCCGCGCAGTATTGATTCGCATAAACCCGGACGAGTCACCCGAGGGCGGGTAGAACGTAACAGAAAGACTGTAAACACCGTGCGCCTCTAACACTGGTATCGCTGCCCTGTTCGTAAGCACAGTGCTGCGGGTAGCATCAGAAACAAAGGTTTTGCCCGCCATGTAGGCTTTTTTGACATCCTGCTGTTTCTCCCACATGTTCATAGCATCCGTGAGGTCACGAGATGGGCGCGCCACAAAATAGCCGGTGCCGTCCTCTAGCCCGTAGGTAGTGGTTTTCCGGCCGCCACGATTCTCAGAAACAACAGAAGAAACTGCGCACATAATAAGTCCACTGGCCGGTCGGGTGCTCTTCGTCAGCTCCCCGATAGTGGTTGTCCGTAGCCCTGGGATACGTTTATTGACCTTACTTAATGGGTGAGCAGACAAATACATGCCCACCTTAGAGCCCTCAAGCTGTAGCCTCTCTAGGAACGCGAAATCGTCACCCGTGTAATCTTCACTCACGGTTGCCAGGTCTTCGAGCCCAGCAAAAATATTATCCGTATCGGCTAATTGTCGCTTCGCACCGGAAAGGATGTCGGAGACTGACTCATACACTTTCTTCCGAGACGCCCCGAAACCGTCAAAACCACCCGCGAGCGCGATGTTCTCAAAAATCTTCTTATTAGTCACGCCCGCTTTATGGCAGCGCAGGATGAAATCTTCTACACTAGTGAACTGACCCGCTTGTGCACGTTCTTGAACGATCGTGTCTGCCGCTTCCTGGGAGACGTGCTCCACGCCGGAGAACCCATAGAGAATGGAGTTGGGTTTGTGTGGGTTAGCTTTGATTTTGCTACCTGAGGCGTTGACGTTGATGCTCTCAAAGGTGATACCCATACGCTCGGCTTCTTTCGCGTACTCGAAACGGCGCTGCTTATTACCAGAGCTGAGTGTCTGCTCTAGGCAGGTTGCCATAAACTCTACAGGGTAGTTCGCTTTCAGGTACGCTGTCTGGTACGCAAGGATACTGTACGAGTACGAGTGCGAGTTATGGGACACGAGACCATTCGCAATAAAGTTTGCTGGCCCGTCGTCAGCCATCATAATGTCGTAGGTCATCTCCCGCAGCACTGAACCATTCTTCAGCACCTTCGGGGTGACGATCTCAACAATCGGGTCACCATTTTCAATATGGTGCCGCATAAGCGCAGCATCAATCTCATCACGGTAGTTCTCAGGAGTCAAATAAACGAACGGTATGTCGTTCCCGTACTTGTTATCAACAAACCATTGACGGCCACGCCGTAACCCGTCCATCTCAAAATACAACCCATCAGCGTAAAAGTCGGTAATACGTGTTGTGCCGTTGACGCTAGTGAATGTTTTGTGTATTTCGAAATCTACACCGCGGGCAAGCAAATAGTTACCGGCAACAGCTTCGCAGATGCTATCCGCCATACGCCCGTCGTCCATGATAGTGGGTTTCCCGTAACCTTTATGCCCGCCCCGAGAACGCCGATTTTGTTGGTCTTCCAGTATTCTCTTAGACCATTCAGAGTCATTATTCCAAAGGTGTCGTAACGCTTCGCGCATATGCTGGGCAACTTTGATGCCACGCTCAGGATGCATTTGAGCTATACGTTTCTGATGTTTAGACCTATCTTCAAAAGATAAAGTGGATTGATAATAGGTCATCCATTCTTTACACTTTTCCCTATTTTGATCGCTCTTATTGTAACGAGTCATATTGGCGCTACGCATACGACGCACATCGTCAGAAATTCGTTTAGTCCAGTTAGGGTCGTGAATAAGCTCAACGCCAACAGCCAGGCCACCATCCTTCACAGTATGGTACCCATCAGTAGTAAGCATCCTGTGATTTTCAGTGATGCGGATGGTGCGCCCAGAAGCGGTCTTCACCGTCCATAACGGTTTCACACCGGTTTTTACGATCTCGGCGACACGGTGTAATCCGAAAGAACCATCTTCTTTCATGGACATGATTTTGATGTCACGGTCACCATTCTCCCACCGTTTATACAGGTCTTCTACCTTGATTTTAGTGCTTTCATCTGTAAGAATTTTCGTTTGACCGTATAAACATTTATTAAAGGCGTACTTAGAGAACTCAACAACCTTTTCCCATAGTATATTCATAGCTTCAAGGCTGTAACCGTTGTCTTGGCCGCCCTGGAGGAACTTAGGTTGCATAGACATCATAACATCAGTTTTCTTCTTACCGATGGCTTTGCGGAGCATGTCACCTTCTTGTTCGGTCATGCCGCAAATTTTTTGGGCGATCTCGATCACCTGTTCCTGGAAGACAATCAGGGATGCTGTGGGTTCGAGGATGTCTTCGAGTACGGTGCCTTTGAATTCTGGGTGGATTGGTTCGATGGGTTCACGCCCGCCGATACGGTCAGCGTATTTTGTGTGGGCGTTCATACTCATTGGGCCTGGTCGGTATAGTGCGGTGATAGCAGCAATATGGTCCACCTTAGTGGGGTTCATTTTGCGCAGTAGCTCTTGTACACCGGGTGAGGATAGCTGAAACACGGCGATAGTATGCCCATTCCCTAGCATGTCGTAGGTTTTTTTATCGTCCATGTCGCCTGCAATGATTTCTGGCATACAGGGTGGTTCTTTCCCGGCGTCGATGATAGCCTGTACGGTGTTTTGGATGATGTCTACGGTATCTAGGCCGAGGAAGTCAATTTTGATGAGTCCGAGGTTTTCACAGGCGGGGTATTCGTATTCGGTGAGCGCATTCTCTTTGTTATCGCGTGCTACGGGGATGACGTCGCTGAGTGGGTGTGAGGATAGGATTACGCCGCAGGCGTGGGTGCCTATGGATTTGGTGCGTCCTTCGACGGCGAGGGCGCCTTCCACGACTTTCTTCCATTCTGGTGCGGATACGGCGTCCCTAAAGTCTGCTCCTTCGGGGTAGCGTTCAGCATCCGGGTTGAAGACTTCGGCGAGGGAACATTCTTTGCCGTCTTTGACGCCGGGTAGGAGCGCGCTGATACGGTTGGTTTCTTTGAATGGCATACCGTAGATGGAGGCAATGTCTTTGAAGGCGGATTTTGCTTTGAGGAAGCCGTGTGTGACGATGCGGGCTGATTTTTCTGGGCCGTAGATGGTGCGGGTGTTTTCGATGATGGGTTCACGGTGTACGGTGTTGTAGTCGGTGTCGATGTCTGGCGGGGAGCCGGGTTTGACGACTTCAATGTTTTTGATGGTGTGTTGAGTCACGTTTATTATCCTTGGCTGGTTTGTGTGATCGCGTGGAAAACGGTTATTTGGGCGATGGTTTTCGCGTGTTCTGGTGTGCGCATAGCTTGGTCAAAGCCGTTCATGAACAGTCCCAGGATGGGTTTGAGTTGTTGTGGTCCACCAATATTTTTGAGGAACTGCAGTACGGGGTCGCGTTGCCCGTTGAAAGGTAGCTGGTCGGCAATATTTTTGTTGCTTTTGGTGGTGGCGAGGATTAGAACCACGGTGAGGGCGTCAATAATGTCCCCGAGGAGCTGCTGGTAGTTGATGTTTTCTTCTTCTGCTTCGTTGAGGATACTGTAGACGGCAGCAATATCTTTGGTACTGATGGCTTGAAGGATACGGTCGGTGTACCCGCCAGGTTCACCATCCAGACCGGTAGCAGCTAATCTCTCTAAAGCGGTCAGGGCGTCTCGGACGGATCCGTGACCCTCACCGGCGGCGGCAATGATAATGTTTTCACTGATGTTAAGGTTATCTTCGTGGGCGATACGGGTCAGGTATTCGATAAGTTCCCGTTTAGGTACGGGTTTGAACGTGAAGTCTCGGGTACGTGATTTCACGGCCGGGGACACGGAGAGACCTTCGGTGGTACAGAAAATAAAAACAACGTTCAGTGCGTGGTTGCGGTTCTCTAGCGGGATGAGGAATTTATCAAGTGCCTGCTTTGAGAGACGGTGCACCTCATCACAAATCATGATGTTTTGTTTGCCGGGCTGGTTCATTTTGGCGTCTTCAATGAGACGGTTCACATCATCAATACTGCCGTAGTTTGACATGGACTGGTACCGCACCCCTGGGTGCTCATCATTGTCAATAGCGACGCATTCTTCACAGATACCGCAAGGGTTGGGACTATCGGCTGGCCGGTTGAGACAGTTCAAGGCTTTAGCGAGAACAAACGCCGCAGACGTTTTACCAGAACCATGTAAACCAGTAAAAAGGTACGCCGCAGGTATACTACCGTCAACAACATCTTTCTTGAGCGCCCCTATGATCGGTCCTTGCCCGATAATGTCGTCAAAGGTGCGTGGCTGGTACTTCTTATAGAGCTCTTGATACACCGGTTTCCCCTAATTCCTTTCCGTCCTTGTGTTTATTGTGCTTCACCCGCGGCTGTGTCATCAATCTCAATAGTCATGCCGGGTTTGAGCTGGTGAACATATTTGTTCCCTTCACCAACAACTTTGATTGTATCTGACGCAATACATTCCTGATACAACCCATCATCAAACGTGATACCATGAATATTACCGCGCCCAACCCCCAGGAACCGGGCAAACGATAGCCCATACTTGATGGGGTCCACATCCGTAATATAGAGCGTGTAAGCCACCGCGGAACCAGCCGCAGAGCCGCGACCAGGCCCCACCGGTAAAGCCACAATCTTGCCGTTCTTATCCCGGATCGAGTACTTTTCGACAGCATCTCTAATGATACCAGCCACCAGCACCATATACCCGGCGAAGTCCGAAGAAATAAGCACCTCAAGCTCAAATGCCAGGCGCTCTTTAATCTTTTGTTTCTCTTCCTCCGGATAGTGCCCAAACCGCTCTGTCGCACCCTTCGACACCAAATATTTCAGGTAGGTTGCGGCGTCTGGGCAGCCCGGCGGTAGAATAGGCTCCGGCCGGGCGGTATCGTCATAGCTCAGGGTAATACCGCGGGCACGCTCCATAATCTTCACCGTGTTAGCCACCGCGTTAGGGAACTTATCTTCCGGGAAGAGCGCCAGCATCTCTTCCGCCGATTTCAGATAATAGTCTTCACCATCAAACGCAAACCTTTTACCACCATCCTGATAGGTGGGTTCACTCATTTTCGTGTGCGTCTGCTTCGCCAGAAACTCTTCATGGTGAACGTGCTCTCCCTTATGTGCGTAATGGCAGTCATTAGTTGCCAGCAGCTCCAGCCCAAGATCAGCAGCAAGTTTTAGTTGCTTCGGCAACAGTTCCCGCTCCAGACCACCACGCATGTTATGGTTCATCACCTCAACATACACATTCTCCCTACCGAAAACTTCCAGGAGCCAGCGGGCGTAATCATAGGCTTTCTCATCCTGCCCAAGCCGGAACCTGGTAGCAATCTCTCCGGACGGGCACCCTGTAGATACCACAAGCCCCTGGGAATGCTCAGCGAGCATGAACCGGTCAATACGCGGGTATTTGCTGAGCTTATGATCAGGGTGGTTCGCAAGCTCCGTTAGCTTATTCAGGTTCCGAAGCCCTTCATTGGTGACTGCCCACACGGTGAGGTGTAGGTATTTACCGCGCGCGGACACATCCCCGTCACTACTGCCGTCTGGGTTTCCGTAGAACACGGGGTCACGGTTTTTCGCGCCGAGCTTATGTTCTGGGGCGACATAGAATTCACAACCCGGCACAGGGACAATACCAGCTTTCTGGCAGGATTTTACGAGATCATAGATGCCGAGCATGTTCCCGTGGTCGGTCAAACCGAGACCGGGTTTCCCAAGACGGACGGCCTCTGCCACGTATTCTTCTACCGTGGAGAAGCCGTCCAGGATCGACATGTCACTGTGCGTATGTAGGGATACGAATTGTGGTGTGTTTGAGTCCACAGAATCTCCTCAAAAACTATTTGGGTTACAGGCGTTTAGCCAGAGCTAAGAGTTCACTGTCCGTTAGCTCTCGTTGAGCGTCCCCGAAAACGGTCTCAAACGTACCAATAACGGAGCCGTTCTCCTTCTTGCTAAACAGGTTCCCTGCCGGAACAATAGCAACCTGAATTTTACGTTGTGAATCTGGCAACGGCACTTCCATAATTTCTGGTTCACGCCGGTTGATGTTACGCACATCCAATAGGATAACACCAATGTCTGCGCCACCCACCTTGAAGATCGGGGCATGGTTCGCGGCAATATCCAACAGCCACGGAGTGATGTCCCGCCCCTGGTATTCCCAATAGTTCTTATCGGTTGGTAGTTTTTTGAACCGTGTGGTTTTGGTGAGACGCTGGAGCTGCTGCTGTAGGTAGATGGGGTACACATAGTAGGCTTTATCATTCCACATCAGGTACCCGCCTTTCTTCGGATACCGCCGCAGTACCCTATCCAGCAGGGTAGGCTCCTTGATAGTGGTGAAGGACCAGTCATGATTCGCCGCATCTAACGATAGCTGCTCGGTCACCTCGGGTTTGAATAGGTTGATTGGTGTTTTCCCACCAAGGATACGCGCCTTCGGAAGCAGACGGTAAGTCGCCCAGAAAAGGAGCACTGACACCGGGATGGTGGCGTACACGGCAGCCTGTAGGCTAATAAACGCGGACGCGACCATAGCCCCCACAATATAGGTCGCAATACCAGCAACCGTGAGGGAAGTCCAGCGGGACACTGACGAAATTTTCATGAAAGACCAGGTGAGGCTAATAGCCCAGCCCGCCCAGAGTGCGAACGCCCACGCAATGTTAGCGCCGCTATATGGGTCGAATGCCAGACCGGTAGCGATTGCCAGGCTTGAGAGTGTCGTCATCACTACAATAGAAATAATAGCTTTAGAGAAACCTGGGAACGTCTGAAATACAAACAGTAATGCTGCGGCACCTGCGAACCACATTAACGGCACCCATGTCATGTGCGGCGCTTGACTATAGAACGCACCGACAAGCACAATCGTTGCCACAGCTCCCACGGTGAGAAGTTTCAAGTTTTTCTCCAGGAACCGGCCAATACTACCGGTAAAGATTTGTACTATTTTTCGCATACATCACTCTCAACTAGATTATGGGCCTCAAGGATAGGGCGGATACGAGGAGGCTCATACAGGCTTGACTTCATGATCTTCCCGTCCTCACGGTAGATAGGGTTACCATGCTCGTCCAATTTACTCATATTGGAACGGTACACTTCGTCCAGCACCTCGTCAAGCGGCAGCCCGTAGGTAAGTGCCATACCCATAATCACGAAACACATGTCCGCGAGCGCGTCTGCTGTTTCAACTGGGTCACGTGGTGAGTCCTTAGTGACGGTGATGTTCTGCTGGTAGGCTTTTACAACAGGCTTGACCTTGTGCTCGCCGACGGTGGCGGTGAGTAGTTCGAAAAATTCCTCGGCGATGAGGTTGAGTCTCAGTTGTAACGTGTCGCTGGAGGTTTGGAGTTTATGATCGCCAACGGGGTGGTTGAATGCTTGATGGAATTTAGTGACCTGTTGGGTCAGTGGTGATGCGACGGTGGTGTTAGTGTCGTAGAGTGTTTGTGAGCAGCCGGTAGTGTCAGTGTAGAGGGTGTCGTCTGGGTAATCTGTGATCATCACATGGATGCTGACGGTCAGCGGGCCAATGAGGTTGCGGGTGACCTGTAGTAGCTCGTTTTTGAGTTTGTTGTTCCGCTGGTTATATTCGGTGACGCAGGAGCATTCTTCGTTGATGCCTGGGTCGTGCTCGCAGTTGCGGTAGGGGTCTCCCCAGGTGGGTGTTGCGGTGACGAGGATACCGCCGGTGGTGGATTTAATCTGTAGTCTGTTGAGTTTAGTTTCTAGCTCGTGCGACAAAAATGGGGCTTGTGCCCAAGTTACGGTATTCACAGTTTTTATTTTCCTTGTGTGTATCTTTAACTGTTTATACCATAACCTTTATGGGTGTTTTTGTCAAATTATGGTGTGATTTGGGTTATATTATTTTGGCGGCGATGGTGCCGTTTCGTTGGTACAGGTTTGTGTTGAGGAACCAGAATCCAGGGTGTCCACCCTTTTCGTGGGTGTTGTCTTTGGTGAGGCCGATAATATGGACGTCATCAATGGTAGTTATGCCGTTGGGTTGAGTACATCGTGTCGTGTATGTGCTGGTGTATTGGGTGTGGTAGTGTCCGTGGAAGAGCGCTCGGGGTGCTACTTCGTTGACGACAGACCCGAGGAGGATGCGGTTCATGTTGCATGCTGCTTCTACCCGCGGATCGGGCGTGTATCCGATGCGTTCCATTGGAATATTGATTCCTGCGGGTGCGTCATGGGTGAACATGAAATCTATCTGCTGCCCTGATTGGAGTGCACGGGTGTTAGTGATGGCGACTTCTGCGTCCACACCAGTGATGTATTCATCGGGGAACCAATCTTTCCCGGCGGTGCGGTATTGCCGGTCGATACTGCCCGCACCGCCGAGTCCGAGACAGTGGGTGCCACCAAGATCAAAAACAGTGCCGCGCATAATGCGGACAATATTCGTGCCGAGCTGCTGGAAACCGTCTTCTACGGTGGGGTGGTCGCGGTAGGTGTTGAAGGGTTCGTGGTTGCCTTCTACGAAGAACACTGTGATACCCTTTTTGTCTAGCAGAGTGTCTAGCTTGGTGAATTCTTCGGTGCCAGGAATGAAACCGAAGTCACCGAGCTGAATAATAGTGTCGGTGCCAAAGCGTTGGCACATGTAAACAGCCTTGTTTTTGACCCAGCTGTAGTTTCCGTGCCAGTCACCAGCGATTACAGCTTTGGTAGTGTTTTTGAGGTGTTCCCTAATATGTGTCATGTTCTCCAGTATACCAGATGGCGGGGTTTTAGTCTTTGAGTTCGAGGGCTTTATCTTGGCCGAATTGTACGAACCGTGTGGATTGTTCAATGACGGTTTCTGCTACCGGTTGTTCGAGTTTTTTTAGGTTTTCGGCGGTGGGAGCCCATTCTTTGAAGGTGGAAACCATGTCTTGGTGTTTATGTCGCGGCCCGCGTTTCGTCTCAATGGATTCTTGGGTGTTTTGTGGGCGGGTGAGGTCTAGCTGCCAGGTGAGCGCATGTTTACTAGCTTCTAGGATCGCGGGGTAGTCTAGCCCGGTGGTGGTGGCTGGTGCTATGTTGATAACCTTCTGCCTGAGGATGGGTGCTGTTTCGGCGTGGAAACCAGCACCGTCAATATTGGTTTCTTTGAGGTGTTCCAAGATAAGGTCAGTAACATCTGCGGCACTCAAGTTCGCTGCGTCTATAGTTGGGAAGTCTAGTTGCGGTCGTTGTGCCACATTATGGAATTCTGGTGTGAATACTCCGGTGTTATTGTCCCAGATGGTGTATCCACGGCCGAGCGTACCTTCATTGTCAGAGAAGCCTCGCCGTATCAGTGACCCGTTATAGTAGACCCCGTTTTCTTGTGGGCCTACCCACCCGCGTTCGTGGATGTGCCCGAGCGCCATCACATCCCAACCCATTGTGAGGAAGTGTTCGGGGATGACGATTTCTCGTGGTGATTCTTCTACACGGATGCGTTCTTGAAGGAGCGGGTCAATAACAGAGCCGTGGGTGGCGAGAATGTTGATTCCGTCCGTTATTGGTGTGACTTGTGACATGGTGTCTGCTTGGGAGCGGTACATGTGGTGTGAGATCATGTGAACATACACGCCGGGCAGTACTTGGGATACCACGTAGGGTTCGGCGTGTGAGAGGATGTCACGGTCTGGGTCGTGCGCGATTTTGGAGGCGGCAATATCACCCTTGTAGTCGGTCACATCATGGTTGCCTGCGATGATACGCACAGGGATGTTGGCGGCGGCTAGTTTTTTGAGCCCATCCTGAAAGGTGATAATGGATCGGACAGTGGGTTTTGGTGTGTGGAAGGAATCGCCAGAGATAACAACGAAGTCTACGTCTTGGGTGAGGATGTCGTCAATGAGTGCCTGATAGGCGGTGTACCCGTCCAGTTCCCGAATGTTTACTTCGTCTTGGGTTTTGTTCCCGGTTTTGTATCCTAAATGGAGGTCGGATAGATGCGCGAACCGCATAAAGTTTTGTATCCCTTCCACGTTTTATTTTCTAAGTGGCATTATACCACAAACTGATGTTGATAGTATCAATACTGACCGGTTTATACGGCCACACTAGTGAGATCTGATAATGCCTTATACATCAGGGTATCGTCAGGGACATAACTGCCGCCAGTCAGGTCGTGCGAGAGCTGTAGCACGATACCGCACATAGCCTTGATCCTCCCTGAGCCAGCGCTCCGGGCCTGTCGTCGTTTCTTTGCCACAGCCCACCCTGCTTTGAGTCTCAGGGTCTCAGCGAGCGCTTTATCACTGATCCTGGGGTTCTTCTCGATGGTGACTGCGATAGCGTGTAGTGTGACAAGATAGTTTTTGAGAAAGTTTGTAACGAAGATGGCGTTTTTGCGGGTGTCCTCAAAGATTTTGTACGCCTGCTCCGTGTCACCGGCTAATATGGCGTCCGGAATACCCCAGGGTGGTTTCACACCGGGTATCGCGGGAAGATACACCATGACTTCTTCGTAGGTGATGTTTTCCTGATCAATCTTTGACAGTTGGGATAGTCGTTGCGCTACCGTGTAGGCGTTCTCTTTATCTTCTCCCAGGTAGTCTATGATGAATTGTTTCGCGGGCGCGGGTAGGTGTAGTTTGTTGAGTGCTTGGGTGGCGTGCGTTTTGCTACTGGTGGTTTCTGAGGTTTTGGTAATGCTTTGGGGGTATTTTTTGAGTGCGTTAACGAGTTTCCGGGTCTGGGTTTTGGGTAGGCTAGTGTGGATGATAAGCCCGGCGGAAATGTCTTCCGGTGCGAGGCCGGTGTTAAGGCGCGCCACGATGAGGTCTACATCGGCTTTTTCTTTGAGTTCTAGTGTGTAGGTTTTAGGTTCGTCAAAGATGCTGTCGCCGGTGAGTTCTGCGGGGCTGCTAATAGCTGCGGCGGGGGTACCAATACTGGTGATAGTTTCGGTGAGGGTCTGGGCGACGTACCCCTCAACAGGGTCTTGAATCAGGATGATGTTAGAGTTTTTGGACGCTTCCATAATCTTTGATGTTTTCTTCCGGGAAGAGGTAGGTTTCGTGGGTGGGATGTTGGCAGAGAACAGAAAGAGAGTCGGTGGAGTGTGGCGGGTTGTCACCAACGACAAAGACGTACCCTTTAGGTATTTTTTTGCTGTAGCTGCTGATACGGCAGTCTATTCCTTTGGTTGTGGCGTATTCTTTCCCGTTGACTTTGAGTTTCCCGCCTTCAACGGTGATGGTGTCTCCGGTGGTTGCTGCTACACGTTTTATAAGGGTGGGTTTGGTGCGGCCTTGTGCCCAGGAGTCGGGTGTTTCGCCGACAATGATGTCATTTTTTTCTGGTGTGTCGTGGTTTTTGGTGAGTGTGATCCGGTCTTTGTCTTTGAGGGTTGGTTCCATTGATTGGCCGGAGACAACATAGGTTTTCTGTTCAGTGTTGTCTTTTTTGAAGACCTGAGGGAAGAGCAGGGACGCGAAGATGGCGAGGTCGAGAACGAAAACAATAATGGTGACGATGAGAACAGCACGGAATAATGGTTTTTGGCGCGGGTCAGCCCATGTGGGGGCACCTGGTCGGTATGGTTTAGTGGTTCGGTGTCTATACTGGTTGACAGTAGGTACTGCAGCTTGTTTGGGTATACTCATCCTTTATTCATCGCCCTAAAGTTGTTGCTCACAGCCATCAGTGCGTTTTGGTTGAACCGCAGTGTGGCAGCTGCCGTGTTGTACTGATCGAGGAGAACCGTCCATTCGATTACTTCGTCTTCAAGCCGTTCAGCTTTCATTTTGGCGAGCTTGTCTTTAAACTTCCCTGCTTTACCTGGTGTGGAGAGGTAGGTGCGGTCAAGATGTCTGTTGTACCGGATTTCGGCTGCTTTGAGTTTCGCTGAGCAGACTTGCTGCTGATTAGATACTCGCCAGGCTTCTTCTGCTAATTCCATGAGTCTTTCGTTGAGGTCAACGAGGGATGCGTAGTCTCCGGTTGGTTTATGTTCGGAGACGGGTTTCATGTTGATGTTGGGCAGGTTTATTTTGGGGATGTCGCTGGGTGCTATATAGTTAGCGTCCGGTGTGATTGGCTCTTGTGACAACTTTTTTCTCCGGTTCCGTTCTCTCGTGGAGATAGTATAACAGACGCCGGGTAACTGTACAAATAGTTGTTGTCCTGCGTCTGTTATATGTTTTCTAGTTTTTATTTGGGTTTTATGGTTATGTAGCGGTGTAATACCCGTCAATAGGCATAATATTTACTGGGTGGATACGTGTGCCTTCGGACGGGTTGAGGGCGGATACCATCATCCCATCTCCCAGATAGATACCCACATGGTTGTAGCCGCCTTGGAAGATGATGTCACCGGGTTCTGGGGTGCTGGTGGGTTTCAGCTCATTTTTCATAGCGAACGTGTAAGCGGTGGTTTTGATGCCGTGCTGTGCGAGCACCCAGGAAACATAGCCGGAGCAGTCCCAGGCTTTGAAGGATTTACCTCCCCAAATATATGTTCCGCCGATTCCGGTTTTTGCGGTTTCAACGATCGCGGCCTTGGTTTTGTTGTTCGATGTGACAGTAGGCGCTTTAGTGTTGGTGCCACCGGTAGCCTGATAGTTCACAGGTACACCCTGTGCTGCGGCTGGAGCTTGGGTTGTGGTTGGTTGCGGGTTTGTGGTTTTCTGTGTATTACCCACGGGTGCTGGTGAAACAGCAGATGTTGGCGCAGTGGCCGCCGAACTAGGTTGCTGATTAGCTGCCGCGGGAGCGTTTTGTGTTGTGTCAGGTTTCGGTTCAGCAGAATGATCTTCTACCCGTTTCTTGGTGGTATTTTCGACACGCGGCACAATAGGGTTGCCGTTTTCATCCAGGACGGTTGGCGATTCGGTGACTTTGGTTTTGAGCCCGAGCTCTTGTACACGTTTGGCGTCCAGCTCTTTAGATGCTTGCTGTGGTGTTTTCTTGACGGCAGGTGTGCGTTTCGGTAGTTGCGGATTGATTGCTTCCTGGAAGAAACTTGAAGTGCTCTCCTGTGCGGCGGGAGCAGGGTCATGTTTCGGTGTTGGTTCCTGCGCGTGCGCCCCGGCGGTGCTGCCAATTAGTAGTGCGCTGACTGCGAGCGCAGTGAAAGTGTGTTTCTTTTTGTGTGATGCTGCCATCTGGTGCCTTTCGTAGATCAAAATTTTAAATGTAGTTTACAGGTTTGTTTTAGTTGTGTCAAAGTGTGCGCGGTTCGGCCATATCGTAGCACGAGCTAAGGTAAATGATGGGTTTAATGTTTTATGAGTAAATTTTTTATGTACCGAAATGAAAAATGTTGCGCCCCACGACTTATAAAAGTTTGGTGACGCAACATTCTAAAAATTACAGCAATTCTATATTATGGATGTTGCACAGTAACCGTGTTATCTGCCCAGAGCAGCCTTATTTTTCGGCCGTTCTTCACAAAGTCCTGGTATACACGCCCACCTTCGGTAACCTCACTAGTAACTGGGATACCAAAAGCTGAGCTTCCTCCATTATTCTGGTAGTGGTTGTAGAGCGCTCCAGGTCGCCAGAACTCTTGGATTCCGTACCGTGATGTCCATGTGATGGTGATACCAGAAGAGAATTCTTGAGAGTACATACCAGTAGTGCGGTCAAACTTCTCGCCAGAGATGGGGTACCCGTAGCGGGCTGGGGTTTTCATGTAGGTGTCGCCGATCGCGCCGCGTGTCCATACGCTTTGCCCACCATGATGCTCAGACCAGTATACGCGGTGACCGGACGTGAAATCTTGTGCCCACACCTTGGAGCCGTTGATGACGCCAAGATACTGTTCATGACCGATAGGGTCGCCTACCTTGTTCTTGTTCTGGTTCCAGTAGGCACCGATACCCGTGTTGATGTTCAGGTACCCGCCCTGTGCGAAATGGACGTCACCGTTCGGCTGTACTTTGCCTACCGCATCTGGGGATTCAATGATGCGTGTGCCACCTGATTCCGTCCAACTGAACCGTGTCACCTTCCCGGCTTGGGTGCGGTAATCCTGGTATACCACCCCGCCGTCAGCTGTGATTTCTGAGGTCATGGGTGCGCCCCAGCGTGCGTATCCGCCTGTGTTCTGCCACATGTTGAAGATCCCGCCTGGCCGCCATTGTTTATGGGTTCCGTTTTTCTCCGTCCAGGTGAGTCGTACTCCGGATGTGTAATCCTGGTAATACATGTCGCCTTGTTTGGTTTCGTTATTGATGGGGTATCCGAAGCCGTTCTCGTTGCCGTTGCGTATCCAGGCGGCACCGATCGCACCACGCAGGTAAACATCATTTACGGTCTGACTGTTAGCGTTCCAAAGAACACGGTAACCGTTGGTGAAATCTTGTGCTGCGCCGCCAGGAAGTTTGAGTTCTTTTCCGATGGGGTCACCGAGTTTACTCTTATTCTTCTCCCAATAAGAACCTATACCGGTACGGACATTCAAGAAACCGCCGTTGCCGAAGGAACGATCCCCATTATCATGAACTTCATTAACCTCTACAGCGGCACCATTGGAACCCCATTTAGAACGATAATTCGCGTTGGTGGCGAAACTACGGAACTCCGCATCAGAACCATTATAAATATTGGAGTCACCAGCGAACGGCCCAGTGGATGAGTATTGCCACAAATCAAAACTCGTAGAACCGCCCGGCATATACCCTGGACGGTTAGCATAAGAGGCAATATGAAGCGGCATATGGTTGAACTCGGAGGTGTTTCCCATACACTGTTGCCACCATCCCGTAGTGGAGTAGATGGTCGGGTACCTGCCGGTTAGGTGTTTGTAGGTGGCTGTGAAGTCACGCACCCAAGCTGTGAGTTGCCCTGGTGCCATGTTGTAGCAGGTGTTTCCCAGGCTTGAGTAGGGGTTGTATTCGATGTCGAGCATACCGGGAAGGGTTTTACCATCGGGACTCCAGCCGCCACCAGAATTCACGAAGATACGAGCCTGCTCGGCACCAGATGATTGTGTAGGGATAGCGAAATGGTACCCGCCGGTCAAAAGGCCGTATTCGCGGGCACCACTATAGTTTTGACTAAAATACGGGTCTTTATAGCTGGTACCTTCAGTGGTTTTGATCCAGGTGAATTTTGAACCGGCGTTTGCTTGCGCCGCCCAGTTAATGTTGCCCTGGTGGTTGGAGACGTCTTGGCCGTGGATACCGAAGTTCGGTCGCCAGTTACCAGCCACAATAGTAGGCTGGTCGCTAGTGTCTGGGTTACCTTGCGGGTTTTCTTGGTGTTGGAGTGTTTTCTCGCCATACCCGAGGGACGCGCCGCCGAGGCGTGCGCCTTCTTCTGGTGTGGTGGCGATGGGTGTCACACCGTCTATTGTGTCGGCTTGCTTATCTTGTGCGAGCGCTGGTGTGAGACTGGTGGTGATGGTGACGGCGGTGAGGCCGGTCACGACTGTTTTTGCGATTGTAGATTTCACTAATGTTTTCCTTCAAAATATTTTTGTGGTGAACAAAATTTGTGAAATATCGCATAAAATAATGGGGCACCATTGTGTTAGTACCCCATTATTTCAACCCATATACGGGCAGTTTAGGTATTTAATGATTACCTTTTGATTGGTTTATTGTAAGTTGTTGAGCCAGTTCGGGTTTGAGAAGTCCACACTATGGCCGTTGTACACGACACCTGGCACCCCAATGCTGCCGGTCTGCTGCTTTAGGCTGGTTTGCGCATCCGAGATAGCCTGCGCGAACTCTTCATTATCCAGATCAGCCACCAGACTATTGAACCCGTCTACCATTTCTTGAGTAGCCCCCGCAGTCTTGAGTAGGTCACTCAACTGCTCGTTCGACAGGGATTTTCCTTCACGCGGAGCATTCTTGAAGATCAGCTCATGGAAGCGTAGGAATACTTGTGCGTCTGAGGATGCGGCGTCAAAAGCACGTGCCACACGAGACGAATAATCCTTCGTATCTGAGGCCCGGTCGAGAATGGTCATCACATGGAGCCGAACTGCAATCTCACCGGATTCTACCTTCTTCTGTACTTGTTCTCCCCAGGTGCCCTCGAAGTTACGGCAGTGTGGGCACAGCGGGTCTTCGTACAGGTCGAGGACGGGTAGGTTGTCTTTGTCACGGGTTTTGATAAGGTAGGTGACTGGGTTTTCACGGGTGACGGTTAACGATGACGATACAGCACGAGTGTTCTTATCGTCTGTGGTGCTTTTGTTTGAGATAAGCCCGATGCTGATAGCGAGAGCTGCCGCAGTGATGAGGGCAATAATCATGATGATGATTTGTTTCCGCCCGCCGGTTTTCTTGCTGTTGTTGCGGGCGGTGGCGCGGGCCTGCTCTAGGATTCTGTCTTTATCTGCGATAGTTTTAATTGCGGTGGTGTTTGTTTCTTGGTTTTTGGGTTTGGTTTCTTCTGGTGTGTGGCTCATAGTTCCCTCCTGTGTGGATTTAGTTGTGAATAAGTTTTTATTATGTTGGTTTTAATGGGTTTCGGAACCTATCGGAAATTCTGACAAGTTCCCGTAACGCCTAGAGTCGAGAATTTTTAGTATGGTTCCTCCTGCTGCTCATTCCAGTTATCAAAATTCGTGTAGATGTACTCAGCACGTGACTCAATGTCATTAACAAACTCATCAACCAGTATCTCGAAATCTTCCTTCGTTGGAGGGAAGTTGTAGGTTCGCGCCCACACATATTTCCTATCCGGGGTGTACCCCACGAGCAGCCGCACTGTATCACCGTTTTCGACGCTCTGATCTAGATTATCATAGAGTGATTTCGGCAGCTCAAGATACCCTACTTCCAGGTCGGCTACCCACGCCCGCCGTTCTTCCCCTTCAACAACGATCCGGCCATGAGAACTCCGCCCGAGCATAGGTTTACTTTCTACTAAAGCGACGGATAGTGGTGTGTTGAACTCGCTGAATGTTGAAATGTACTTGTGGAGTGGAGCAAAAATGACAGCTCCCACACCCACAATACAGATCAGACGCCACAAAAAGGCGTCATTCAATAGAGCAAGAATCACTAACAAGAAACACGCTAGAAGTTTGAGAACCAGGTATATTTCCCTAGACTCCTCAATCCCTAACGGAACGTTAATAGTGACATCTTTTTTCGTTCTGAATTTAGCGCCCTCAATCATCTTTTTCGTCCTTCCTCAAACGATACAATAATACTTATAACCCGCCCATATACGATAACCAAACATATTGACGGTTGTGACTCTACCCGAGCGGTTCAGTGTCCAACGGGGCAGGTGCCAGACCATCAGGGAACACCATCGCCGGGGTACCCGAAACCGGTGGCGTATAAATACCACCAGGATAATCCACAGGGGACCTCTGAATATACGGCGAATACCCGCCAGGGAAATCACGCTCAACATGCGGCGACACAATACCAGGATCAACCGCTGTGAACGTAGTGCCACAAATATTAGCAACAGACCCGTACCGTGTCAAACGATAATCTTTCACATAACCCAACGGGTGTGTCTCATCGTGAAGCGCGCTACTCGCTACTGGATTCGACAACGATGTAGACCCGTGAATCTGGTCGAATGGGCACCGCACCCGCGCGAACAGCCACGACGCATACACCTCTAACTGAGAATGCGCCATAATCGGGTTAGCATACATATTCGGCCCATCCCCCAATTGCAGACACTGCCCCTGATACAGCGTCCCAAAATACTTCTCATTGAGCCGATCAGCAGCCACAAACGGAGACACCGGAGCACCAATCGACAACCACTCCCCATAAGAAAGCCCGGCGTGTGTCACAAGCCGCCCATCAACCACCAAGGCAACATTGAGCCTATCTCGCTTATGGAACACGGTCTTAGATTCGTCAGTGAGCCAAGCATCCCGAATCGGGTCAAGGTTATGTACGTTATCTTCGGGAAGAATATTATTAGCCTCCTCACGCGGCAGATTCAGGTAAATCATTTCGTTAGCACCAATCACCCGCGGGAAAGGTTTCGCCGGGTAGTTGATCTGTAACCGCATGTCCGTCAAAATTTTGTTATTCTGCTGCCTCGGCACGAACCTAATCTTACTCAAGTCTTCCGAATAATCCGTACGGTTCTTGATGAAATGCTGTAACCGAATATAGTTCCCTAACCCAATAACAGCGTCAGCACTTTCCGTAAGCGGAACATACTTGCGTGACCACAACTGTGACTGCCCGTACAGGTTGCCAATGAAAAGTTTCCGAGAATATTTGGTGGTGTGGAACCGTCCGTCAATCAGCTCAGCGTTCGTTCTGTACTCGCCGTTGAAGAATCCAACCCCTTCTTCTTCGTCTGAAACCTCTTCTTTCTGGAACGGTTTCACCGCAGGTTTCAGGCGTTTCATCCCATCATCATGGAGTACCTGCCAACGGTACACATTGGGGATCCGAGTGAGATCAAGCGCAGCCCACGGGAGTGGGTAACGTTCATGCGTCAGTAACGGCGCAATCACATGGTCAGGGTACATACCCTCACGGAAGAACGTATACAATGCTACCTGGTACACAAACGGGTGTTTGATCCATTCGTGCCAGTCCAAGTTCTTTTCATTCGTGATGTTCGGATACATATACCGGTAGATAGGGTGACTAAACGGGACGGGTTTACGTTCTCCCTGCTTAGCAAATATTTCTGGTGGGTACTCATTGATGTCTACCCCATCAATAATATGTTCTTCTTCAAAAACTCGGTTATCCAGTGTTCTTACCTTCTTCCCTGTTGCCGCGTGGTTCTCTGTTGACACCACCAGCATACCACACATTTATATATATAGAGTTAAAAGTTTTGCATAGGTCGCCCATTATCTTGCTAATCTATAAAACTACTAGTCAGAGCTTTTTGGGGTTTTATTGTATGGGGCCTTTTGCGGCTTGTAGGAAGCAGATCGTGCGACCCTTATCAATCCCCTAAGAAGGTCCGAAAATGTCTTGGCGCGCGAGATTGGTAACCCTGAGGGTGCTGTTGCTAACCTGTTGTCATTTGAACGACACCACAATATATGGTACCTTAGAATAAACTACTTTCTAAGGAGAATAAACATGAGTGATAAGAAACAGAACCATGACCGTTACACTGATGCTGACTTTGACGTGCAATCCCCCGGTGTAGGATTTGACAAAAGCCAAGAGGGTGACAAGAAGCCTAGTGAAGCCAACAAATAACTAAAACAAGTTGTCAAAAAATAGAACCTAAAAAGTAAAGGAGAAAATATATGAAAAAGCCCTCAAAAGTGGAAGCTGACAAAAAGCTTGGTGGTGTTATAGGGCAACTCGTTGGTGATGCTACTGGCGCACCCTACGAGTTCTTCCCGCACACTGATGCGACATTAGAAAACATCCCTGACATTCTGAAAATTACAGACGACACTCAGATGACCCTTCACGTCATGAAAGCCGCACAAGATGTAGCCACCCAATACTCCGAATACATGCTGCTACATCATATGCTCACTGATGAAGAAATCATGGTAGACATTCGTGAACGTTTCATGTACACCTTTGCTAACTTCAACAGTTCACCACATAACGACCGGGCACCCGGTAAAACCTGCGTCACGTCTATCAAAAAATATGAGACTATCCCGCTTGATGAGAACCCGAACCGATTGAGGCAAACCGAAGGGAATGACTCGAAGGGTAATGGCACCGTGATGCGCGCCGGGTGGCTGGGTATGTTAGACACATTCCCTGAGATTATCTTCGGCCTGTCGGTTCTACAGTCAGAAGTAACTCATGAGCATCCTTACGCGACCGTATGCTCGGCAGTCATGAGTCTAATGGTGCGTAAGCTGATTGACTATGAGGGTGAACCAGAGTCTTTAAAGGTTGATCAGCTCATTGCTGAGGTGTTTAGCGACATTTACGATTACTTGGAACAAGCGCCAGAATACAAGAAAAAACTACTAAAATCAGCCCAAGAGCTAGAACAATACTTCTTAGACTTATACAAGCATGACTATTACCGAGAATGGGTTAACAATGTGGGTGGTGACCTATCTGTTGCTACTGGTCTTGGTTGGGTTGCTGAGGAAGCGCTCGCTGCCGCTATCTGTGCTCTAGCTAATGTTGTCTCCGGTGATTTGACACCCTTAGAGGCGATTCTTATGCTGGTTGGTATTGAGGGTGATTCGGACACGGTTGCTGCTATCGGCGGGTGCCTGATTGGGTCTCTCGTGGGTACTGAACCTATGACTCAAGATTGCTCGCGGTTAGCCGAGAACTTTATGAACATGATCGAACCGTTATACTTTGAATCAATTTTCCATACGTATGCTAGTGTTGTTGGTGATTGGGTGTATTTTGGTGATTATGATTTACCAGAGATACCGTAGACCAACCATCTTTTGGTAAAACTAATGCCCGCACCCCAAAAGAGGTAGTGCGGGCATTAGTTTTTATATTTATAATCTACCAGTTGGGTCCCCAGTCGTCCTCTGGTAGTGTTTCGGTTGGCTTGAGTTTATGGGAATACCACCCGTGAACCACATCACCATTGAGAACAGCCATTGAACGCACATCCCAAAACGATGTATTGCCTCGCCCGCGGCCCCCTATAACAATGTCAACACCATATTTACGGTACGTATCATAATCATAGTACCCAACCGATTGGTAAGTGCGCTCCAGCGCGTCATGGTTCTTTGGGTTATCAAGATCAAGGATAACCGCCCTCTTATCAAGGATTGGCTCGTACACGGTGTCATGCGATGGTTCATTGGGTGACATCTCGTATCTCGAATATTCTTCCCACTCGGTTGTTACCTGCCCGTCCTCACCTTTTTGACCTGCTGACAACCAGAGCGCCCCTGTTGGTTTGTTAACAAGTTTACTGCGTTCATCCATCGCGGTGGCCTTTCGCACTTCGTGCTGCCCGGCTGGTGCTGCCCCGTCGGCGGTGTCGTGGTAGAATCTTTCGCCGCTGTATTTATCTGCCGTTGTAGCGTGTAGATTGAAATACTGCTTGAGAGTGCGTATATTCGCGTTCACCTCTCGTTTACTACGCATACTCATGTCGTCATACGTCGGCAGCAGCAGAGACCCGCTATCCTCGGCGGGAACATGGGTGTTGGGTGTTGGCTCACCGGCGGCCCCTAACGTTTCATCTTGGTCACCATATTGCTCAGCAAGACGCTGCTGAACGATACTGTCAAGCTCCTCTTCGTTGGCTGCCTCAATATGCTCTTCCTCACCGTAGGGGCACACCGTATGACTATTCCTTAGGATGCGCACAGATCATCAGATCTGTGTCTACCAGTTGGATAGTCGTGCGGCTTTTTGTCTGACACCTTTCCAGGCCCCACAGCAGGAACGTTCACACCACATAGTGGTGACTGACCTGCTGCGCACAGAATCGGATACACCTCCTCACGCTTCTTCATCACCTTGTATTTGTGATGAATGTTATGGGTACTCCGATTCTTTGGTCGGTTTTGCGGAGCCTTAGGAGTCGGCCCCATCTTTTTCAACGGGTGTTTGAGAGGACTCAACAACCCTTTAGAGTTTTTATGGCGCTTCTTTGAGGCGTGCTTTTTACGAGTCACACACGACTTTTTATGCTTGTCTTTCAGTTTACCGGCAATATTGGCGGCCGCGTTCTCATCACGATCCCAACCAACACAACAATTCACACAAATAGGTGTATGGTAATCCGTCATGTCCAGCATCGTACCACACTGGTGGCACTTTTTGGAAGTATACGCGGGGTTCACGGTCATAACCCGGCCGCCGTTCGACTCCACCATCTCGGTAATACGCTTGATAATAAGGCCGCGCACCCACCGACCATGCTTCATCGTGTTCGCAATATGTGAAAGGTCTTCTACTGCTACCAAAGCATTACCATACCGCCACGATAGATCAGCTATTTCCTGGCCGATCAGGATAGCAAGTTCTTTCCTGCGGTTCGATAATGCCTTTCGGTGAGGATCGACTTCGTCCAGGCGATTTTGGTGATACAATGCCGCGATCTGGGTTTTCGCTCTCTTGATTTTATTCTCTAGGGAACGTACTCGGCGGTTCATGAACGACGCTTCCACCACCCGCCCGGTGGTAATGTCTCTTACTACAGCTGTGGTGTGATTGGTGATACCAACATCAACACCGACCACGTATTTATCACTAAATTCGGTGAGTTCGGTAGGTATTTCAATATGCCAGTTGAACATCACACGGTTCTTATCGTCAATACTGATCGTGGGGGCAATAATCTTTACCCCTGGTTCTAAGAACCGCTTCGGTGAAACGAATTTAAAGGTCACCCATCTTTTATTGACAACCATGTCAAGCTCAATGTTCGAACCAGCTTGGCGGATCACATAATACTGCTTATCAGTAGCACTCAACGCGAGACGCGGCTTCAAAAAAGCTGGTTTATTGCTGTTATTGGTGCGCCGATAACCATGACTCACATATTTATTACCATTTCTGGTGTATACTTTTTGACGTTCACTCCAAGAACGAAGCTGCGTAACAGCATATTCCTGAATCATTCGCTCAAATCGGCTCCGACCCGTCACAGACTTTCCTGGAGAAAGTTTAATACCCATCCTGCGGCCTGCCCCAGCAGGTTTCAGGCCATCATGTTCAGGTAATTTTTCAAGGTTTTCTACAGTGATGTGTTTACTTGTCTCAACAGCACACAGTTCGGCGTCTGCCCGTGCTTCCTCCAAAACCTTATGGAGATCTACTCCAGCAGCGGTTTTCGTCTCACGACACGCAAAAGGACGCAAAGGGACAGTGCGAGTCACACTACTCATACTAACGTCCTCTCTATGATTCTATCTTTTGCGTGTTGGGTTTATGTGGCGTACATTAATATTATATCACAACAGTCGCCACCCTAACTGTTGCGTTGCATCTGCGGTAACCCGTGGGTGAGGTCGAGCTTGGGTGGTATCTCACCAACACCTCCTCGTCAAAAATCTTGCGGGAATATCCCGCGTAACCTATCCTCGTGTATAATAGTGGAATAGTGCTACCGCAGGTGTTGAGAGATAGAAGAGTAGAATTTCTTAACGCGGAGATAAATAAAAAGGGTGACGATGAATAGTACTGAAATGATCAAGAAATACCACCAAACTAGCAGTATTAATGGGCACACTGAGAGTTTTGTGACCCTCCGTAAGGCAACCGCCACCCTGGACCTTAAGGAACGGGAGAAGTTTCAGAAGGCGCTCTGCCTCTTTGATGGGGTGGAGCATGAAGCGGAGGCGTGGCTCATTACTCTCTTCCTTGTTGGCGATCTGCAATATACGCAGTATATTGACCGTGACAATATTTATGATCCTGATAATCTACCGAGTAAGGAAGACATAGTACGATTTGCGCGAGGAGTGGATAATTTCTTGAGCAACAATAATCGCACTGCGGCCTTCAGTCGTGCCGCCATTGCTGGTGTCTTAGCCCGTGGTGCTCAACGCCCGGTGTATGATGTTTTTCAAGATTTCTACCGGGTAATGGTTGCTGACAGTAGTGTAAGATTTACGTCTCTAAATTTCGTCACATCCGAGTTCAAAGCTGAAATTATACGACGCATGATACGAAATAGCGGCCTCAACGGCACGAGTGTTATCCACTATCATATTGGCGGTTTTTGGGATTCCATGTTCTCTAGTGTGGAGGATTTCGCGTCGTACCTCAATGACTACACGTCGCACCCTAACTACCAGAGATTCATGACCACCATAAAATACCTCACAGCATACAAAGAAACCAAGAAAACCAATCAATACCAGGACCATGAATCGTACAGCATTCTGAAGAAATACAGCCTCAATACTCCTGAAATAACTCTACTCTTCGATCATATAATGGGTGGCCCTATTCAGAGCGATATCAAGAACATATTCAATATTTCTGAGACCGTCACCCCCGCCGAATTATGTGTGAACATGACGTACCGTTCCCGAAAAATGAGCACCGCATATTTCAGGGCTAAAACACTATTCAATAGTGTCTACCACGTCTTCCGACAGAAATTTGGTGTCACTGAAACATCCACCCAAGAGGAACTTTTGTTCATGATTGCGGCCGCGTATCACTTCTCATTCTATATTCTCCCACGCGAAAAGAAGATGAACACTACAGGAAATGGGCTATTGCTCTTGACAGCAGCTTACATAGATGACCTCCCCGCCGTCTACAGGCTACCGGCAGAGGTACGCGACACCCTGATTATGGGGCTACTAAAGTCCTCGTAACTGATAAATGGCCATAAAAATGCTCGGCGAATCATAATGTATTCGCTGAGCATTTTTCAGTGGATCTTACAGCAGCCCATCCGGCACAGGCCGCACCCGGCGCACCACAAAATCATAAAAAGACCACTCCCCCGGCAGAGCAGGGCCGTTACTGCCACAAAACGCACGGCGGCCATCCTCTGTGAACATCGCTCCCTCGAACGAAACGGAACCGTATCGGGATTCCAGCTCACGTAGCATGACACCAGCCCAACCGTACCCGCGCCACCCTGAGGCAACCTCAATCTCAATAATGCGCACACCATTTTTGCCGATCGAGTAACGTACATAACCAAAAACAGTGCCGGAGCAACCTAACGTACAATAAACATCATCAGCGCTAGTGCTGTACGGGTATTTTCGTGGTAATGATAACACAACAGAACCCATAACAACCCCTCACCTATCACACGTCCTTTGTGACAAATACTAGCACATGCCACAAATCATAGTATGTTACCTTCGTCATCTACATGTACCATCTCAATCACTAGCGGCTCATAACTTTCTCCGCGGCGAAAGGATTCAAGGTTCTTGCCACCATGAGTACGTACCACCTTGAATCGTGACCCTGGCGCAAACACTGTTTCCAGTTCTTCTTCGCGCTCAGAATAACCAGAAATATTCAAACCCTTATTTGAATACATCACAAGGCGCACTGGTGCGTGTTGCCAACCGGTATCGTCAGGATGGTAAGCCCCAGTGGAGACAAAGGTATTGAATGTCAGATCATCTCCTTGCTTCAAAGCGGCCATACGTTTGATACCACCAACAGAAGCTAAAGATCCATGATTGAGACCGCGCCACGAAACCTTAGGTTGATCTGGAGCAGTATGTATCAAAGCCTCTAATGTTTTTGCCTTCTGAACATAATCTTTGATTGTTTCCTGCTTTATATTGTAGTGTTCTTGCAGGCGGGCAATATTTTCTTCATCTGATTGAGATTCACGATACGCCATATAGTTATTCATCTTACCATAACTCTCTAGAGTATACTCTTCAACAGCTTCCGCTTGCTCTTCACTGATACCTAAAAACTCTGACGTTTGTACTGAAACAGTCATGTGCGCGTTCTCGTATTGTTTCGCTATCGACGGAGATTTCCGAATAAACTTATCTCCATACGGGTTATTCCAGGCCCCGAGCACATCAATACTGTCAATATTCTCAGGTGTTACCTGCCCACGGTAGGTATACTTAGCGAGGACTCGGGTATTCTGATCCTCAGTAACAAACGTTTTCGTGCGGGTTAGGTTACCGCCGAGCTGTTCAGGCTCGGACTCCAAATAACCGTTCTCAGGGTAGAGGCTAGACATGGTGCCGTCATAGTATTGTACATACTCACTTGGCGGATCATAGTAGTCGTTCGGGTCAGCCTCATAGTTAGTGCTGCCTCCGTCATTGGAAGCAAGGTAGCTATCAACACTATCATAGGTAAGATAAGCCATCTCAACTTCATACTGCTTCTGCGCGTCTTCTAACGAGTCTGCTTCACAATGGAACGTATTACCACCCACAGGACAAGGGCGAACATTAGCTTCACATTTAACCATGCGGGCAGCTCTTGGTGAGTAATGACATTTCATGAATATTGGCCTGTCGTCAAAATAGAGTACCCTGGGTGCGGGCACAAATCTTAGTTTCTTTTTAGATGATGTGGGCTTCTACCATCGCCATATATCCCAGCCCCAGCCCGATAGCCGAGCATAGAGCACCAGGTACAGCAAACACGATAGAACCTAACGTATCCAGAGATTTTCTGGATAACCAGAGTGTAAAAAATCTCGAAAAACCGAAGCACAATAAGATGATCGCCCCAGCATAATACCACTGGTAAAAGAACATACGTATCACCCTCTCAAAAACTTACAATCGCTAACTTTAGTGGCTTCTATTGGTCTTTGGAATCACGCACAGCCCGCCTGATACGTGCCGCCCGTGAACCTTTATACTTTTTGAGCACATGCCTACTCGCTGACGACGAACGCCGCAACTCACGCATCGCCTTCGCTAGAGCAGGGTTACTGACCCTTTGATGTTTTCTCGTTCGCCGAGAACCCATAATCTTCACCTGCTTACATATTTTTGGTTTTATCCACAGACCCAACGTGCCACTACCCAAACGATAACACCCCACATGAGGGCGCCCACCGGAGCAGTCACGAGAAGACCCCGCATAAAACTAACCGATTCGTTATATTCTTTACTCATAATACTACCATACCATACAACCAAAAAATATGGTGGTTACCCCCATAATATGAAGCAACCACCATATTCCAACTATTCTTACTGTAAATCTCTCACTTTAGTAAGCTTTAAATCCTGTATCAATCAGGATGCTACGTCCAACAAGACCACAAGTCTCCTGATGCCGTGCCGCAGACAACCCGTCAGGCTTCGGGAAGACATTCATAAGACAACTCACAATGTCTTCCAGATAACTCCCTTCGTGTTCCTCTTCACGCTGCCGTGTCCGTAAATCCTGAACCTTCCGAGAAACATCATCTATGTTTTGATCTGATACCTCCCCCGCCAGTACCGGCCGGAAAACCGGACCATTCAGGTGGTGCCGTACAGCATCCAAAACACTTGCAGTATCAACGACAGTAGCCATATTATTCCTAACTGTTGTGTGTAAGGGTAACCTGTATATCGCACCCAAAATAACACACTCTATGTTACTTTGGCAACGCGGCCGACATACTTTTTAGCCCTACTTTTTGTGACAGTGCTATCCAACGCGCGCCAAGAAATCTTGACCCTGAGCAATCACCGCAGGATCAACACCACCCACACGAGTTCCCTTACCTAGCATCTCCAGCACGACACGGTTCTTAATAATCCCCATCAGATCGTTAAAGAAATCCGCCGCTTCACGCTGATACTCTACCAGCGGGTCACGTTGCGCGTACGCCCGCAACCCAATACCGGCCTTGAGCATGTCAAGAGACATCAAATGCTCCGACCACTCATCATCCATCATCCGTAATGTCACACTACGCAACACCGAATAAATAACACTAGATGACTCAGCCCGGTCTTTCCACACCGCGAGCGCATCCTGTACAAACTCGTTCACCATCTGGCCCACGGTAACAGAGGATGTGTTTTCGAAATGTTCAGTGAGGTCTTCTTCCATAATAGTTGGTTCGTACACTTCACTCTTGAGGGTTGTGATGAGTTCGGGAATGTTCCAGTCTTCCCAGAACTCACCCTGCTGGTTGAGGGTGTCTTCTACGGTAGTGGTGACGGTGGTGGTGATGAATTTTTGGATCATAGTCTCCAGTTCTTCATCGGTGTAGTCGAGGATTTGTTCGCGGTCCTGGTAGAAGGATTCACGTTGCCGGGTGAGCACATCATCGTATTTGAGAGTGTTCTTACGGATTTCTGAGTATGCTCCTTCGACGCCGCGTTGTGCTGTCTCGACTGAGCGGGTGAGGAACTTGGAGCCAACGGTTTCTCCTTCTGGTATGACCTGTGCTAGGAACCCGACGGTTTTCGCTCCGAAGCGGCGTACGATTTCGTCTTCGAGGGAGACGTAGAATTTTGTTTCTCCGGGGTCTCCTTGTCGTCCGGCGCGTCCACGTAGCTGGTTGTCGATACGGCGAGAGTCGTGTTTTTCTGTGCCGATGACATAGAGGCCGCCGGTTTCGCGCACTTTGTCGCCTTCGGTGTCAGTGATTTGCTGTTGGTGTTCTAGCCGTTCCTGGTAGAGGCGGGCGTAGAGGTCTTTGT